ATCTCCACACCTAACCAAAAGGTTCAGATTATCCTGTAACCAACTCTTTAGCTTTTTAATGTATTTGCTCGACCACGTAAATTAAGTTTCACAGCTAGGCTTGTGAGAGGCGAGAGGGGTATGTTTGCATCCATACCTACTCTCAATCTTCCAGCCAGTTAAAGAATGGAATCGCACCTGTAGCTTGAGTAGTCTGCTCAACTCTATTATCCTCAATGCCCATCTGTAGTTTTCTCATGCGTTTATTAAAAGCCTTCTGAACACCATTAGTGAAATATGCAATAGGATATGTAATGCCTTTATTATTCATCTCTTTGTTGAAACTGCTATAAGCTTCTAGTAAATCACCTTTAGTGACTCTATCAACAATATTCATTTCATATAGCTTCTTCATAACCTCTTTAATTTCACTCTCACTCATAAAGATATTGAATCCTTCAACTTCACGTTTAATACAATTAAGTTTACTAATAGAGATTGTTCCTTCTTCATCCTCGTTATCCGTATCTGTGGATAACTCTTCATTATCTTCTTTATCTACACTAGAGGAGGAAGTAATGAAGTCTTCGTCTGAAATCTCAGGGGAAATCTTAGAAGAACTCTTAGGTAATGGTGACGACAAGTTGTCGGATTGCTCACGACAATCTGTCGGATTGGTCACGACAACTTGTCCTGATGGTGACGACAGATTGTCAGATTGCTCAACCACGCTTTCTGACAAGTTGTCATTATGCTCTACATCAACGTTTTCAGCGTCATTACCTTCATTTGTGACTTTAGACTCATCAGAAGTGACTTTAGTCCCATTTTCATCATCAGACACTTTGTCCTTCTTCTTAGCCTTTGGATTTTCATACTTATCTAGTGCCTCATAGTCAATGGTATACCATTTCGTACGATCAGCTTTCATTTCGTTGAAAGTCCCTGAGATTAAGATGCCTTTCTCCTCAAGTTTAACGAATGTTCTTTCTACAGTTTTTACAGACCACCATGGGAACTGCTTCTGCCATTCAGGATATGAATCGTATGTCCAAAATCTACCATCTATGTATGTTCTCTCTTGCGCATAATCTTTCTCTTTTGTACTATTACGCTTACCATCAATCCAGTAGTGAACTTGCTGTAGAACAATAGCTTCGTTCAATCCAATTCTAACTGCTAACTCAGGGCGAATGAGTATAGGGCTTTGGTCAAATAATAAGTGGCTAGTTTTAATTTCTCTTTTTTCCATAATAAAAAATCCTCCCAATTCTGAGAAAAGGCAGGATTAAATACACATATAAGTGTTGCATTTCAAAAATGTCTGTGCTAAAATAAAATCAAATAGCAACGAGAGTTGCAAGACATTAAGAAATCCTCACATTATGTGGGTTTTAATCCTATACGCCTCATTCCTTAAAGGTCGCCAAACTCGAAAAGGAATGGGGCGTTGCTCATTTTCCGAATGTTTTAGTGACTTCATTTTATCACATACATATAAATATTGACAAGCACAAATAAAAGCCGACAGGATTCGTCCTATCGGCTTTTACTATTTTGCAAAGGTATGATTACCAATTACAACGGTTACTGTCCTCGATTTAATCCATTCAGATGTTGCTGTTTTCGGGTTATAGAAAAATAGACTTCCCGATCCCTGTCCACGGAAACCAATGGCTTCATCTACAGCTTTCTTAGCACTAGCTGTCGCTGGTTGTTTAATAGTACCGTTCTCTACAGGGGAGAATGCATAGTACTTACCATTTTCATAAGTTTCATTAATTACTCCACTAATAGTGTTCGGAAAGCCAGCGCTGTCAACACGGTTCAATACCACTGTCGCTACAGCCACCTGTCCTGCGTATGGCTCACCTTTAGCTTCTGCCGATACTAACCTAGCAAGTAGGTCTTTATCACTCGCAGACACGCTCGTAGAGCCTGTAGCAGTGCTTGTAGGGATGATTAAATTCTGCCCAACTTGTAAACTATTATCCCATTTGTTATTAGCTTTTCTGAGAGCATCTAAACTAACTCCCTGTGATTGACTAACCTTCCATAGTGTATCACCTGATTTCACCGTGTAGGCGAATGCATCATTTGCAATTAATAGCGAGAACATCAATGCCATAATTGCTACATAAAACTTTAGCTTCATACTTCAAGTTCCTTCTCTCTGCATTTATTTTCAGTTATTCTGTCGCAAATACAATATTAAGAGTATCATATAGTAATAGGAGATAATAGTAGTAATTATTGTCAATACTTTTGTTTAATACGGATATTCTACGAAAAGATGCTCTGAAGAAAAACGAGACGTATATCGTCTCAAATTGGATTTGAGAGGGCGTATTAATAAAATTTCGAGACGTATATCGTCTCAAATTGGGTGACAGACTAGAACATAGAAAGGGGGAGGGACTAAATATAGAGATATGATGCCCCCCAGCGCTGGCGCTTTCGGGGAAGGGAACATGGATTTGTGGAAATTCGAGACGTATATAGTCTCAGATTTCTAAACAAAAGTATTGACAGGTAAAAATATTCATTATAATATGAGGAGGCTACAGAAATTCGAGACAATAATCGTCTCAAATTGGATTTCGAATAGACTTTTGCCTGAAAAACGAGACAATAATCGTCTCGAAATGGGTCACAGACTAGAACATAGACAGGCAAGGGACTAAATATAGAGATGTAACGCCCCCACGCCCAAGGCGTTTCGGGAGCATTCTGTAAAGCAAAAGTATTAAAAGGGAGGTGTGTGAAGAGTGGAAGAGGAGAAGCAAGATAGGAGGCAGTTTATAAGGGTGTACGATGATTTTATGAAAGAAGAAGAGTATGACTCTCGTGACCATTTTGTATATTTACTAATTAAGGGATTTGCCAATCAAAGATTCGATGGCATTTCTATTGCAAGTGTTGATTCTATACTTAGAATATTAGGGTTTGTAGTGAACTCTAAAAACAAGTCAGGTATTAAGGAGTCCATAGAAAAGCTTATCAAGAATCGCATGATAAAGATGTACGCTGATTTCATGTGTACGAAGGAGGAGCAGGAGGTTAAGTATGCGAATACATACTTCTTTAAAATTATAGATGCTCCATATCAAGGAGATTACTTTACAAAGATATTCTACGAAGATTTCTATAAACTCATTTCTATGGAAGAAAAGAATAAAATGAAGGTATTCTCCATCTATCACAACATCATCGCACGAATGTTTAATAATGACAGCAGTGATAAATACACTCTCCCTAATATAGAAGATATTGAACAGGAGACAGGGATCAATCGCAAAACCATCACCAAGTATATTAAGTTGTTAATGGATAGTGAACTTGTCTACTATGAATCAATGAGGAAAGCTGTGGACAAGACTAAGAATGTGTACGGACGCTGGGAGCATCGTGATATTGTTAAGAAATTTGCAGAAGAAAATTAGACTATTGATTTATTACTAATACAGTGATATACTAAAACCACTAACAAAGTTGATGGAGGAATTAACCATGGTTATGAACATGTCTACAAAAGAAGAGTTAAGAGAGATTATTAGAAGGTCTGAAGTTAAGCGTATTTCAGAACGCATTACTAAAAGAGAACTCTGCAAAATCTGTGGTATCAGTTATACATTCTATGTAAACTGCATCAACAACAATAAACCAAGTTTACAAATGGGTCAAGAGTTACAAAAGTATCTTGATATGCCAGTTGCAGAAGTTTATGATAAAGTGTTTAAATCTCGTGAAGCAGAAACTAAATTCCATAAGGAATTAAATGTGACAAAGGAATATATGGATGAGCAATTTAGTAAGTTAAAAGGTACTGGAAGCTACAACCTAACAGAAGAAGAGTATGATGTTCTAGTGCAATCAGCATTCGATCAAAAAGAAGAACATAGAATCGAAAGAGAGAAGAAGCTTGAAGAAGCTAGAGCGTTACTCGAAGAAGAGGCGAAGCGTCAAGCACAGGAAGAGGGACAGGAGTAAAAGGGACTACCCTGTGTCCCTTCCTCTATTAAACAAAAGTATTGATATACGGTATCTCTTCTGATATAATAATCTCATAACACACACACAAAGGAATAGGAGAGAAACAAATATCATGAAAGGCATGGGAACTTACGCACCATTCGAAAATGAACTAAACCACTTATCGGTGGATGAAATAAATGAACTCTATCTGAGTGGAGACTTAGATAAGATGTATGAGGAGTTCGAAAGAACAACAAAGGCTAAGGTATATAACTGGAAGACAAAAAAACAATACAAAGCAAAAGTATTGATGGAGGACGAGTATATTGAAACAATTTAAGGGAACAATCGCTGACAAAAAGCTTAGCGATTTCAATCAGTATGACAATAAAATTACTAAATACAAGGATAGAATTGAGTATGTAGAAGGTTTCTTATATGAAGAAGGATTTGTACATGAATTCTTTGCAGAGTACTTTTCTAACTACTATGGAGTGTCTCCATCACAAGATGGTTATCTTGCAGAAGAAGATGCCGTATGTAAGCTACTAGACATCCTAGGCACGTATATCTTAGGTGCTAACGATGTAGAAAGCCATCGTAAAATTGAGTATCGCTTTTGGAAGTCAGAGCGTGAATACAGAGATTACAAGGACTCTGAAAACGTTAGCGCATCAACATCAGATGATAATGGTAACAATGTAGAAGTAATCGACATGTTTGTTGATAAAAAGAACGATAAGAATCAGAAGATTGTCAAGGATACTACAGTCTATGTAAAGGATGTAAAAGAGATTCCTGAAATCAAGCAACTACAATTGGCGATCGAATATCTTAAGTCATCTGCAGGGCTAAGAGACATTCAGCAACATGCTCTAGCGCTTTTAGAAAGAGAAGACAGTAATATAGAAGAAACTGATCGACTGAAGTATATCGCTAAGAATACACAGCGCTTTATCGACTCATATGCAAAGACACTAAGAGATAATCAAGTTGCCATCAAGGAAGCAATCAAGCGTCCTATCAAATTCAACAATGTTTTAAAAGATGAAGGCGTACCTAATAAACTTGACTCAGCACTATTCTCAGATGAGAACTTAAATAAGAAGTTGTTGCCTATGATTGGTGCAGATGAAGATTTAATGAGTGATATTGGAATCCTTCTATATGACTTCAATTGTTTGTTAAATAGAATGGAACTAACTGATCGTGAACAAGAGATTATTACTTTGTTCAGACAGGGATATAAGCAGAAAGAGTTGCCTGAAGTGCTGAATGTTAAGAAGAATGCACTGACCAACAGTATTACACGACTGTCAAGAAAGGTAGCAGAATTCTACGTTAAAGACCTTTACGAAAAAGCTAAAAAAAATAAATAGAAAAAAATTGGGGAAACGATGTGTACTTTTTGTGTGCCAAATCGTTATTATATATGTAGGGGTTAAGCAAAAGTATTAACAACTACAACAAAGTCATAATGATTGCCTCCTTAAAGTCATTTGATTCCCCAAAAACTAACCTTGTCCAAGCATCCTAACTTGGACATTTTTATTATATCCTAAGTGGGTTCAAGCCCACAAAGGATGCCTAACCAAAAATATTAAAAAAAACAATAAAACCAACATTTTATTAAAAAATGTGAGAGTGAAAGGGAGATAAACAATATTATGTTAACTCAAGATGTAGTAAAAGCAATTGCAGAAGTAAAAGGTGGAACTCAGAAAGAAGCTAAGGAATATTTAGATGCTTTCAAATCAGTAGTAGTAGAAGCTATCGGTCGTGGTGAAGACGTTGAACTTAAAGGTTTCGTATCATTCACTTCTAAAGCAGTAGAAGCTTACACAGCTAAGAATCCACAAAATGGTGAGCCTGTAGAAGTACCAGCACATCGTAAAGCAACTGCAACATTAGCAAAATCTTTACGTAAGCAATAATTAAATCATAAACAAGCCTAGTTTAAGTAGGCATATATGAGAGTCAGGTGGTGAAACACTTGCCTCTCTTTTAATATGGTCAGCGCAGGGTCAAATCCTGTAGAGACCTCCTCCTAATTGTATATATTACTTAATTGTTCGTGGGATTTAAACCGTGGGTATTAAATTGCAAGATGTTATGACGGTGGCATCTTGCACCTCCTTATTGGGGCATAGCTTAATGGTAAAGCGCTCGGCTGTTAACCGAGTGAGTGGTGGTTCGAGTCCACTTGCCTCAGCCATATGGACAGTGAAGGTCAGCGATAGTCAGCAAAGTTACTCTCCATTCTATTTATAGAAGGTATGCGACTTTTTCTATCATGTGGGTTCGACTCCCACCTACTGTCCACCATATCAAGACCTCCTACCTCCTATGAGGCTTGGATGCGCACATAGAGTACGCTCCAAGCCTACATTAATGGGGCTATAGTGAAATGGTTATCACGCCAGCCTGTCACGCTGGTATTACGAGTTCGAATCTCGTTAGTCTCGCCATAATAACATTATCTGAGAGAGTGGGAAATCAAATGTTAAAGAAACTATTATTAGTTCTTTTCGGTAAGGCTGTAAAAGGTCACGAAAAAGAAATTGCTAAAGCGCAAAGCTGGATCGATTCTGCTCAAGCACAATTTGCTAATGCTCTTCAAGAAGCTGAATTAGCTGAACAACAATTTGAAAAAGTTGAAAAAGAGAAGCGTGAGTTAATCGATAAAGCATTAGAAGAAATCAATGAATTGTCTGCTAAGAAGCAACAAGCAATTGACTTCAAGCAAAAGATGAAATCATTCATCGGTGAATAAGTTCGCTATCTTAGAATCTTTATAGTTCTAGGTATTATATGCGCCAGCAATGGCGCTTTATTTGTCTATGGTGTAAAGGATAGCACAACAGGTTTCTACCCTGTTAGTTCGAGTTCGAGTCTTGATAGGCAAGCCACGGAGGGTTGGCAGAGCATGGCTGAATGCGGTGGTCTTGAAAACCACTAAGGGTGTGATGAGCGCCCTTCGAGAGTTCGAATCTCTCACCCTCCTCCACACATGGGTTTAGTGTAATGGTAGCACTACAGTCTCCAAAACTGTCAGTGAGGGTTCAAGTCCTTCAACCTGTGCCAATAAAAATAACTATTTGAGAGAGAAGAGAGAGGTATGGATAATATGGCAGGATTCGGAAGTATGTTTGGAACAGGATTAAAAGCAGAGAAAGTAGCAAACCAAGTTGACTCAGAAGCGAAAACAGGTATTCGCACATTAGAGAATGGCAAAGTGGCTCTTAAGCAATTTGATATTGTAGAGCAAAACTTAGAAACTTTAATGAACATGGCTCAACAAGAAGGTAACATCGCACTTGCTGGACAGTTCCAACAAATGAAAATGATTATTGACAGCGTACAAAGCCAAGTTGATAACACATTTACACAAGCATATGATTCTTTTAGAGCAATCGATTCATTAACTGATAAGATTCAGAACTAAGGAGAATTGACATGACAACTAAACGTAAACCAAGACCAAGTACACCATCGCCATCACCAATTATCATTTATGATGATAGTTCATATGACAGTGGTTCTTGCGACTAATTAAACTATAAACTATGCGCCTTGAAATATAGGCGCTTTTATTATCTCCGTGTGGACAAATTGGTAAAGTCAGCATGCGCTATTTGTGGGTTCGACTCCCACCATGGAGACCTAGGGAGTCTAGAATCCCTTAGTGGGCGAGTATACAAGTGGTTAAAGTTGGCAGTCTGTAAAACTGTCCCGAAAGGTTCACAGGTTCAAATCCTGTCTCTCCCACCATGCGGTGTCCTATTGGAAGGTCTGCAATATTTGAGAAAGCTTTACTGGATGCGCACTGGTACTGTTAGTAACTTTATTGCGGTTGAAGTGGTTCGAGTCCACTTCCACTGCGCCATTATATCATCGCACGTATCGTGCGACCTTGACAACTGAATATTAATGAAGATTGAGCCATGTGCTCACTATTTTAGGTTGAAACAGACCAGTACTGACAGCTTACGAGCATAGTACAAATTAAGTGTTTTGCAGTGCGTTCGGGTGTGTGAAAGCACCTATTGCCTCCTTTGTGTTAGTGTTATTCAAATTAGTTTTACACTCGTTATCTCGCACAACTCCTTTTGTTGCCTTAGTGTGAAGTTTTATACTTCACACAGCCGAACGCATTGCAAGCACCCCCATTGAATGAGAGAGAGGGAAATAAGATGGAACAAGAATTAAGAAGTAACTATGCTTTCATTCAATCCAAGATTGAGGAAATCAAAGCATGTAAATTTATTGATATTAAACAAATCTCTGATTTACAACGTTATGTCGAGATGCAAAAGAACATCATTGATTCTTTATTTGCATTAAACGCAGGAGCGTTGAAATGAGAGAAACTATTAAAGAATTAAATCATTTAATTGAAGAACATTTTCATGCCAATGACAACGAGAAACAAGATATCACAGTTGTACTAAGTACAAGGGATTTACTTGAGTTGTTACAAGGCTTAGATGTTGCTCGATATGATGAAGCATCTATTGACTATGATGGAGACCTTCACTTTGTCTCATCTTGTGTAGTAGGTGACACTACTCTATTCTTTGTTGAAAGTATTCATAATTCAGAAGGGCTTATCAAGCATGATGAAACTGATATTTTGATATTGCCTATTTACTTGCCACAGAGTATTCGTAATGAACTACTTAAAGGTGGATATAGCAAGGTAATTACAGTTACAGAAGTTTCAACATATGAACATATTACTGAATTAATTGAAAGACAATAATCTTAAGCACATGTGTTTAACAAGGTGGTGATAGGGTGACTACATCCAATAAGAAAACCTGTTTACACTGTGGCAAAGAATTCGCATCATCAAGTTTCTATTCACACAGAAACCCTTTGATTAATGAGCAGTTTGGTTTTGCTAAGAAATGTGTCAAAGAGGCGATTGACCTCAATGATATGGACACGCTATATAGCTTCTTGAGGACAATGGATATTCCTTATCTCAAGGACTTTTGGAAACAAGCAAACCAAGCCAACACTGAGACAATCGGTACTTATTTTAAGAACCTGTCTCTAAAGCAGAATAGAGACCTTCACTTCAAGGACTCTGACGACATCACAGGTAAAACTAACAAAGCAGAGTTAGTAGAAATTGATTACGAGAACTTCGAAATCACTAATGCGATCATTAAGCGTTGGGGTAGAAACCTAGAATTAGAGGACTATATCTTCTTAGAAGAAGAGTTCGAAAACTTAGGTGGAAACGAAGTCGACAACACTATCCAAGAGAGACTATTCAAGAATATGGCTAGGACTCAATGGATGGGTAATAAGGCGCTTGAAGAGGGCGACCATAACAAATATGAGAAGATGATGAAGACATTATCAACTCAAATGCAAGATGCTAACATCAAGCCAGTTCAGGTTAAGAGTGCATCTGAAGATGGTGGATTACGTAGTTGGGGCGAATGGGTTCGATTAATAGAAGAAACTGAACCAGTAACAGAAGACAACAATGAGTATGAACCTAAGTATATTAGACAATATATTGATAGATGGTTTATCACTCAAGTAGGTCGTGTATTCGGTAGGGTAAAAGATGAAGATATTCAGAAATTACCTGATGAGGAATAATCATGGCAGTGAATAAAAATAAAAAGAAACCCACCAACACAAACAAAACTAAAGAAGGGTTCAAACGTTGGACATCCTTCTATAGAGCCAATCCACACAGATTTGCCAAGGAGTACTTAGGAGTTAACTTATTCCTGTATCAAGTACTTTTGCTATGGGCTATGAATAAATATGCATTCTTTATGTATATTGCGGCTCGTGGGCAAGGGAAATCTTACATTATCGCAATCTACTGTGTTATCAGAGCGATCCTCTATCCACAGTCTAATATTGTTCTAGCGTCAGGAACAAAGGGTCAAAGTAAGTTGATTATAACTGAAAAGATATTCGCTCTTAAGAATACCTCTAAGAACTTAGATAGGGAAATTAAAGAGTTTAAGACCAGCACCAATGAGTGTTATGTAGTCTTCCATAATGGCTCGAAAATCACAGCAGTAACGTCAGGTGACTCTGCTCGTGGATATCGTGCGAATATCCTTATTGTCGATGAGTTTCGATTAATCACAAAAGAAACAATCGACCAAATCTTACGACCATTCCTTAACGTAAATAGAACTCCCCCATATTTACAGAATCCTAAGTATTCCCACTTAACCGAGGAGAATAAGGAGATTTATATAAGTTCTGCGTGGTACAGAAACCACTGGATATGGGATTCCTTCAAATCTTATATGAAGAATATGGTTGAAGGCAAAGACTACTTTGTAGCAGTTCTACCATGGCAATTATCAGTTTACCACAGGTTGCTATCTAAGAAGCGTGTAGAACAACAAAGAACAGAGGAAGACTTCGACCAAATGTCGTTTGACATGGAGTACGAAGCCCTGTTCGTAGGTGAAAATGAAAATGCCTACTATAAATTAGATGACATTCAACAGTGTAGAACACTACCCAAAGCATTCTATCCCCCAACTGATAGGGAATACGTTGAGGCTAAAGGCACTCGTAAAAAGCTGGGCAACATGCCGAAACAAGCTGGAGAGATTCGAATCGTTTCCATGGATATAGCCTTAATGGGATCATCTAAAGCAGTGAAGAATGATACCACTGCATTTACTCTTATTAGATTACTACCTCAAGGCGAGGAGTACAGAAGAGACGTTGTCTATATGGAATCTCTAGCAGGACAACATTCAGAGTTGCAAGCGATTCGCTTAAAGCAACTATATTATGACTTCGAAGGCGATTACGTTGCAATGGATACCAATGGTAATGGTATCGCAGTCTTTGATAACGTGACTAAAATCCTCTATGACAAAGTAAGGGACGAAGAGTACCCTGCATGGACAGTTATTAATGATGAGGTTATGGATGATAGAAAAATGGACAGCAACGCCATTCCTTTAATCTACTCTATTAAAGGTACAAGTGAAATCAACCATAAAGTAGCAACAGGGCTACGAAGCGCATTTGAGAAGCGCAAAATTAGACTTCTGATGAATGACATCGAAGCTAAAGAAGACTTGATTGAAAACAAAGGTTACTTGAAGAAGACAAGCGAAGAGCAAGTCAACTTGCTAAAACCTTTCGTACAGGCAACAGCCTTAACAAATGAATTAGTAAACTTGGTTTACAAAGTCCAAAATGGATACATCAAAATTGAAGAGGTTGGTACAACCACTAAAGATAGATATTCCAGTATTGGATATGGCAACTATGTTGCAACATTATTAGAGCAAGACATTCTTCGTGCCAATATGCGCAACAATGAAATGCTTAACTTCTGTTTATTCTAAAGGTGGTGAGAAAAGGAATTGGCGAACAAGAAACGATATAGAAATCGAGGCAATGGAACAAATCCAATGCAAGAGAACAGACACTTCGCAAGTGTGTCTGCTATAAAGAATACTTCCAATACATCTAGTGCAACGAGTATTACCGAGTCTCGACTTAAAGCAATGCTGAGAGACCCTGAGACAAATGGTGTACAGATTGCTGGATTATCGAAGAATATGAAGCAAGTCAATGGTGCTTATAAGCGTATTATCAAATACCTAAGTTCGCTATTGACCTATGACCATGTTCTCTATCCAGTGATGCAAGACCCACTTCAGTATATGGAAGACCCAGCGACATTGCAATTAGAATTTGCGCAGACTGCAATCTTCCTAGACAGGTTGAATCCTAAATTTAACTTGCCAATGATTACTGAGAAGATGTTTACGAATGGGACAGTGTTCTTATATAAACTTGAAGATTCAAAGAGTGTGGCGTATCAAGAAATGCCAATCAGCTTCTGTCGGATTGCTTACTTAGACCAAGGCGTATATCGCTATCAGTTTGATGTAACAAAGATTCAGGAGGCTACAGTATTAAACTACCCAAAAGAACTTCAATCAGCTTATACAAGCTATAAGAATGGTGCTACAGACAAGCTAATTGAGGGTAAGTGGTATCAAGTTGGTGATAAGGGTGTTGCTTTTACACTAGACACAGATACCTTAACTCAAAATGGTTTTGCGCTTCCTCCACTGGCGAATGCACTAGTGGATGTTATCAAGATTGAAAATGCCAAGGATGGCATGGAGAGTACTGCTGAATTAGATAATACCAAGATTGTTCACTCTAGAATTGAGACTGACGACAAAGGTAGACCATTAATGGAATTACCTGTGGTATTAGAGTATCACAACTCTCTAAAAAGAAACTTGCCTGATGGTTCAGTAGCCATTACAAATCCTTTCGAAACCAAAGCACTTTCGCTAAATGGTACAGGTAAGGATGGTAAGTTCGCTCTATTAGATAAGTCAGTAGAGCAATTATACGAGGGAGCAGGGGTATCCAAACTGCTATTCGCAGGAGATGGAACTAGTTCCCAAGCTTTAGAGCGCTCTATTCAAGTAGATGCTCAATGGCTATACAGCTTCCTGTTACCGATGTTTGCTAACTATTACAACTATGAACTGTTGAAGGCTGGCAAGAAAGGTACTACATGGAAGGTTAAGTTTTTACAGATGTCACACTTTGATAGAGAAGCAGTTTTAAAACTTGCTAAGGATAACTTAGCTAACGGTGGTTCTAGAACTGAGTATCTTGGTCACTGTGGCATGACACCTATTGAGATTGTCAATATGCTTGTATTCGAGCAACGAATCTTAACTATTGATGACTTGATGATTGCTAAGCAAACTTCATACACAATGAGTGGAGATGAAGGCGAAGCTGGTGCTCCTGAGTCAGATGATCCAACCGACACTACGACTCGAATTAAAGATTCTCAACAGTGAAGGGAGGTGACAAAGGTTGTCTAACTACAACATTCCAGTTGAATTTGAACAAGTACCATTAAATGTACTTGATGACAGATTCATGAAAGTTAAAGTGTGGCTTGCACACACTGGCGAAAATAGAAACAATTCTATCTTCTCTAAAGAACTCTTAGAGTCTATGATTCCATCTCTTGCTAACATTCCTATCTTGGGATATATCGCAGTTGATGATAATGGAAAAGAAATAGACTTCATGGGTCATGAAGAGAGACTAGTCATTGAAGACAATGAGTTTAAACTTAAGTACGTTGGAAGAGCATATGGATTAATTCCGACAGAAAACAATGCTAGATTCGAAAAACGCTATGGCGAAGATGGGCTTGAACGTGAATATCTTGTTTGCGATGGTTTGATTTGGCGTAAGTTCCCCGAAGTCGAAAGGATTTTCGATAGAGATGGTGGATTCAAATCCCAATCTATGGAACTACAATATTCCAGCGTAAAAGGATATACCGACAGTAATGGAGTCTTTGTATTTACAGAGGCTAAGTTTGAAGGCGCTTGCCTACTCGGAGAAAACGTTAGCCCAGCTATGATTTCTAGTACCATTGAAAAGTTCTCTGTCGCAAATAAAATACAGACTGAGTTGAGTGAAATGCTCACTGAGTTTAATACTTGCTTTTCTACAACACTACAGAAAGGAGACAATGACTTGGAAGATAACAAAGTTTTAGACCCTCAAAATCCTGAAACTGACTTCGCTAAGAAGGATAAGGAGAAAGAGGACAAAGAAAAAGAAAAAGCTAAAGCTGGCGAAGGTACTCCTGCTAAAAAGGAAGACCCTAAAGCTGGTGAAGGTGATTCTAAGGAGAAAACTCCTGCTAAAGAAGAACCAAAGAAAGGTGAAGAGCCTGCTAAATCTGAGCCTTCTAAAGAAGCTGACCCTGCAAAGGGAGAGCCTAAAGAAGCGCCTAAGAAAGAAGGCGAACCTCAACCTAAGAAAGACGAAGAGGACGATGAAGAGAAAAAGAAAAAATCTCCGAAGAAATTCTCTCGTACATTCGAACTTTCTCACGATGATATTCGTGTAGGACTTTATCATGCTTTAGATAGTCATGATAACTTCAAAGATTCATTCATGTATGTTTCTCAAGTGTATGACAATCATGCAATTGTAGTTGATGAAAACGAAGGCAAATTCTTCAAAGTTAACTATGTGAAACATGAGAGTGGCGTATCGCTTGGCGACCAAGAGGAATTATTCCCAATGTTCGTTAATGCATCTGAGAAATCAGCTATCGACACTTCTCGTAACAACTTCTCAGCTTTAGAAACAGAAGTTAAAGAGTTACGTGAATTCAAGTCTGAGATTGAACTTAAAGAAAAAGAAGCTAAGCTTTCTACTTACTCTAGTTCTCTTAAAGCTGAAGATTACAAGACTATCAAAGACAATCTTAAAAACTTCTCTATGGATGACATGGAGAAAGAAATCGCTGTTACATTACTACGTAACAACCATTTCTCAGCAACTAAGACAGAAGAAGAACCTTCTTCTACACGAGTTGTTTCAACTGGTGCAACAACAGATTCTAATCCTTATGGATCGGCATCTATTTACTTTACAAAATAATAATTATCGAAAGGGTGTATACGCAACATGGCATATGTTCGTTTAGACAAAGTCAAAGGCTCTGCTCACTTAGAGTCATTCGTAGCTAATACAGATTTAAAAAATGGTGGATTTATCGCATTAGGCGACTTACAAGCAGATGGAGAGGCTCGTCTAGGTACTCCTAGTGGCGATGTAACTAAGAATCTAGTATTCCACGCTTCTGTACCTTTAACTTATGAAGAGCGTACTAATGAATTAGATTTCGTTCTTAAAGCTGGTAAGGTAGGTCGTGGATACGTAATCGAAGCTGGTGACATCGTATCTGTTTCTCTAGATGGTATCGTTTCAGGAACTCCTGCTAAGGGTGCAAAAGTTGCTCCTCATGCTGATGGATTCTCAATTCCTGCAACTGCTCCAACTGCTGGTCTTCGTGGTGAAATTATCGCTATCGAAACTGACCTATACGCTGGTCAATTAGCAGTAATTCGTTTCACAGTTTAATTAAAAATATTATAAAACAAAAGTATTAATGAGTATTGCAGGGGTCACTCCCTGCAAAATACTATCAACGGAAGGTGAATTTTAGTGGCAAAAATTACAGATTTACAACGTCTTTCATTAGATGTGTATCAAGGTAAAAACGTTATGTTTAACGAAGTTGCAGGTGAAGACGCAATTCGTAACGCTATTAATTTAGCATGTGGTGGAGAGTTTAATTACAGAAATTTCCGTGAGAACAAATACAAAGTTTTCACAATTATTGAAGAATTAGTAGATACTACTTTAGGTGTAGTTATCACTAACCAATTCGATGGCTTAGCAGAAGTTAAGAACGTAGCAATCGGTGAGCGTCCTGCATTCCGTGTAGAAGACCCATCATTATTCCGCATCGCTCGTATCGCTGGCGGTACTAATGACCTACGTAGACAGAAGCTATTAAATGGTAAATTCGAAGTAGATACTGACTGGTTCGGTGCTAAAATCTATGCAGAATTGGAAATGTTTATCGCTGGTCTAGTTCCTTGGAACGAGTTCGTTAACCGTATTACTTTATCATTCGCTAATGACCTAGGTAAACGTATCTATGAAGCTGTTGCTAACTCTTACACAGCATTAAACGCTGTTTACGGTGTTACAGGAACATACAACGAAGACAAGTTATTCGATATGGTTCAACACATCGAGGCTCGTTCAGGTGGTAAGAAAGCAGTTGTTATGGGTACTAAGAAGGCTCTTCGTAAAGTGTCTAAAGACCTAGTTATGTCTGATAACATGAAAGAAAAATTCAACCAAATTGGGTACATTGGTACAGTTGGTGGAGTTGACCTAGTAGTATTGCCTCAAGCGCACAAAGTAGGAACTGATGAATTCTACGTTGACGACAATATGTTACTAGTAATCCCTCAAGGTGAAAAACTAGTAAAAGTAGTAGTAGAAGGACAAACTCAAATGATTGAGGTTGCTGACGCTGGTACACGTAATGACCAACAAATGGAATACCTAGTTCAAAAGAAATTTGGCGTAGGTGTAATGCAATCTGCTATCTACGGTATCTACAAAATTCAATAATTTTATTAAGCAAAAGTATTGATATTAGATACTACGTGTAGTATAATGTGATATAAGGGGAGTTGAAAAACACTCCCTAAATATCTTGTTATTAAGCAAAAGTATTAAAAAAGAGTGGGAGAGTAGAGTATAACGATGGAAAACAAACAACGAAACAACAACAAAAATAACAATAACAAAAACAAGCACAGTCGTCCAAAACGACAACATCAAAATGTTAAAGAGACTCGCAATGGTGAGAAACCTGTACAACGTAGACGCAGAGTTACAGTTGACAGAGATGTAGAAGTGGTAGTAGTAAGCAACTGTCTTGGAGAGTTCTTCTATGAGAACCCACGTATGTCTATGATTATTGACTTACAACACATTGATGATGAAGAGTACATCACAGTAGGAGACCTTCGCACAATTCTTAACTCAAATCGTAAGATTCTTGAAGGATTCGATATTCTCATTACAGAGGTACTTGATGATCGATATACATTAGACGATGTTCTCACATTCCTTGGATTAGACAAAAAGTACGAAGAGTACTATTCGCTAACTGGAAAACGCACAGGCAAAATGGCAGAAGTAAAAGACATTAAAGACTTCCTTGTAAAAGCACCAGCTTTAACTTTTGAAAAGGTAATGGAAACAATTGAGCCTAAGCTTCGCAACAAGATTATTGAAACATCTGTGACGCTGTTCAAGCTTAAAGAGTTTGGAGATTACAACAAGATGCAGACTATTCGAAAGTATGTTAACAACGATGACATTTTCGATGATGCAGAAGAAACAGAAGTTGAAAATGATATTTACATTTAATGGGAGGTGTTGCTAGTGGCAACTCCTTTTTCATCTATCTACAATAAGTTTCTAGCTTTAGTAGATGACTATGAACTAGCTATCCCTGACGATGAACAACTTAATGAAGTATTGTTCATGTTCTTAGATAAGGCTAGGAGTCTACACTTTCCACAGTGTAAGAAGGATTTAGAAAAGTTAACCGAGCAAAATGGCGTTGGAGAATTCGAAGAGGATTTAACATCGCAAGAGCAATTTATCCTAGCACTAGGAATGACTAAGGCTTGGATTTCACCAAAGGTAAAGAATGCTGATTTAATGAGCAAAGCAATTGGCGACAGGGATTATAAGGCTGTACAAGGTACTACTTATATCAAAGAACTGTCTAAACTTGAAAAGCAAATTGAAGATGAAGTTGATGATTACGCTAAGCAGTACTCTTGGAGAAACTTCTCTACGGAGGATTGGTAATCTTGTCATACTCATCTGTATTCAGAAAAAGAATGCTTGCCAAAGGTGGAAATGCATACGACAGAAGACTGCGTAGTGCATCTAGAGACTTTCAAAATTGGTTTGATAATGCTCTAGGAAAAGAATTAGTAACTATTGATGGGATTGAACAATATGCTGTCTTTCAAGACCAAAACCAAAACAACAACAAAGACCTGTCGGATGATAAGTACATTGTTGTAGAAAAGACAAGCAATATAGAAGTAGGCTCTTATGTTAATTGGCGTGGAAGTACTTGGCTGGTATTTACAGACGAGCATAAAACCATTCCTACGCACAAACAGGCGAAAGTCAAGGAGTCCAACCATGTCATCAAATGGATGATTGGAGACAAGATTTGTGGTAATGGAGAAGGTTACTATGCTTACATTCAAAACCAAACGCTATATACACTAGGGGTATCTACTAGTGGTAATCACTCTTGGATCGTAAATGCGAAGATGACAATGTATCTTCCTAATACTGATGAGAGTAGGAACATTAAGATTGGTCAACGTATCGTTATTGGTGGTGCGATTTTCCAAGTAATGTTTAAAGACTATGTATCTCGTAAAGGTCTAATAAACTACCTATTAGAACAAGACTTCTATGCAGAAGACAGAGATAACTTAGAATTAGGAGTTGCAGATTATTACCCTGCTAAAAACTCCGACACGAATCAGGAAGTAGAAGAACCTTCTGTACCTGAATCTGAAAAGGTAGTAACAATCAGTGGTGCTGATAAGGCACGAATTGGCTCAACTCAAAAGTTTGAGGCTAGTGTATTCCAAGATGGAACTGCTCTATCAGAAGGCATTACTGAATGGACTATCGCTGATACTGAGGCGGTAGCTACAGTTGTGGAGCAAACAGATAAGTATATTACGATTCACATTGTTAATAACTTCCAAAAAGTAGGCTCTGTAATTACTGTAATCGGTAAGACTGCCGATGGAACAATCGGTTCTAAACCTGTGAATATTATAAGCCCATACTAGAGAGTGAGTGAGATAAGTGACCAAAGAAATTAAACGTGGTAAATCAGCCATGGAAAAACTAGGCGAATACAAGATGGAAGTCTTGAATCGCATACTAGCAGATGATGATTTAACAAGGCTAATAGCACATGATTCACCTAACGCTTTGTTTAGACCAAGTGTTGAAGATACTTTCTCATTAATGTATGACAGAGTATTTCCATATAGATTTGTTCCTGCGCCTGTAGAGGTACAAGGAACTTACCTAACTTTAGGTGTTAATGGTTTCAGAAGAAACCAAGAAGGCTTCAAAGTATATGACGACTATCAAGCTGGAGAGATATACTTCTATTTCTTCACTCATGTAGATTTAATGAGAACTGATAGTGGAGTTCGTCAAGATTTAATGCTTGCTAGAATTAGCACTTTATTTGATGGAACTAAAGGGATTGGAATGGGCGAACTTAAGCTTCGTTACGTTAACGAATTGTGGATGCACAATAACAAATTTGGTGGTTACTCAATAGCCTTCACAATCACAGACTTTAAGTAGTTTGAGAGGTGGATGGAGTGAGAGTGGATAAACTGAAGTTGTTAATGGGTAGACCTATTCTAGCCAATAAAGAAAACAATATAGTGGTGAAACAGCCACGTATTAGTGAAGTAGTTGACTTGGGAGAAGAGACTTACAATAAGCTTTTACTTCCATATGTCATAACAACAGAATCTATATTCGGTGGACTAGAGAATGAGGAAGAATTGATGCAACAGTATCATATCTTTGAACTATTCTTTATTGAATTGTCAGATGGGAAGAGTTTGTTAGATGGCGTATTCGGTGAGAATGCGGTAGATACTCTAGTGTCAAGCCTAGGGTATTTCTTACAAACTGATAATATCAAGGTTTTAAAGCATCGAAAGAAGCTTATAGTCGATGAGAATTATCTAATTGATAATGCTGAGTTTGATAATCTTCGGATCGTCATCCAAACAGTTGTCGGCAGAAAAGACTTGGATATTGAAAAGCCTCCTAAAAACATGACTCCGAGACAAAAGGATATTTGGGAGAAACTCCAAAAGGGTCGTAGAAGAAAAGCAGAAAAAGATGCAGTCTATCTACAAGATATGATTAACTATACAGCCTTTGGAGGACAAAGTTATATCCCACTTGACCATATCGATAAAATGACATACTACCAGTTTCAAAACGCTTATAAGAGCGTAATGGGCAAGGATGCATTCAATATGGGTATGAGTTACAAACTTAGTCAAAAGTTCGAAGTCAAAGACGATATCAAACACTGGTCAGATTCATTAAAAATCGGAAAGTAAAGGGTTTATCCCTTTATTATAAATAATACTTTAAAACAAAAGTATTGACAAAAAAATATAACAAAGAGGTGCATGTTAACCATGGCATTATATGGTATTAAAGATTGTGCAAACCTATCTCTTTTTGACTTAGGTACTGGTGCTCCAGCTTTGCACACAGATTACGCAAACGTATCAACAAACGAATGGTCTTCAGAGCGTGTATACGCTAACTCTAAAGGTACTCGTGCAATCGCATGGGATTACGACCGTCAATCAACACTTGCTGTTGAAATGGAAGTATTCGACCTTAAATGGATCGCATTAGTTGCTGGTTCTGAATTAAAACAAGGTGAAACTAACGTTGCTAAACGTGAAGTAGTTCGTGTTGGTTCTACTAAGAAAGCTACATTAAAAGGAACTCCATTAGAAGGTTCTGTACAAGTAGTTCGTGTTGGTTCTGACGACATCGAGCACATTGGTGAGCCTTTAGACGAGGTTGCTGGTGGAGCATCAGTTGTAAATGCTAACCAATTCAAAGTTGCTGGTTCAGAAATCACTTTCGCTACTGACGCTGTAGAAGGCGAGTCTTACGCAGTTTACTACCTAGTATTAGACTCTCAAGCTAAGACTATTACAATCTCTGCTGACAGATTCCCTAAGAACTTCAAAATTATTGCTGACGCTTTAATTCGTGAAAAAGAGACTGGTAAGGATGAATTCGTTCAAATCGAATATCCAAACGCTAAGCCTCAATCAAATTTCACAATCACAATGTCTGCTACTGAGCCAACTAACTTGGCTGTAACATTCGACCTGTTCCCTAACAAGGACAAGGAGATGGCAGTTTACAAAGTGCTGGGGGAGTAAGTGACATCAACGTCATAGGCGTTGGTGATACTGCTTATCTAGATTTGTATTAAACACTTAAGAGTCTCTTCGGAGGCTCTTTTTATCTTTTTGAAGGAGGGTCTGTACCTTGGCATATTCAAATGTAAATATCGCTAAGTTCGATGCTACAGTGCCTGTTATCATTAAAGATTACCACTCCAATATGCCAGTTAAGGCATCTTTCAGAACTGTTAATATGGGAACTGCTACAGCGCTTGCACCTAAAGGTGAGGTTGCTAGTGAGTGGGTTCAATGTGATGAAGGATTTACTATCGTTAACATTCTAGTGAATAGTTCAAAATCAGATGGTTTAGTAACTTTCTATTTTGAATGGTCTATGGATGGCACAAACGTTGATGGTAGGACAATGATTTCAGAGATTCAAAGAGTTGATTTCAATCATCCATCTGCTCCTATTAGAGCACGATATTTCCGCATGATTGTAAGAAACGAAGACTCTGTAGCGCAGGACGTTGAGTCTTACGCATATTTAACTCAATAAAGAAAAGGGGGCAGATTAGTTTACGCATGTATTATATGTAGATTAGTTTGCCCCCTCATTTTTTTGTATTCAGAAATAAGTTTAATAAAATCCAAGTTTTATTAACTGTAGGATGTAAGGAAAATGAATTAATTTAATGGAAGGGATGTTTTCGTGACAGAAAAATATAGACCAAAATTTCATATCACGCCTGAAAGAGAATGGATGAATGATTTACAAAGACCACTGTATATAAATGGCGAACATCACCTTTATTATCTTTGGAACGAAGATTACTCTTGGGGAGGAAATGGCACAGAGTGGGCGCATGTTACATCTACTGACCTTATTCACTGGAATAGAAAGCCTGTTGCTATTGAAAAGTATCAAACACCAGCAGGAGACCCTTGGACTGGTTCATGCGTAAAGGACTATGACAATACCGCAGGATTTGGGTATGGAGCAATTATCGCATTGGTAACAATGCCTCCTGAGACAAATTCAACTCATTTATGGTATAGCAAAGATGATGGCAATAATTTCACCTATCATGGAATCGTACAACATAATCCTACAGGTCAAGCTGATTTTCGTGACCCAAAAATCATTTGGCATGAATCTACTGGTAAGTGGATTATGCTACTGGCTGAGAAATACAAAGTGGCATTCTACACATCCTCTAATCTAAAAGATTGGACATACACATCTTCTTTTGTTCCCTCTGAGGATATTGGGATTATTGAGTGTCCTGACATTTTTGAGATAAACGTAGATGGAAATCCATCTAATAAAAAGTGGGTATTAGCAGTAGGTGGAAATGGATTTATGTTTGGGCTTACGACTGGAACATTCTATTATGTTGGAGACTTTGATGGGAAGGATTTTCATAGTGAAACAAGTGTTCAATGGCTAGAATATGGCGCTGATTCTTACGCAGGAGTAACTTGGGATGCGCCTTATTGTGAAGGTAATTATAGATACTTTACTTCTTGGATGAGCAATTGGGAATACGCAACAAAAGTCCCTTGGGAAACCTATATTGGAAATACTAGTATCGTAAGAGAATTAAGATTAGTGACATCATCTAGTGGCTTAAAGCTAATCCAAAGCCCTGTGTGGAACTTACTTCCTAGTCTAAGAGAGATTCAATTTCTTGAGGGAGCAACTATATATAAAAATCAAGAAAATATCCTAAAGAATATACGAGAAACTTCATACTCAATAGAAGCGAAAATAGATGTGGCTGATTTAACTTCAGGTAAGTTTGGATTTGCTTTAAGAGATGGTAACGGTGAGCATACTGATTTAACCTACGATAAAGTAACTCACGAGTTAGTATTCGATAGAAGTAGCAGTGGCTTCACAGAACTAGGCGAAATATTCAATAGACAACAAAAAGTCAAGGTTGAGCCAAAAGAAGGCAAGGTTAAACTTGTCATCCTTGTAGACAACAGCACTGTTGAGATTTTCGTAAACGATGGAGGGTATGTGTTGAGTAACATTATCTTCCCTCAGCTTAGTTCAGATGGACTTAGATTGTGGACAGATGACCACGTTCATCTAGAGTACCTGAGAGTAAGAAGAGCAGAAGAGGAATACATTCTTTAACTAAGCAAAAGTATTGACGTAAATACATTAAAATAATATAATAATAGAAGGGAGTCATTTTCGTGACTACAAAATATTTAGGCGATGGTATTTGGGCTAGACGAACTAATCTTGACGCATCTGACATTATGATGCCAGTGGATGTTCAAAACCACCATCAAGAACTGATTCAAACACACAATGCAGTTTCAATTGGAGCGAATGGAACAAGTCCAAGTTCTTACACAGAGGTAAGAGGGTTTGACAAGATTGGAGTTAATGTTAGCATGTCCAGTGGAACAGGAATGGCTGTTTATGTAGACTTCTCTTACGATGGAGTAAACTACATTTCAACTATTACTGCCTACGATGGAACGGCAAATAACGTGGCAATAGAAGTACCTGTAACCGCACCATTTGCGAGAGTTAACGTTAAGAACAAAGATACAGCCAATGCGAAAACAACTACTTGCTACATGTATTTAAAAGCTTAATAGAAAGAGAGGAAAACGACTATGGCAAATGTACCACCGCATGTTAATGGAATTATGGATTTGACAGAAGAGGAAATCCTTATTATTAAAGAAGACTTGATTGAAATTCAAGATGCATTCGTGCCTGATGATTACGTTTCATACTGTGACACTCAGTATCTAGTATCTCATTATAATGATGCTCATCCTGACATGTTAATCAACGGAGATACAGCGAATTATTGCTTACAATATGTTAAGGAAGAACCTGTAGCTGAAGAACAACCAGTGACTGAAGAACAACCTGTAGAGGAAGAGCCAGTACAAGAAGAAACTCCTCCTACAGAATAAGGAGGATTAGCTAAGTGAACATTGGTCAGAATAAACTAGCTTTAAAACAATATAGAAAAAATATACTGCCACCTTTTGATGATGAAAGGTGGCAAACAAATACAGGATTCAACCCTGTAGACCTTTTTAAAGAAGGATATAATATTAGCTTTACTGCTCCTCAATATCAAGGGGTAAACATTTATCTACCTGACTTTCTTGCAGGGAATAAACTATCGTTGTCTGCAGAGTATGCAGATGGCATCTCTCCTTGGATCGAGATTATCTATCAACCAGCAGGAGGCGCTAATCCTGTCTACAGAGGAGTTAATGCTACTACCACTAAAATTGAGAATTACGCTATCCCTCTTGGTGCAACTGGTATAAGAGTAAAAGTGTCCTCTACTGCTATTGGAACTAATCTTGTTGCATTCAGAAACTTGCAGTTAGAGATAGGCGAGAAATGTACTGAGTTTGAGGAAATGTATGAGACAAATGAGACCTCTAAAAAAGGGTTGAGTTTTGATGGCAGAGGCGCTGTAACTATAGACAATATGAATGACTTCTTATCTGCTGAAAGAGACTTCTCTATGGAAGTGATATTTACCCCTAGATTAACATCTAGAAAGAGTAACGAAGAATTCCTAATGGGCTGGTCAGGTTGGCACGAAGGCTTGCTATACAACTCTAATGAAGAGCAAGTGAGAATGCAGATTCAATTCAAGAATAAATCTACAGGAACAGTATTTAGAGAGGTTATTCAAAGTCCAGCACCATTTGGGAAAAGGTCTATTGCTACTATGGTTTACAGGGCTACAGATAGACAGTTATCTCTATTCGTAGATGGAGTTTTAAAGCAGAGAGTTATCACTTCCTATGCAGATAAAGCTGTTTACGATTTCCTGCCATTCTCTACAGGGCTATCTATGGGTGCTATATCCAATCTTACTTATGGATTCACTGGAACTATAGAGAGAGGTAGACTTTGGGATAGAGTGTTATCTGATGCGGAGGTTAAATCAGGAACTGAAGCTAATCTTAAGTTGGAATATGATTTTACAAAACAAGATGTCGCATCTTTAAACCCAAAAGACTCTATTAAACAGAACAGTGCTACTATTAAGGGTGCTATTTATTTACAAAAGAATTCAGAGAAATCACTTCGTAAAAACTTAATGCCCAAGAATGAACATATCGCTGAGTTTGACGAGACTTTACAAATGGGAAATCAGACAGCTAGTTTAGTGTATAAGAATATCGAGGTTAAACCAAATACCACATACACACTATCACTAGTGCATGGTGATCCATCTGTATTCGGAAGCTTTGCTATAATCACTCAAAAGAGAACTACTACAGGGGCAACTCATAATGGTGTCTATGGTGACATTGTAAATACCTCAAATGGAAGACAACTTGCTGGATCAGGAAAGAGCGTTTTGACCTTCACCACAACTTCAGATGAGAAGTATATTACTGTAACAACAGGAAACTATACACCAATGCCAACTAAAGTTGTGTACAGCAAGATTCAATTGGAGTTAGGCTCTATCGCCACAGAGTTCGAGTCTTATAAATTCTTAAACAGATTAAGAAAAAGTGTAATTCCAAAAGCTTCTTTCAAAGAATATCCATTTAACTTTGTACGTGGGAGTGCCTTGACCACTGACTCAAAGGTGTTTGGTACTAATCAACCTAAGATTACTAGCGAAGGTATATATGTAGGAGATGCTAGTAAAAACCTATTTTCTACTAATCTGTTGGATAGAGATATTTGGAATCTTGGAGGAGAGAAGTCTACTGTCGTGAAGATGAAAGATATTACTCCTCCAATAGAAGGTCTAGATGTTTACAAGACTCATCTAGAGAGTAGTAGTTCAACTCCTTATATTAATAGTCAAAAGCATGTTAGTGTATCCAATGTGGCACATACTATTTCGTTTTGGGTATACCCACTAACCCACAATTATATTAGAACAGGTCTTCGTGGTGGAGCAGGCACTGCCATTGATAAGAAGTTTGAAAATCTACAGTTAAATGCATGGAATAGAATTGAGTATACTGCAAATGCTGTAACAACTATCAATCCTATTATCTATACTGAGAACATCTTAAATAGTGAATTCTATCTTGCAGGAGTTCAAGTAGAAACTAAGAACTATGCTACTCCTCCAGTTATAGGAGAGCGTAGAAAAGAGAACTTGGCAATTACTGATGCAGGGAGATATATCGACACAGAAAGAGGCTCTATAGAAATGGAGATAATTCCATTGGGAGGAGAGACTGTACAGCTTGGAGGAGAAAACTGGGGACAACATGACCTATCTTGTTATCTCGCAGGGGTCGGTGGATTCATAATTCGTAGAAGCTATTCCAAAGCTAATAGAGTAGAGTTCGTTATAATTAGTCCAGTTAGTGGAATTAATCTCATTGGATATCGTGATGATGTAGCTTGGAAAAATGGCGATACTATTAAGTACAGAATGGATTGGAATAAGGCTAATAACAAGACTGTATTGGCAGTCAATGATTCTAAGATTATTGACGTTGGTAGTATGATGAAGACTTTCGAAAGCACATACAGATACTCCTTGAACGTTGGAAGCAGGGGTGTGGCTGAAGACTCTTATGGGTGCGGAAATGCTATTTACAAAAGTCTTATCATTAGAAATAGAAACGGAGAAACAGTTTATAAGCTGTGAAATTGGAGGTGTAAAACTCTGTGGTAACAGGATTAAACACGCCCTCTTTTAAGAGGGTTAGAAAAAACTATATTCCACCTTTTGAAGATAAGGGATGGAAAGTTGTAGGAGACGCATCTTTAATCGGAGATGTTGTGAAGAATGGTTATGAAGTGAGTTACAAAGCCATTAATAGTAAGTACATGGGATTAAGTTATGACCTCCCTTTATCATTGGCAGGAAAGACAGTGTCTATCTCTGTTCAAGAGGCAAGGGGAAGTGGTAGTGCCATCCAGTTAAGCTGGAGACTTGGTGGAGTGCTTACTAATAAGAGCATAGCTTTTTCTAATGGAAATAAAATGGAGGGTATCGCTATACCAAGTGGTATAACGACTCTTTATTTCAAGATACAGAACAATGATACAACCTCTGAGACTTACTACTTTAAAGGTCTTCAACTTGAAGAAGGAGTAGTGTCCACAGATTTTGAAGAAAAGATTGAGGATGGGGCTGAGTCTCTATATGAGTTAGCACCTAAAAAGAATATATTCAATGGTAATCAGGAAATTGGAAACATTGATGGTAATGGCGTTAATATCAGTGGAGAAAATGTAAGAAGTATTAACTTTACTCCAGTAAAACCTAGTACACAATACACATTTTCTATCTCAGGTAAGTCCAATCCTAATCCAAGGCTATATTTCTTTGATAAAAACTTCACTCATATCAGCAATGCTTTGGGGGCGACACAAACATCTCCTTCAAATGCACGTTATATGAAGTGGCATAATGGAGCAACTAGTATCGATGATTTAATTCAAATCGAAGAAGGTGCATATGAGACTCCATATGAGCCTTATGAACTTGTATGGAAGCCAAAGAGAAGTAGATTTGTTCCTAAAAAGAACATGCTATTTTCTCAGCACTCAAATCCTCAGTTCTTGAATGGAGGTGTAGGAAGTAGCAATAGGGTTGCTACTGTATTGCGTGATGGTGGGTTTGTAAATAGTAAGTATTATGAGTTAAGCATTGATCCCCAAACTGTAACAGATAATTACTATGTTCTACATGGTGATTTACCAGTCAATGTGTTTAAATTGTATAAGCTTAAACCAAATACAACTTACACCCTATCTAGCTACATTAAAACAGATGGGTCAGGAGTTTTAGGATTTATTAAAGGAATCCTGTTTAACAAACAGGGAACTGTTTATAGTGGGGAGAAGCTAGGTAACTCTGTAACATCTACTTCTTGGACTCGATCATCTGTTACTTTTACAACTGATAGCAATGTCTCAGGAGTATTAGTTAGGCTTCAAGTTCCAGTTACAAACTTAGCTGGAAAGGTGTCCTTCGATGGATTGCAGTTAGAAGAAGGGGAGTTAACTGCGTTTCAGCCTTATGTGTCGGCTAACAAGAAGGTTACTCCAGTTCCTCAAAAAAACTATCTCTTGCCATTTACTCAATGGATTGCAGACAATCCTGCCAATGTATCTGTTAAATTCTTAGAGCAAACTAAGAATAGACTTGTCGTTGAATTAAATAACATTAATGCATATGCAGGAGTTTCAATGCCAATTAACATGGATGTCTTTAATAATCTTAGAGGCAGAACAGTTACCCTTAGTACAATGAAGTTCGACAGAAGTCAATCAAACTCTCAGATTCAATTACGATTCTATGGAGGTTCTACTGGTAATACTGATTTTGTATTAAGTGGAACTAATAGCACCACGAAGGTAATTCCACTTGATTTTACAAGTGTGTTTATGCGTGTGCAAAGTAACCAAGTAGGGTACACTAAGATTGAAATCGAAGACTTACAGCTTGAGATAGGTGAAAGAACAGGCTATGCGCCTTATCAATTAGGAAACCCTGTTTCATCTATCAAGAAAGCGCCTTACCGCAAATACTCATTTGAATATCAACGTCAAGGCGCTGAAGTATTAGATGGAGTTCAATATGGGACAAACAATCCAAGATTTAAAAATGGAGGATTGTTTATTGAAGAAGGCACGACAAACTTGTTTGGAAGTAAGAACATCTCTTCTAATAATGGTACGACTATGATGGATTTGGGGGATCGTATTAGATTTACTGGACAGACAGATGGCAATTCTACAGGTGGATATATTACCAGTATCGTTGTTAAGCCTAGTACTACCTATACTATATCTGCTAAGTTTGTTGAAGGGGATAGTGCCACAGGTAAATTAAACTACCTTGCCGAGCAATCGGGTCTAGCGACCATCCGAAGAAGACCTGTTAAGCTTGGTGATAGATATTACATGACTTTTACTACTGACGCAAGTGCTACTAGAGTTAATATCTGCTTCTATTTAAATGGCGCAATCACTGGCGATTACTTTGATATTTATAAAGATTGGCAAATAGAAGAGAAGGGATATCCAACCTCCCCTACTGTTGGTTCACGTAAAATTGACAAGGTATACGTGAACAATGTCGAGAAACTTATAGACACTGCTGGTGGCTCTATTAAAATCAAATTTGACTATGAAGACCTTGCTATAGCCAAGATATCTAGTGGGTTTCTATTTGACAACTGGAACAATGGAACTGGACGCTGGTTCTCAAATTATGATGCAAATCTACAAAAGTTTCAGGTCAGTCTTAATGGCTTAGGACTACTTCAATTTCCTTCCACTGTGCTTGAGGCTAAGAATGAAGTCTTGATAGAATGGTTGGGAAAGGCGTTGACAGTGACTGTTAATGGTACTTCTTTAACTGGTTCTAATGGTACAGGTGGATATGTCTACACTGGCTACTTATCTATAGGGCAACGATTCTCATTTGATAATGCGTGGCTAAACGCCTCTATACAAGAGTTTACGATTAAAGACAGAGATGGAAAAATAACCTTCCAACTATAACGAAACATTAAGCAAAAGTATTGACATATACTTTTGCTTTTTGTTATAATAAAAATACAGATAATCAAAAGGAGGATTGTAATGCCAAGGTATATCAGATACTTAGAAAACAACGAATGGAAGTACGCTTCTGTTAAAACAGTTGGAGACTTGGCTCTGCTTAAAACTGATAATAAAGAAGATGTAGTATCGGCAATCAATAGCTTGATTGATGGTGGCATCCTAGAAGTAGTACAGGATAAGATAGACCAAGTTCAGAGTGATGTTGATGTTGTCGCATCTGATGTTCAAAGTCAATCACAAACCATTCAAAATCAGCAAGAACTAATAGACCTCCTAAATCAAGAGCAAGAGTCGCTATCAACTAAAGCAGATGAATTAAAAGCAAAGCAAGACCAAGTTGTCTCTGATTTAGATGAAGCTAAAACTGAACTACTTCAAAAAGCTGATATTGATTATGTTGATGGTCAGTTAGTGAAGAAGGTTGATGCATCTGTTCACCAGCAGAAATATGATGAGATTGAATCAGAACTTCGTGAGAAAGTAAACCTCGAACAATATCAGCAAGAATATGCTGGGATCGTAGAGAGCCTTGAACAAAAAGCTAATAGTATAGATTTACAATCTGTCGTTGACAATGTTAACGAAGATATCACAAACCAAACAATTGAAGTCGACAAGGCTAAAACAGACATTATCAATTTAGATACAAAGGTTGATAATACAAAGTCTGAAATACTTACCACCATTGAAACAGTTCAAGCAGATGCAGATGCCTTAGATGCCAAGGTTGCCCAACAGAAAACAGACCTAGAATCTAAAATCACTGCAACACAAACAAAAGCTACAAATGATTTAGCAACTGCTAAGACAGAATTGAACAATGCTATTGGAACTGTTCAGTCTGATGTCGACACATTAGAAGGCACTGTTTCTAGCAATAAACAAGAGTTAATTAATAAGATTAATGCTGATGTGACAGCTACTAATGAGTTGATTGAAGAAGTCGAAGATAGAGTCTCTCAAGCTGAAACAAACATCACTAATGCTAATACAGAAATCAGCAATGCTAAACAATCTATTACCAATACTCAAACAGACCTTGCTACTACCAAGCAGAACTTAACAAACGTTCAGAATGACTTGGCTGGAACTAAGACTGACTTAAGTAATACTAAGACAGACTTGCAAGGAAAGATTAACACAGCTAATCAATCTATCACTAATCTTAGTAACTCTGTTGATACAAAGATTGGAACAGTTAATTCAGACATCGAAAGTCTTAAGACTAGAGCAAGTGGGATTGAAGGAGATATCACTACAATCAATCAAGAAATTGATGAGACAAAAGGTGAGTTATCTACAACAATCACGAACCTTTCAAATGTAGATGGTAGGCTTGCTGAGGCTGAGACGAAGGTAACTCAAAATGCTGAGGGACTAACAACTAAGGTTTCTCAAGACGCTTACAACGTTGACAAACAAGCTACTGATGAGAGATTAAGCACTGCTGAAACAACGATAGAACAGCACTCTGAATCTATTAGCCTTAAGGCTGAAAAAACAGATGTCTACAATAAGACTGAGACTGATAGTAAACTAGGTTCTAAACTGGATACTCAGACTTTTAACAATAAGGTTTCTGAGATTAAGGTTACTACAGATGGCATTAGTCAGAATGTAAGCAATCTACAACAGACTACAAATGGTCATGAAACAAGACTTCACAATGCTGAAACAGCAATTGACCAAAACGCTGAGCAGATTGCACTCAAAGCTTCCCAAGAAGACTTTGACTCATTGAGTGGAGATGTCCAATCGGCACAGGCTGAGTTATTGATTCAGGCTGGTAAGATTGCATCTAAAGTTGAGAAAACTGAACACGATGCTTTAGAAGGAAGAGTAACCAATCAACAAGCGACTGTAGAGCAGTTAGCTGACTCGATCACGCAGAAAGTAGAATATAGTGATTATGACGAGTTAACTCAGCAAGTTTCAACTCAAGAGACAAGCATTTTACAAACTGCTTCTCAGGTAGAAATCCTTGCTACTAAATCAGAAGATATCGATGGAAGACTTACAAGTGCCGAAGCTAGTATCACAACTCAGGCTGGGCAAATCGCCTTAAAAGCTACCCAATCAGAAATGGATACTGTTAAAGGTAGAGTTACAAAAGCAGAGGGAGATATCACCACTCAAGCAGGACAGATTGCGCTTAAAGCAAGTCAGTCTGAAATGGATACACTGACAGGTCGTGTCTCAACTGCAGAAGGTAAGATTACTACTCAGGCTGGGCAAATCAATCTTAAGGCAGAGAAGTCGGATGTTTACACGAAAAACGAGACTGATACAAAATTAGGAAGCAAGGTTGATAGTTCAGTATATAACAATAAGATGGCTGAGATTGACCTCACAACCGATGGAATCACTCAGAGGGTTACTGCTACTGAAGGTGAAATTGATAACGCTACAGGCGAAATAACTAACCTTAAAACAGACGTTTCTACATTAGAACAAACTGCAACTCAGATTCAAACGACAGTAAGTGGCATTCAAGATGATGTAGAAGGTATCGATGGTAGATTATCGACTGCCGAAACTCAAGTAACTCAGAACAAGAACGCTATTGCACTTAAAGCTTCTCAAACTGATATGGATACAGTAACAGGAAGAGTAGATGACGCTGAGGCTCAACTAGAAGTGCAAGCTGGTCAAATCTCTTCTAAGGTAGAGAAAACAACTTACACTACTGACAAAACTGCTATGCAGAATGATATTAACTCAAAAGCTAAGCAAAGTGATTTATCTGCTTTGACAACTCGTGTTACTACTGCAGAATCAAACATCACTCAGACTGCTGAGGCTATCACTTCTAAAGTGGAACAATCTGACTTCGATACTTTAAGTGGGACTGTAGAAACTCAGGGTACTACTATCGCACAACATTCAAATCAGATTGCTTTAAAAGCAGAAGCAAGTAATGTTTACACAAAAGGCGAGACTGATAATAAACTAGGTTCAAAGGTTGATAACACAACTTATAATAATAAGATGGCTGAAATCAAGCTTACTACAGATGGAATTAACCAAGAGGTTACTAATGTAAAAGGAACAGTGAATACTCAAACTGGTCAAATTACTCAGTTAGACCAAGATATTTCAACTGTTGACCAAAAGGCTGATAGTATTCAACAGCAAGTAACTTCAATTAGCACAACTGTTGATGAACAGGGTGAAACAATTTCATCCCAAGGTACATCTATTACTCAGTTAAACCAAAGTATTGACTTAAAAGCAGAAAAGAAAGATGTTTATACTAAAACTGAGGCTGATGGGAAAATCAACACAGCAGTAAGTAGTGCAAAATCTGAGATTCAAGTAACGACAGATGGAATCAAACAAGATGTATCCAAGATTAACACTACTCTAGGAGACCATGATAGCAGATTGGTAAATCAACAATCTTCTATTGAACAGCTTGCAGATTCAATCTCGCAAAAGGTTGAGTACTCAGAGTATGACCAAACTACTCAGCAAATGGCTGTACAAGAAACAGAGATTCTTCAAACTAAGTCTGACATTACTTTACTTGCGAATAGAACTAGTGAATCAGAAGATAGACTAAGCGTTGCAGAGGCAAGTATTCAGATTAATGCAGATGCTATTGAGTCTAAGGTTGAACAGAGTGACTTCGATACTCTTGAAGGAACTGTCACAACTCAAGGAACTACAATCGCTCAGCATGCGAGTTCTATCGCTTTAAAAGCTGAAGCAAGCAACGTCTATACAAAAGGAGAAGCAGACTCCAAACTGAGTGGCAAGGTGGATAATTCAACTTACAACAATAAGGTTGCTCAGATTGAACTAGACATCGATGGGATCACACAAGAAGTATCTGATATCTCAAATGATTTAGGAACTACTAAACAAAATGTATCGACAGTAACACAAAAAGCAAATAGTATTGAACAATCTGTATCATCTTTAAGTGACACTGTAGATGAGCAAGGGAGAACAATCTCTAGTCAAGGGACTAGTATTACTCAGTTAAATAGTAGTATCGCACTGAAGGCTGAGGCAAGCAATGTTTATACAAAGACTGAAGCCGACAACAAAGTTTCAACTGCTGTAAATAATGCCAAAGCTGAAATCAAAGTAACAACTGATGGGATTAGTCAAAGCGTATCTAATGTAGATTCTAAGATTAACAATATGCAAATTGGTGCAGGGAACATCTTAAGAAATACAGCTATTAAGAAAGATGCTTCTTACTTTTCTCTTGGAGCAGGAGTAACGAGAGATACATCGTTCCTGAATAAAGGATTAAATACATTTAAGTATGATGTATCAGGATTAACTGGAGATGCATGGAGAAGTGCTAATCCTACTCTCATTGAAGCGAAAGAAGGGGAGGTATTCTCAGCCAGTGCAGAAGTATATATTCCTACAGGACATGGAATTGATGGGAGCGCTCCTACCCTTGAAATGCAATTCTATAAAGCAGATGGAACGAGAATAAGTGCTCTTGCAACTGCAACTTCAAAGCCTAACTTATCGAAATTAGACCAATGGCAAAAGGTTACTACAGAAAACATTACAGCACCAGCAGGAACTGTAAAGGCGAATGCTAGGGTTTGGCTACAACGTAATGGTAAACTTTGGGTCTCTCACTTAATGATGGTTCGTGGAACGAGGGTTACTGATTGGTCTCCAAGTTTCTTAGATACAGATGCACAGTTTGATTCTGTAAATCAAAGTATCTCTAATGTTGACCAAAAGGCAGATAGTATCTCGCAAACAGTGTCAAGCTTAAGTACAACTGTGGATGGTCAAGGAACTAGAATTTCTAATGCAGAAACCACAATTGGTCAGCATACAACTTCTATTAACCTTAAGGCTAACGCAACTGATGTTTACAAAAAGACAGAAGTAGATTCAAAGCTTGGTGGAAAACTAGATACGACAACTTATAACAATAAGATGTCTTCGATTGATATTGATATAAATGGAATTAAGCAAACAGCTTCTAACCAACAAACTACTATCAATGATATCGATGGAACAGTCTCTAGTCATACTAGTCAAATTTCTACGCTTGACCAAAGAGCAGATGGATTTGATTTAACTGTCCAAGAGGTTCAAAACGACATTGGTGGATTAGAAGGAAGAGTATCTACAGCAGAAACACAAATTACTGCTAATAAGGATGCGATCACCCTTAAAGCAAGCGCACAATCTGTTTCTGATTTAGGAACGAGAGTTGGTACTGCCGAGGGTAAAATCGAAGTGAACGCTAATCAAATTGCTCAGAGAGTTACGAAAACTGAAATGGACAATGCTGTCGGTGTGAACAAATGGGTAGCTAGTAGATATGATGTAAATCTAGGTTCTGCTGGAGCAATACCTATATTCGCTCATATCAAAGGTAAGACACCTGTTTCAGTTATTGATTACGCTGATAACTCTAGACTTCAACCATTTACTGGTGATGGATATATCGGACACTACTTCACGAATATCTATATGAACACAGCGAAGACTGTGAATCTAAGTGTTACTAATGACGATGGAGCAAGCATCTTCCTTAATGGTGGTAGTATTATGGCGAGAGGAAGCGCAACTAGCGCACTACCTGTTGCTGTGGCTTTCAGAGCAGGATGGAACACTTTAGAAATCCTTCATCATGAATATTCAGGTGGAGAGTCTGTGCAACTTGGTCTCAAACTTTCAGATAACGTAGACAAGATGACTTCAGTAATTGGTGTGGGAGATAAGAATGAAACACGCTTAACTCAAGCTGAAACTTCTATCATTCAGAATGCAAGTGATATTGCTCTTAGAGCAACTAAAACTGAGGTAACTGCTATGGGTAATCGAATCTCTGATGCAGAAGCTTCAATCACTCTTCATACTGACCAAATCAATTCTAAGGTGTCTCAGACTGATTTCAATGCTTACTCTCAAAAGTTAACAACTGCAGAGTCTGATATCGTTCAGTTAAAAGATGAGATTACTCAAAAGGTTAGTACAACAGATTACAACCTTTTAAACAACACTGTTAAAGACCAGCAAACACTGATCCAACAGTTAAACGAGAGTATTTCTTTAAAAGTTGATGAACAGATTATTGATGGTTTAGACCAACGTATTACTGATTCTGAAACTCAAATCTCGCTAACTCAAGATTCAATCTTGTTAAAAGCTGAGAAGACTGAACTGGATGAGGTTACTGGAAGATTATCTGATGCAGAAGCTTCAATTGAATTGCAAGCAGACCAAATTACTCAGCGTGTTACAAAGACTGAATTTGATGCATTATCTGTAGGTGGTAGAAACTTAGCGCTCGGAACTGAAACTCCTAAGACTGCAACAGGTACAGGTGGAACGAACCAAACAACCAATCTTTATGACTTAGACTTTAGTCTTGTTGCAGGAAAAGAGATTACAATTTCGTTTGATGCTGTTTCCACTGCAAGTGGAAAACTTATTGTTCAGTGGAGTGGTACTCCTTGGGGATATCTAAGTGGTTCGGTTGACGTAGGAACTACTAAAAAACACTTCTCTAAGACAGTGACTCAACCTACCGATGGTACTGCAAAGAGTATCCAAGCAAGATTGGATGGATTGAATGGAGCAGTTACGATTTCTAATCTGAAGATTGAATTTGGTAACAAGGAAACAACATGGACTCCAGCAGTCGAGGATATTAAAGGCGATTTAACTGCTCTAGGTCAAAGAATGACAAGTGCTGAAACATCTATTACTCAAACTGCAGAAGCGATCACTCTTAAAGCTGACAAAGCTACAACATACACTAAGAGCGAGATTGACGGTCAAATTGATGCTGTTGAATTACAGATTTCTAACCAAGGAACTCAGATTCAACAAACCAATGAAGCGATCACTTTAAAAGCTAATAAGACTGATGTCTATACCAAGACAGAAGCTGGTAATCTATTGGCTGGTAAAACTGATAACTCAACGTTTAATGCGTTAGTCACTCGTGTGACAAATGCTGAGTCAAGCCTGACTGTAGCTAACGACAACATTGCTACTAAAGTTGCTCAGACCACATTTGATGTATTAAATGACAAGGTCTCTCTAAATACCGATTCGACTAACTATAACCCTAACCCTTCATTTGAAGGTAAGAAGAACACTTACTATACAAATGCTACTGCTTTCGCTTCTACAGATGCAGGAGTACCTACAGGCGCACCTAAGAGTTATGTAGGAAGGCAGACTAGTAGAGATAACTATATTAGCGATTTCTTCTCTGTAAAAGAAGGAGACAAGTTTATTGTTGAGGGATGGATTGCAAGTACAGACAGTGCTCAAAACTTTGGTCTTGGATTAAATACTCAAGATAATGCTGGAACTAACCTTTGGCTTGTAAGTGGTCATATGAGCAAAGGCGCTGGAACGTGGCAGTACTTCAAACAAGTATATACAATCCCTGCTGGGAAAACGAAAGCTAGGTTCTTCTCTCAGATTAATGCATCTTCAAGCTATGGTAACTGGTACTTCACTGATGTGAGAGTCACTAAAGTCACACCACAAAGTCAGGTAGATGGATTGGAGACTAAGTTAACTGCAATGCAAACTACTATCGACCAAACGTCTAGTGATATTACATTGAAGGCTAATAAGTCAGATGTATACACGAAGAGTGAAGCCGATGGAAAAGTAACAACTGCTGTTAACGATGCGAAGGCTAGTATCAAAATCACAACTGATTCTATCGCTTCTGACGTAGCAACATTAGAGTCTACTACAACGACTCAGGGTCAAACGCTATCTAGTCATTCGACATCTATTAGTCAGCTTAATAGTTCGATAACTTCTAAGGCTGAGAAGACAGATGTATACACGAAGACAGAGGCAGATGGAAAGATTAGTACTGCGGTTACAAATGCTAAGAGTGAAATTAAACAGACTACAGATAGCATTACTAGCACTGTAACAAACGTGAGTAACAAAGTTGATGGTATTTCAGTCGGTGGAAGAAACTTAGTACTTGGTACTGCTACTGCAAAATCTATCACTGGAACAAATATCACTAACCAAACAATGAATATCTATAATTTTGTTGGAGGAAACTCACAACAAATCATGGGTAAAGAAATTACTGTTACTTTCGATTGGAAAGTTGAGGGAGTAGCTTCACCTTCAGGTACTTTCTATATGCAAGGTAGCAACCCTTATTCAATGATTGCGGATAGAGTAACATTATCATCTTCTAATATGAGTGGTAGTTATTCAGTGACTAGAACAATAACAGGCAACCCATTCACTGCAGTTAATATGAGATTAGACAATGTTACTAGTGGGGCAAAAATCACAATCTCTAACTTTATGATTCAATTTGGAAACAAGCCTACTGGCTGGTCTCCAGCACCCGAAGATGTTAGTGGACAGATGGATTCAATGGCTTCACAAATTAAACAAACTGCTGATGAAGTATCAATCAACGTTGTTAAGAAAGATGGCGTTTTAGCTTCAATCAATGCTTCCTCAGAGGGAGTCAAGATTCAAGGTAGCAAGGTTGATATCGAAGGTCAAGTAACATTCTCTTCGTTTGATAACTCTACTCAAGAGAGAATTACAGCAACAGAATCTAAGGTTGAGTCGGTTGAAACATCGACTACTAAGAATACTAACGAGAGTGGTATTTCTTCAGGTGCTAAACCTCCAACTTTCAAACGTGCAACTACAAGGGACTATAAAGGTAGAACTTATGGAGTTGACGAGCCAGTTTACGATATGAATGGATTGGTTGTTGAAAGTGTACAAGGTGAGACATTGAATATTCCTACTGACAACGCTGTGTACGTTGAAGAAGGGACGATTGAAACTGCGTTCTATGCAATTGAGGCTGGTAAAAACCAAACTCTAATGTCAATGGATTACTCTTCAGGAAGCAAGATGGCACTGTCTCTAACCAGCACAAACCAAGTTAAGTTAAGCATCGGATCAACTAGCATCTCTACATTAGCTGACTTCGTTAGAGCAGGAGACACTTTCAGGGTGGCAATTAAATGGTCTTCAGCAACATTGTCTTATAGCTTGTTCATAAATGGAGTTCTACAAGGAATTCAATCTTATGATAAGAACACTCTTGGAAACATTAACTCAGGAGAAACAATAGACGTTGCAACTGACTGTAGAACCATTATTAAAGGATTGAGAATATCGAAGAAAGCTAGACTTGACAAAGAACTAGCATAACATTCAAAGGAGGTAACAAAGTTACTCTATGGCAGATTTATATGCTTCAATGACAGAAATGAAACAAAATACAGTAGAAGGTGTAGATTGGCAGATTGTCACGAGAACATACGATACAGATGTTCTCGTGTCAGGAATCCATGGTGGAGGGATAGAGATTGGTGTCTCTGAACTCTCCACTCTAATTGCTGAAATTGGTAGTTACAACTACTTTGCATTTGAAGGGCTTCGCTCTGCAAACAATGGAGATTTACACGTTACATCTACTCATTATGATGAACCTACTATGGTTAAGATGGTAACTAATGCTATGAACCACGTAGCAGTGCATGGTGCATCGGGAGATACAGAGATTATCAATGTTGGTGGTCTCGACATCCCTTTACGTAATGCAGTTTGGTCAGAACTGACCAAGAGAGGATTTAACGCTGTAATCGCACCTTCTAATATTATTGGAGAAGAGCCTGACAATGTTTCTAATAGAACGTTGAAGGGTGGATGCGTACAGCTTGAGTTAACATCTCAACAACGTAAAGCATTCTTTACAAACTATGACTGGTCTAAAACAAATCGAACAGACAGAAAGAACTGGACGCAAAAGATTTACGACTTTGCAGAGGCTGTTTATACAGCAGTAGAAGAGTACAAGAAGTTAAGATTTGATACAGATACTCAAACTACTTACAACATGGATTTTAAAGGTAACTTAGGATTTGGTCGAGGAGAGCAATACAACCTTAAGGAACTTGCTAAATCAGAAGTAAGTGCAGAGTACAATTTGTCTATCGTTAATGATATGTCAAATGATAGCAAGCTAACTCCTTTAGAGAAGAGAAACTTGAAGATACAGTTTGATAATATCATCAAAGAAAAGGCTCAGAACGATACTCTTGCTACAACTTATGGAATCACTACAGAAAAAACAAACTATGGGAACTCGTATACAACTCTTTATAATTATGTGAATCCATTGCTTTCAAACTTAACGACAACGAGTAGTATCAATGGCACGACAATGCGAAACTACTTCGCAGATTACTATGATAAGCTTGCGATCCTTTCTAAAGTAATTTCAACTAAGGCTAAGACTTTAGCAGATGGCGCACAGACAACAGCAAATACAGCGAACACTAATGCTGGAAATGCTCAAACAAGTGCGAACACAGCACAAAGCATGGCTATAGATGCTAAGAATACAATAGCTGGCTCTATGATTAAGAATCCACTGTTCCTAGATTGGACAGGTGCTGTCCCTGCTGGTACTGGATATTGGAGCACAACGAATTCAACTAATGTAAAGAAAGAAAATACATTAAGTAGAACTGGTGGAAATGCTGTAAGAATGATAGCTACTGGAACAGAAGATGTAGGATTAAACTTAAATGGTTCATTCTATATTCCTAACGTGGCTAATGTTAAGTACCTTGTAGTAGAAATTGACTTTATGCTTGTGAGTGGAACTCTAAGTGGAGCAGGGTTACTTGTGGATTGGACAGGCATGAATCCTTATCGAGTCACACTTGGTCTTGACAAAGAGATAACTAGTCCTGACCTTAACAAGTGGTACACTGTTAGAAAGCTAATTGTGAGACCTACTGATACATTAACTGGATGGACAAATATGGCTGGATATCTAATGGGTAACTATCCATCTATCTCTGCTAAGGTAGCTAAGGATATCATCTATGATAGAGTTCATATTAGAGAAGCTACGAGTGAAGAAATTAAAGCTTATCAATCTGATTTGATGATTGCAGATATGTCTTCTGATTCTAAGATTACGCCAGTGGAAAAAGTCCAACTGAAGAAGGAATGGGCGACAATCAGTGCCGAAAAGCCTTCTTATGAAACACTTGCAAATACCTATGGTGTCACAACAGAGAAGACAAACTTTGTTAATGCATACAATACTTTGAATACAACTTTAAATGGTTCTAGTGGAGTATTGGTAAACATGCAGACAACGTCAAGTGTTACAGCGTCAACATTTAGAGCGCAGTTCGATGACTATTACGATAAGAAAGCAATTCTAAATAGAGTAATTAATGAAAAGGCTAGAAGTCTTGCAAACACTGCTCAGAGTACAATTGATGGTCTTGAAATCGGTGGGGCTAACATAGTCAACAATACTAGATTCCTTAGAGACCTTTCAGGGTGGAAAGCCTATGGTTCAGCTACAATTACTACATTTTCTCCAGCAGGAACTGTTAGTAAACAGAATGGAATAAGGGTTTATGCTCCAACAGCTACAACGAGTTCTATTGGGGTTCAAACTCCTACATTCCCTATCCAAGCTAATAAGACTTACGTATGTTCATTCATTGCTCGAAGCGCCTATAGTTTTGAAACTTCGTTTGATTATATTTATCTGAGAAGTGGTCAAGGAACTACTATTAAGAAGCTACCTGACTTTGTCAAAAATGACTTCCCTGTATATGACCAAAACGATAATATTAGTAGACGAGTAAGTTTTACTTTCTCTCATAATGCTGACGTAGCAGATGCCAATTTACTAATAGGTATTGTTGGAACTGGCGTAGATGGTCAAGGATTTGTAATTAGAGAACTTCAAGTTGAATTAGGTACAAAACCTACCTCATGGTCTCCTAGTCCTTTAGAGGTAACTGGTTACATCGAAGAGGTTGAAGCTACTGCCAACAAAGCTAAAGGCGACATTGCAGATATGTCCTCAGACTCTAAAGTGACTCCTTTAGAAAAAGTACAACTTAAAAAAGAGTGGGCTACAATCCAAGCAGAAAAACCAACTCTTTATAATATGGGTACAACCTTTGGTAAGACAGCAGAAAGAGATGCTTTTAATACATCGTACAATAATCTAAACACAGATATGACATCTATTCTATCGAATATGTCTACGACTACCTCAATTAACTCTACAACATTTAGAGCAAAGTTTGATGATTATTACGATAAGAAAGCGCTTCTTATTAAGGCAACTAGTGAGGACGCTAAGTCAAGAGCAGATGGTGCTCAAAGTACAGCTAACACGGCAAATACTACAGCGAACACTGTTACAAAGACTGTTGATGACAACAAAACAGTTTGGAATAGAGCAAGTAACTTTAGAAGCGATGGAAACCTAGACCCTGATAAAATCTACGGAACTATTCCTGATGCTAAGATTTCTGGTGCAACAAACTGGAATGATGCCAAGACTAAGATAGACTTATGGAAATACAATGGTGACGCAACAAAGATTAATGGCGGAAACATTGCAACAGGAACTATCTTCGCTAAGTCTATGTTGATGAGTGACTTTACAAACCTATGTGAAAATCCTGACTTTGAACTAGATACACCTAATTCAAATCCTATGGGATTCACAGGCGGAACTAACTATCGTGTAGTTGATATTTCAGCATACACCTATGGAAATGGTAGTAACAGAGCCTTTCAGATTGATGCAATGGCTACACAAAGTTCTAGCGCATATATGGACACTCTTATTCCTGTATCCGCAGGACAACAGTTCTACGTTGGTGCTGAGGGTAGATACTACAACACTAACGGTGATGGGTATGGTCGCATTGGATTTAAGACATATGATGCTAAAAAGAGTAGTGACAACCATTGGTATACTGCTGTAGCATGGACAGGAACTAAAGACCAAAACTTTGGATATAAATCAGGTACATTTGTCGTTCCTGATGGAGTTAAATACATTCAAATTTGGATCAGCTTCTCTTCAAATACAACAGCAAACAACTCGTTTATTGTTGATAACATTCGTATTCATCGTATGGCGAATGCTGAACTTATCGTAGATGGTACAATTGAAGCTAAGCATATCAAATCTTTAAATGGAATTACTGTTGGTAATGGTCAGTTTAAAGTTGATGCGAATGGTAACGTAACGCTTGGCGCTGGTGCTGTACTAACAGCAGTACGATTAGAATCTGCACGAGGAAACACTTTCTATCTTGGTGATGATGGTTCTAAAATCGATTACTCAATCGCAGGAACTATTAAGCGTACACGTTATGCCACTAACGATTTAACATATTTGGCGATTGACGACACGCCAACTTTTAACTTCGTTATGGATGGTTCGTTCGATGTGACGCTTAAAAAATATGGTTCGCACTATGGATTAAAACTAGGTAGTCCAATTGTCAAAGGTTTACTTGGTGAAGATGTTGTACAAATTCGTAACTGGAATGATACAGACTATGCTGGCTTATCAGCTAAGAATATTACAGCTACTGGAGACCTTAGTGTTTGGGGAAATCAATCGTTGCAAGGTGTTACTACTATTTCGGGTAGCGCAGGTGGTATGTTGAAGATGGTTGGTACTGCTGACGCATATATTGAGATGTTCCCTGATGGAACAGGAGCAGGTCGTAAATCATTCTTCGGTCATGAAAATGCAACAGGTAATAACTTTGTTATTCAATCTGATGCCAATGAGGTTATCCTTAAAACAAACGCATCTCGTTTAAAGGTTGATGATGGAACTGCAGGGATTCATGCTACTAATGCGAATGATAATGCTTACATTCCTATTTACGCTTCAGAGTTCAAGGTAAGTTCTCGTAGAGAGTGGAAGAAGAATATTGAGCCATTATACAAATCTGCATTAAAAGAAATCTTGGATACACCTGTTTATCAATATCACCTTAACAGCGATAATGATAATGAGATGAAGAGAACAGGTTTCATCTTAGAAGAAGCGCCTATGGATATGATTGATGCTCAGGGTATTGGTTTAGACTTATATGCTGGTCTAGCATATGCGTTCAAAGCTATTCAGGAATTAAGTGCAAAGGTTGATTATCTAGAAAACAAACTTCGCAAAAGATAATTAAGCAAAAGTATTGATATAGAATAACATTTGATGTAAAATGAAAAAGAAGGGAGAATGAATAAGTGATTACAAATCCATTGGATAAATTAATAGTGGAGAAGGGCTTTGATGCCCTCTCTATCTATGAAAAGAATAATATCATCGTTTATCTTGCTAGTAATGAGGGAGTGCCTATGGAGCAAATAACAGAAGAGTATATTCTAGACTATCATAAGAACCTTAGAACTGAACAGTTAAGAGAAGAATGTGAAGAGAAAATACTTGAAGGTATCACTGCTTCAAATGGTCATATATACAGAACAAATCGTGATGACCAAACAAACATGCTAGGAAGAAAAGAATACCTTAACGATCATCCTGACGCACAGATTGTTAAGTGGAAGACGGAGGACGCAGGGTTCGTTGACCATACTAGAGAAGAGTGGATTAAGGTGTTTTATGAATGCATGCAGAACAAAGAGGCTCTTATCTTTAAGTATGACATGCTTAAGAAAGCAGTTATGGATGCTACTTCACATGAGGAGGTTCTTAATATTGGAAAAGAAGAAGATGTTGAAGAAACTCCGACAGAAGAGGAAACTATTCCTGAAGAAAATAATTCAGAAGAAAATGTTGAAACTCCAGTAGACGAAACTCCCATTGAAGAAGGAATTCCTACAGAAACTCCTGATACTACTGTGTAAAAATATATTGAACAAAAGTATTGATATAAATATAGATATATGGTATAATCAGAGAGTTAAGGGAATTGGATGACACTGGAAATCATTATGACGCAAATTCATAATGAAAGGGTGTCACCATTGAAAGTACTATTCAGCTATTTTAAGCAAGAACATTTAGACAGCTTGCCTCTGTTATTTACAGGCGGTATGACAGGGTTAACAGCGTTGTTTGGAGGTTGGGACACAGCCTTCCAAGTGTTTATCACATGTGTTGTCTTAGATATGCTAACAGGAATTATTAAAGGTATTCACACAAAGGAATTCTCAAGTAAGAGAATGCGACAAGGTTTTGCTACAAAATTTGGCTACTTTATCGTAATCGTACTTGCAACACAGTTTGATAAACTTATGCCCGAAGACGCTCCAATCCTACGTACTATTGCTGTTTGGTTCTACATTTTTGTTGAAGGAAGTAGTGTACTTGAAAACTTGGCGCAAATGGGTGTTCCAATTCCACAAGCTATAATCGATCGCCTTGCTGTATTTCAAGGCAAAGGTGGAGATGAAGCGAAGTTGAATAAAGATGGAAAGTTCGAGACTGACAAGAAACAATAATTTAATAAAACTCAGATTTTATTAAAAAGTTGAGAGATAGATATTGACATCTATCTCTCATTCTGTTATTATAATAATAAGGCAATATTAAGCAAAAGTATTGACAAATAATAAGGAGTGAAGCAAATTGGCAATTCACATTTCAAATTTAACAGTACCTAAAGAAGAAAAGAAGGTACGAGATTACATTAATACGCCAACAGGAAAGATTGAGATTTACGAGCCTACACTAGAAGTGGCAGACGCTCTAATTGATATCCAACGACAAGAGGGTGTAGACTTCGGAGAAGATGCCACAGTAGTATTTGATGCAATTACAGTAGTGAAACATTTCTTCCCATTGTTAACAAACATCGATTTTTCAGACGTTTCAGACGAAGAATTAAGCAAAATTATTGACAATCCATCTGTTCATTTGTTAATCGCTCAGAACATGATTGCTCAAATCATCTCAGATGTAAACAAGTTATACGCTGAAAAAATCAAAACAGAAATCGCAAGTGCAGAAAGTGTATTATCTCAAGCTGAGTTAATCTCTCAAATTCCAACATTAATGGTAGAACAGGCTATGCGCAATGGGGATCACGAGTTTGTACGCAAAGTAGATGAAGCTTCAAGAGAATTAGATGAAGCAGTAGAGAACGCAAACAGTCAAGAAGAACTTGCTGAAAAGGTTGAAGAGGTTATCAATCTAAAGGCTAACGCAAGTGATATTGCAGACTTAGCTAGTAGAGTAAAAACAGCAGAGGCTCAAATTACAGTTACTGCAGGGGAAATTAGTCAGCGTGTAACTAAGGATGAGTTTGATAAATAATGAGATTTAAAACTGTCTCTGCACTCCAAGGACACCTTAAAAGTTCTATCATGACTGCAATTGAAACCAAGGTAACAGCAATCTGCATGGATGTTGTTCAAGAGTATATTCGCAAGAATGTATACGAGGCTTATATCCCTCAAGGGGATGAAGCCTACGATAGAACATTTGACCTGTTGAATAGTGTAACTATAGGAAATCTCAGTATTGGATATAAATATGCAACATTTGAGATTTACATGGATACAGGGAAAATCAACCCTCAGATAAGAAATGGAACACATGGCTATGGTGGATGGAATGCTCACGCAGATGCGTTTAGTATAGATGTTAGTGAATACATTCCACTATGGGTTGAAGAAGGAACAAGTGGTTCATTATTTGATCGTGAGGGCGCTCATTATATGGAGGATGCTTACTTTGATTTAAGTGGTGGAGAACTAGCTGTAGCATTGGCTAGTTCACTAAGAAGTCAAGGTTGGAATGTGGTATCTGTGTAATTTAAGGAGGCTTCTTGTGGCTAATAAACCATAAGAGGTGAAGAAAGTGGCAGAACAAAAGCGTCAGTATAAACGCTATTTTACTAAAGATAAGCTTGCTAAAGTTAACGAAGAAAGCGTTAAGTCTTATGACAAGTATTTGAAATCAAGAATTATCAAGAATAGAGATGTTAAAGAAACTACTTATAAAGTTTACCAAAACTACTTCAATCAGTTCTTGGTATACCTAATGGAAGAGTGGGAGAACATCAGCATTCATGATGAAGAGTACTTAGAAAATGCTGTTGAAATCATGGAAGGATACATTGGATTCTTACAAGATGAACTTGGAAATAACAAGAAGGTAATTAACACAAAGTTATCTGCTGTATCTAGTTACTTCCATTGGGCTGTACAACGTAAGGGTGTTCCAGTAGATATTCATCCATTTGATAGAAAGCTTGAAAGAATGAAAGGTGCTAATGATGAAAAACTCATTAATCACTACTTCTTAAATCAAGAGCAAATCGACATCATCACTCGTGTAATGCATGAGGATTACGAAAAGCCAAAAGGTAGAAAGTTTGATATTCAAGACTTACTGATTTGGCATATCGCTATTGAATCTGCAAACAGAAATGGTGCTATTTCTAAGCTGACATGGTCTTCTTTAGATTTAGAAAGCATGATGTTCGTAGATATCAGAGAGAAACGTGGAAAGATGGTTGAGGTCGCTTTTGAGGAATCAACTAGAGACTTGTTAATCAAGTGGAGAGAAATGCGTAAGGAGATGGACAATCTTGAATGTGACGCAATTTTTGTCGCTAAAAGAAATGGTGTTTATCATAAGATGTCTCAGACTTCAATTTACATGCGTGTTAGAAAGATGGGTACGATCCTAGGATTGCCTGACTTACATCCTCACTGCTTACGTAAAACTGCAATTAACAAGATTGTAGATGAGACAGGAGATTTAACACTGGCTCAGGAAATGGCGAACCATAGTGATATTTCTACAACTCAGAAGCACTATGTTAAACCGAAATCGAAGGCTGAGATTCGTGAGAAACTTAAGCAATTAAAGAATAAAAACAAACAAGATTAAGCAAAAGTATTAACAAGGTGGTGTTAGCGTAAGTGCCAAGTAATAAGATAGGTATTGAAGTACAAGTAGAGTTTCAGACTGTCGGTGAACTACAGGCAGAGTTAGCTAAGAAGTGGGCTTCTGTTAAGAAGAACTTCACTGCAAAAGTTAATGTTGACGTAGATGAACGAAGCTTGGCTTCAATGAGAGCCAAAATTAAAAAAGCCTTAAGTGATAATGCTGTAGAGATTAAGTTGTCTGCGGATATGTCAGAGGCTTTCAAGGCTGTCAATAAGTTTCAAACAGAACTAAGAAAACTTGACCATGAACTTAGTAAGAATCGTGAGTTAAAGATTAAAGTTGCTGGCTTGGATATGGATCAGGCTTTCAAAGATGTCCTTCAAGACATGAAGAATATTGACAAGCTTCAGGATGCGAGTGCTAGGAAGACACAACAAGCCTACAGAGACCAAGGTAAATTGATTGACGCTAATATGGAGAAAGTCGCTAAGCTTCAACGAATTAGCAAACAGATGGCAGATGGTAGTTATGCCAATACCATTAAGTCAACTTACAATGATGGCGCTGATGTTTCTAGAACTGTTACTCAGAAACCAAATGGAATGATTGACATAACAGAAACACTTAATCAGGAGAAGGCTCTAAAAGAAATTGAAGATACTCTTAAGCGTATTCATCAACTTGAAATGAGCATGAAGTCTGCTGATAAAGAAAGTACTGCATTAATGAATAAAGAGTTAGGTATCCATAAGCAACAGTTAGCAATGTTGCAAGAGGAGTATCAACTTAAATACAAGGCTAACTCTATGGACGAGGGTAGCACACAGGCGCTTGTGCGATCGCAACAATTGGTTGCAAGTCTAAAAGACCAAGCTATGTATGCCAAGGAAGTCTCGAACGAAGAGAAAGAAATTGCTAATGCTGTTTCTAGAGTAGCACAACTCGAAGCTAAGAAAAGTCAACTTGCTGTTCAGATGGTTAACGCCAAGGGCAATGAGTTAAATGCTCTTAGAGAAGAGTATGGCTATCATGATAAGATTCAAGCCAAGATTAGTGAGAGCAATAATCTGACTCAGAAAATGACTGCTTCTCAAAGAGAAGAACTTGATGCTATTAGAACTAGTGCAATGTTGCAAGTTGAAAAGGCTCAAGCTAAGAAAGCAGATGCTGAAGCTACTCAGAGACTAAGTCAAGCTGAAAGAGAATACGCTTCTCAAATGAAGCGAGACTTAAAAGAGATTCAAAGCTTACAACTTAAGATTCATGAGATTCAATCTAGAGGCTCTTCTAAAGAGGGAGACTATACTAATCTACAGAATCTACAAAAAGCATTAGCAATTGCAAAGCAGATTCAAAATGAGAACAGAACCAATGCTGAGGCTCAAGGACTTGTAAGTAATAAGTTGCGTGAACAACTTGGCTATATGGAAAGACTTCATCAAACAGATATGGAACGTGTTCAAGCTGTAGCTAAAAACAACGCTCAGCAAGATGCTTTCAACTCTAAAATGAAGGCTTATGAAGATAGTCTAAGAAGAATCAATCAACTACAGCGTGACCTTCAATTCTCAGGAGTCCGTGAGTCAGGTGTAATTGAAAGAGCGTTAAGTGCTGAAAGAGAAAAGGCTAGTGTTTTAGAAAGAGAAATCTCATCATCTAAGCAATTAACTGCAAGTAGAAGAGAAGAGATTAACGCTATTAAACAAGCGCAAAGTGAAGAACTTCGTCTTAGCAGATTGCGTCAAGATGCAAAGGATAAGGATAGAAGCTTTAGCAATACTGGCGGTGTGGTTGATCCATATAGCACATATGCTGGATTTGAACAAGGATTCAGAGAGATTCTTAAGAACTCATTACTTGTTGATGAGGCGTTTACGAAAGTAAACAAGGTTGCTGACATGGGTTCAGAAACCATGAAGAAGTTTAAAGATACTTCTTATGACACAGGCGCTCAGCTTGGTGTAACTGCAGACCAATACATGATGGCTGTAGAGAAGTGGGTAACTGCTGGTAAGAACTTTACAGACTCTCAAGCCTTAGCAAAGACATCTCTAGTTGGTAGTTTCGTAGGTAATATCAGTCCTGACGACATGGTTAAATATATGTCGATTCCTATGGAAGCATTTAAAAAAGAGGGCTTAGAAGCCAATGATGTTATCAACGTAATGAATGAAACCTCTAACCAAAACGCCATTGAAATGGAAGAGTTAGGTAAGGCATACATGCGTTCCGCAGGGACTGCAAAGGATGCTGGAGTATCATTCAATGACTTAACTGGTATGATTACTGGTGCGCAAGAAGCGACTCGAATGGGCGGTGAGCGTATTGGTACTGCTATTAAGACCATATCGCTAAACTTTGGTAATATGAGAGCACAGATGACTGCTGGTGAAAAAAGAAAGTTCAACTTCTTTAAAGATACATTGGGGATTGACTTATCAGAAGCAAAGAGTATGACTGATGTTGTCGGTCAACTTGCTGAGAAGTGGGATGACATGTCTGTTGAAGAAAGGTCTACTGCCAAGTTCTATCTAGCAGGAAAAGAGCATTCCAACGTACTACAAGGTATTATTGACCAGTGGGACAAAGTTGAACAGGCGAGTAAAACTGCTCAAAACCAAATGGGTCAAGGCATAAAAGGTTCAGCGTATAAAGAGTTTGAAGTACAACAGGACTCTGTTAGATTTAAACTTGCTAAACTTCAAAATGCTTGGCTAGAATTCACTAACAAGATTGGTGAAAATGGTGGAATACTATCAAAAGTAATGGGCGCATTAACTGATGGCTTACAAGTTGCTACAGACCTAATGAACAATCCAGCATTTATGAATGTAGCTAAATGGCTTGCAATTGCAGTTGCTATTAAAGCAATTACAAACGCTGGTAAGAGAATGACAGATGTGCTCACTAGTGGATTCAGAGATTATGTTGCTAGAGTTACAGGCGCAGTAAATGCTCTGAAAAACCTGAAAAAAGGTACAGATGATGTAAATACTTCTTCTAGAAGACTTATAGATACTAACAGAGATATCGCTAGAGCATCTCAAGAATCTGCTAGAATACAACAAGCTAGTGCAAGGGAAACAGCTAGAGTACAGCAAAGTGGAGCAAGTGCTATGATTAAGGCTGGTAAAATCCAAGCTGGATCGCAAGCAAAAGCACCAGCAGTATTAAAAGCACCTTCTACTCCTGAAGTAAGAACTGTTGTGTACAAGGCGAATACTGAGGCTGTTAAAAAGGCACAAGCAGAAGTTACAGCAGGAAACAAGCCTGTAATTAGAAGTGTCACATGGAAAGCCGATACTAGAATGGTTAAGAAAGCACAGGCAGAAGTAACTGCTGGTAACAAGCCAGTAGTAAGAACACTTGTGTACAAAGCTGATGCTAGTGCTGTTAGAAAGGCGCAGGGAGAAGTTGTTAGAACTAACCAAGCTGTTGCTCAATCTGCTTCTGCTACAGTAACTAAAACTGGCTTAGTAAAAGGCGCTATCAAAGGTTTGGCAGGGATGATACCAATTGTTGGTGACGCTCTAATCATGATGGAAATGATGGGTATTCCAGTATTTGAGACTATCGGTAAAGGCTTTAAAGGTCTTGTTAATAGTGCAGATGAAGCTAGAAAGGCTTTTGAAAAGACTGCTAGTGAGTTTGAGAAAAGCAACGCTATTATCAATGGTTCATTAGATAAGAATAAAGCTAAGCTGGATGGTTGGCAAAAGCAACTGGCAAACGCTAAAGGCTCTGACTTAGGTCAAATGGGTCACGAGGAGTTTGCGAAATTCCAATCAGATGTCAATAACACTGCAAAAGATTTAGGATTGAAGATTAGACTCGATATCAATGACACAGGTGAAATTCAAAAAGTATTAGATGCCATTAAAAACAAGCTTAATGGGGTCAAGGAAGTAAGTACTCAAAAGATTGCTATCCAAGTAGGAGATAGTCTCTCTCAAATCGAAAGTCTTAAGAATAGCCTCCAACAGCTAAAGGATCAGCGAGATAAGTTAAAAAACAAAGAATCTCTGCTTAAAGACTTGCTCGGAGAGATGGATAAAAATCCTGCTATGAAGATGAGTCAAGACTATAGAGACCTTCAGGGTCAATTAGAAAGCACACAGTCTAAACTTAAAGGCGTTAATAGTGACATTAAGGAACAAACAAGTAACTTAAATGAAACTAAATCTGCAATGGATGGATATGTTCAATCTGCATTGGCGCAAGGCGCTTCATTTGACTCAGGTAACTTAAAGCTTTCAGAAAGAAAAACTCTACTAGACCAAATGAGACAGGGTCAGGAGACACTAAACGATGCTGTTGCTAATGGTAATCTAGCATCCAAACAGTTTGCCGAATCAGGAACTTTGACTAAGACAAACTGGGGAATGGTTAAAGATTTAATACCTGAAATCGACAGTGCTTTTGGAACTTGGAGTGCTAATGAGATAAATCATAGCAAAGAGGCTCAAAACGCTTGTAAAGAGATTATTCAAGCGTATGTTGAAAAGGGTCAGATGTCTGCAGAAGCTGGGCAAAAAGCTATTGATGCTCTTAGTAAAGAAATCAGCAAGGACGAAGAAGCTAAGAAGAAGAAGAAAGAAAAAGGCGATGCTGGCAAGAAGGCTGGAAATGACTCTAAAGCTGGTTCAGACAAAGCTAAACAAGGTTCTGACGCTGAGGCTCAGGCTGACGAAAAAGCCAAGAAGAAGAAGGACGAGAAGGGGAAAGCTGGTAAAAAGTCAGGTAACGACTCCAAAGCTGGCTCTGACAAAGCTAAGCAAGGTGCTGACCAAGAAGCTTCTGCACATGATAAAGCTGGTAAGAAGGCTCAAGACAAAGGCAAGAAAGGTAAACAGGCTGGTAACGATTCCAAGGCTGGTTCTGACAATGCTAAGAGAGGTGCAGATGCTGAAGCAAAGGCTCATGAACAGGCTGGTAAAAAGGCTCAAGAATCGGGTAAGAAGGGTAAACAGGCTGGTAATGACTCAGCGAGTGGTAGTAAGACTTCTGCTCAAGCTAGTGGACAGGCAAAGTCGGCACATGAAAAAACTGGAAAAGCCGCCTCAGAAATGGGTAAGAAAGGTAAACAAGCTGGTAACGACACTGCAACTGGAATGAACAACGGTAAGCGAGGAGCAGATAACGCTAAGAAAGGTTTAGATGGCGCTAGTAGTTCTGCTAGAACATTAAGTAAAGATGCCAAAGATGCTGGTAATAAGGTTAAGGACATTCCTAGTCATAAGGAGTCTAAGTTTACATTCAAGGTATTTGGTATCGACCTTATGGATAAGGTTAAAAGCTTCTTTAGTGGTAGTTATTCTAAGAGTGGTTCAATTAGCATTACCAAAACAGAGAAGACAGTTAAGAAAGATAAGTCTGTTTCTGCTAAAGGTATTTCATCCAACTCTATATCATCTGCTAATGGAATCCCTGTACGTGGTATTTCTAGTCTTGCAACAAGCGCTAATGGAACTGTTAAGGACAATGCGACATCTACAACTTCTACTACGCCTCCTGCTAAGGTATCTGAGGATGTATGGAGATACTGGAATAAAGAAGACGCAGTAAGCAAACTTGACGATGCTATCAAGGATTTGACTAGAACTCTTCAATGGGTTGGGGATGACCAATCTGCCCAAAAGAAATTATATGAGCAAATGATCCCTCTGTTAAGACAGCAAATGACTGCCTATCGTAGTCTTCAAGGCGCAAAAGATAGTGAGATGAATTCAACATTAAACTCATTGAAAAAATATGGATTCAACGTTAACACATCTACAAACACTATCTCTAACCTAGACCACGCTAAGAGTCTTTCAGGAACAAAAGCAGAAGAGGCTGAGAAGCTATTAAACACTTATCACTCTCTAAGTTCTGAGTTAATCACTATTGGAAACAATATGTCTGATATTACGACTCAAATCTTTGATACTCAAGAGAAGATTAAGAAGAACAATATCGCTATTGAATTAGAGAAATATGATGCTGTTATCAAGCGCATTGACGCATTGTTAACAAAGGTTAATAACTCTGACTCAATCTTTGCTAAGAGACTAGAATTCATTGGCTCTAACGATTCTGAACTTGCTCTTATCACTAATGAGCAAGCTATGGCACAAGCTAAGGGCAACATGTCTTCATTAATTAGCCAGTTTAACAGCTTGTCTAAAGCTACAATTGGTTATGAAGAAAATGGCACAGCGTTAAAAGCAAGCCTAGATAAGTTAAGCACTGAAATACTTGCACAGGCTGATGCTATTGTTAAGTATGAACAGGCTATCAACGAATTAGAAATCTCAAGGGTTACTAATGACTTGAATGAGTTTGGAACTGCTGTTGACTCAAACGTTAACAAGCTTAAGAATAACGTCACTAATCTTAAGGATGGGCTACTGAGTGGCACTGACTTTGGAGACCTTGCTTCATCTAAGTCTACTGGATTAGAATTAGGAAGAAACAATATCTATGAAGCAGTTCAGAAAGAGAGAATCAATCTTGAAGTAGAGATGCAACAAGCTTTAGATGCCTTCGCTAAGAAGAACATCGATAGAGTAAAAGGCGTTTCTAATGCTGAACTTGATATTACTGCTACTAAGTATAATTCAATGTTGAAAATGCAGAAGGATTATACTGCAGGACAAACAGCTTCTTATTCTCAAATCGTTAAGACATTCGATGAACTGGCTGGCGTAGGAAAGCTTGACAATAGCTATACATTCATCACTAAGCTAGACAATGCTTTCGATGCTTTACAAGCTAAGCAAGACAAGATGAAGACTCAATATGAAAAGGATTTAGCATCTGCTAAGTCTCAAGAAGCTAAAGATGCTGTAACTAACAAGTTCATCATCAATAATATGAAGCTTCAAGAAGAGTATCTTCAAAAGTCAATTCAAGCTAATAACGATGCTATTGCAGAGTACAAGAATCAGCTTAAAGATTCTACTTTAACCGATGACCAATTCAATAAGATTAACACTCAAATTGATACGTTGGAAAAAGAGAACTTGGATTCTCAAAACGCAATTAAAGCAAGTGTTAAAGAGCGCTTTGACTTTGAGTTTAGCTTACTAAGTGAAGCGATGTCTAAGTATGACCAGTACGCTACAGATTTAACTTACGCACAAAACCTTATCAGCGCTCTTGGAGGAGACAACTTCAAAGCTAAAGGTCTTGTAATGGATCAGATGCTTGATGTTGAGAAGGCTAGAAATAAGCAACTCGATACCACATTGGATTCATTGAACAAACAGTTATCCTCTTATGAAGAAGGTAGCTATGAGTGGAATATGATTAATGCTCAGGTCACTGAGTATAACAAACTTCTACAAGCTAGTAACCTACAGCTTATCGAAATGAACAAGAATATCTTGAAAAACTCTTTCGATAATACTATGAACAAAGTACAAAAGGAAATGTTCGATGGTAAAACTATTGAAGACTTCAAAGCATATCATGATTTATGGGTAACAGGCTTAGAAAGAGAACTGGCTCTAGAGAAGATGTATGGTAGAATTGCTGACTTAGGTACAAAAAACTTCGATGAGAAAATGGCTCTTCTAGATAAGCAAGAAAAAATGAGTCGCTATGAAATGGACTACATGAATAAACAACTTGACCTAATTGAACTTCAACAGAAGCTTGAAAACCTCAGCAATGAGAGAACAGTTCAAACGTTGAAGCAAAATGCTGATGGAACTTGGGATTGGCAATACACAGCTAACCAAGGAGAAATCGACAAGGCTCAAGAGGAACTTGATAATAAGCAATTGGAAATGGAGACTGCACAGCAACAGGCTCGTGAGGATTACTCTACTAAACTAGAGGCTATTCTTACTAAGGCTGAAAATGGTCAGTATGACAGCGCAGAAGACTTCCAAAGTGCTATTAATGACCTAACAGAAGCTTATGATTCTATTGTAGGAGACTTCCCTAAAATCAAGGATGAATACATCAAGTCATTGATTGATTCATACTCTGAATATATTAAGGAAAATGGAGATGTTATCAACGGTAATATCCCTAGCACAGCTACTCCTATCTATGAAGGATTTAGTACTGAACTGGTCAAAGCTTTCAATGACATTAGTAAAGATATTGGAGAAACATTTGCTAACGCATTAATTTCTAAACTTCCTAACTTTGGTAAAGCTACTGAGTCTTCGACTTCTAGCAAATCCGTAAGTATCAACTTGGATAAGGTAGAATTCCCTAATGCTACAGACAAAGATAGTATCCAAGAGGCGATCCTAAGCTTGCCACAAATCGCTTTACAAAAGTCTAAAGAGAAGCTATAATAAGTCTTAAGGGGATTCTTATGAATCTCCTTAAGCAAAATTATTGATATAAAACGAGGTGTATTTGGTGTCAGAAATTCAACCAATATTGCTGAGTATACAACCTTGGGATGCTGAGAAGGGGACTTCCGTTTACTATACTTATACAGGTAGTAAACAAGCAATGGATAATGAACTAGTAGTAACAGATACTGCTAATGGAGAGATTGTATATACATTCTCATACAGTTCTTTTGAGAGAGTTCATCATCTTCCACCAAGAGAGTTTATTAATGGCAAGATATACAAAGCAAAAATAAGAGTAAAGCTTTCTGATGGGACATACTCGCCATATTCAAATGAAGTAGAATTTAGAACATTTAAAACTCCTGTTCTTGATATCATAAGTATTGATGGAGAAGGGTTTGTTTATAACCAAGATGTTACATTTCAAGCCAATTACACACAAGCAAATGGTGAATTAGTTAAGACATACAGATTCAGTTTATACGATGAAAATGAAGACCTTATACTAAACTATCCAATTAGAACTCCATCAGTAGCAAGTGTATTGAGTGAAACTATCACAGGTCTTGAAAGAGGCAAGGGTTACTTCATTGAGTGTTTAATTGAAACTGTAAATGGTGTTGTATGGACGCATCGTGAAAAGTTCATTCCTATGTACATCGTTCCTTCTGCAAATGGTCTGATACAGACAGTAAACGACTATGACGAAGGTGTTATCAGGATTACCACAAACCTAAAACAAATCACTGGTACTCAGGTAAAGGGAACTCCTCAAGTAGATAACGATGGAAATGATTCTAACAACTATAGTTACATTAATGATGAGTGGATTGTAATTCCTAAAGAGAGACCTGTTATCTTTCAGGGATTAGGAATGAGCAAGGCATCTGACTTTGTAATGAAGCTGTGGTGCAAGAATATCCCTAATGGAACTAAATTCGCAGAAGTTAGTCCTCCTGAAGATACAGGGATCGCAATTCAATTTTGGAAATATGATAACAAGATTGTCGCAGTAAAAGAGTATAGTGGAGTTACATCAAGATATCGCTCAAACATTGTAACGATACCAAGTGGCGCAGAGTTTATGGTGTACGCAAAGGTAGTTGAGCATAGAATTGACCTATCTCTAAAAATACTGTAAGAGAGGTGATAAAGTGATAATTGATTACAATTTCTTTGGTTTAGAAGAAGGCGCAGTCTTTGACACGCCAATATGTACAGATATGCTGGATGAACTTCAGTTAAATGAAGGGACATATGATGAAGCTTATATCGACTTAAGTAAAAATATCGTAGATGACAACGTTAAACCTACATCATGGGGATTCACTACGATTATGGATGCTAAGTTTACAAGTGACTTAGATGCTGGTTCTATAGGTATGGATGGCTTTAAGGTTACGCATATCATGCTCTATCGTTCAGTTTATGGCACAAGTAAATGGGATGCAATTGGTATCTTTGAATACGATGAAGATTACAATGTTTATGATTATGTTGATAGATATACTCAAAATGGAATCATGTATCAATATGCGATCGTCCCTGTTGCTAATGAAGTACTTGGTGAAAAGACAGTTTCTCAACCAATTGAATCTTCATATGAAGGTATCTTCATAACTGACAGAAAAGAAAATAGAAGACTAGAGTTTGATATCACTATGGGTGAAGTTGTTTATAATACAAACTCAGCATTGAATCAGCCAATCAATAGTGGATATCCAATCGTAACATTCGGTCAGAGTAAGTATAGAAGTGGTAGCTTAAGTGTTCTACCATTATCTAGAGAGACCATTGCTCTTGCTGGCGGTGGGATTGACAAGTTTGCAGAACAGGTTAACAGACAGGAATGGGTTGACTTCTTAAACAATGGTAAAGCAAAAGTATTAAGAATGGACAATGGTGTCCTGATGTTAATTGTAACACATAATGTTACGCAAACTCATAAAGAAGGGGATTTACTTCGCCCATTGGCTAGTCTGCAATTTGACTACACAGAGATTGGTGAAATCACCTTCGATGCTATGACAAAGACTGACTTGCTTTCAACTACTGCATTTGAAAGAAAAACAACGTTTAACGAGAATGGGGCTGTTGTAAGTGGCTAAATATGTTCAAGGTAACGTGGTTATGGGAGCGAAATATCTCCCTAACATAGCTAATTACGCTGACCTTCATCTTCAACCTGTAAGAAAGCTTTATATAACAATCGAAGTATTAGATAAGAACAATGATACCATCGAGACAGTTCAGGGCTTATCTACGGGTGGAAGCTTAAGTGTTTCAGGAGACAGTTTGATAAAGAGGACAGGTAGTTTAAGCTTTGTCCTCTTTGATAGCTTACTACCAAAAAGAGGTAGTTTGTTATGGATGACTAATAAGATTAGAGTTTATGCAGGAATTGAAAACAACATGTCAGCAGATGGAGACCTTACAAACTTCTGTCTAGGAACATTCTTCATTACTGAGCCGAGCATTGATATCTCTAGGGATTCTCGTTCTATCAGTATCTCACTGCAAGATAATATGATGCGATGGGAAGAAGAGTACTTAGAGAATAAGTTGGTGTTTGATGCAGGAACGCCACTATATACTGCTGTAACTTCACTGATGAATCTGTATGGAGAATGGAATATTGACATTGAGTTTACTGACTTGAAGATTCCATATACATTAGAGTTTAATGAAGGAGAGTCAGTTCTAGACATCATTACTAAGCTTAGAGACTTGTATATGGATTGGGAATGCTACTATGATATTGATGGTACATTTGTCTTTAAACATGTTGATATTCAACTAGAAGGTGGAGAGCCTGTAGCGTGGACTTTCGACAAAGAGACAGACCTAATCACAACGTTCAAAGAATCATTCTCATACAAAGGTGTAAAGAATAGATGCGTAGTAATTGGTCAAATGGATAGTAAGGGTGTTACTCCAAGGTCAGAAGCCAATATCATTGACGAGAATTCACAATTTCATAGAAATGAACTAGGAACTAAAACAATTGTTGTCGTAGATACCACATTGGGAGATGTACTGCAATGTGATGCAAGGGCAAGATATGAGTTGTATAAGGCTAGTACATTTCAAGAAAAACTAGAAATCAACACACTTCCAATTTATTACTTAGATACAGGGAATGTAATTGAAGTTAGAAACCTAGCAACAAAAGAGATGGAGAAGTATGTAATTGACTCAATAAGCATTGGCTTAGGGATTGAGGATGAGATAGGCTTATCTTGTCACAAAGTTTACTACAATCAATTTGAGACTATCGGTGGCTCTCTAGGAGATTACCAAGCTATTGCTGATACAGTAATCAATGGCATTCAAAATCTAGGCTGGCTATCTCTTTCTGAGAAGCGAGTTAAGGATTACTTCGGTTTAGAAGGCGATGGGTCAGACTTGATTGTTAGATTCGAATACGAAGGTTTACATGGTGTTACAGCTTATGTTACTGCATTCCTTGATGAATCTAGACAGACTCTTACAGTTGACTTGGCTGACTTTGAAAGCACAGGTGAAAATGGAGACACTGGAAATGGTAAAGAAGAGTACAGCGATCGAATTCTAGGTCATGAAATGGTTCATGCCATTATGAACAATGCTCTCACAATCGACAAGACAAAGGATATGCCTGAATGGTTTAAAGAAGGTATGGCTGAACTTATCCATGGTGCTGACGAGCGATTGAAAGCTATCATTGTAAAAGATGGTAAAGTAGATAATACGCTTGTAACTTCACTGGTTAATCGATGTGTAGAACTCCTAAATGGCGCATCATTTAAGTCTGAAAACATGGATTATGGAGCAGGATATGTAATCTCAGGATTCATTGATATGAACTTAACTTCAGGTAAAACTATGAAGGATTTCATGTATTCTATCAAGATGTCTAATAAGAGTGGAGATGAGGCTGTAAAAGAGGCAATTGTTAATACGATGCCTTTTACAACATACGAGCAATTTGTAGCCAACTTTACTCAGAATGGATTCAACCATGTAAAGATAAACCTAACGCTTAACCCTACAGGCGATGAAGTAGATACAGGTTCTATTGCTGGTACAGACCATAGAGGATCAGTTCCTTTAAATGCCGAAGACATCTTTGACAACAGCAAAGCAACTCAAGGTGTATCTGCTATAGGATTCAAAGTCGGATTTGTAAGACCATAATCTTTAAACAAAATTATTAAAACAGTTGACATCAACTTGGTGCGGTGCTATAATTGGTTATAGAGTTAATTAATTGTAGCACTAACCAAAAGTATTGATGGTAAGGAAGGATGAACAATTTGGCGAATAGAAGTACATTTCCACAAAGCGTGGACACATTCACTGAACTCTTTGACCTGCCACCAAGTTTGGTAGCAAAGGCTAAGAGATATCAGGAATTAAAAATTCAGCCTACATTAACAGCAAGTGAACAATCAGAATTGAATAGTATAACTACTCAATTAGATGGCTACATTATCTCTCCTGAAGTGTTTAACAAGATGAATGATGCAATTACTAATGTAGAGACATTCTTTCTTAATAATGTTGATGGTTACATTGACACAAAACAATTAGAATGGGCTTCATATGTTAATGCATTTAAACTTGCAGGAGTATACAATGCTACTACTCAATATAAGTTCCAAAACATGGTTACTTATAATGGAGACCTTTACCTATGCACAAAAGATGCAAAAGGTGTAACTCCTACAAACACAGCTAACTGGCAGAAGATATCTGTCAAAGGAGACAAGGGTGACGTTGGGCTAGGATTGGCTTATAAGGGAAATTATGACGCAACAAAAGCTTACGCATTAGGGGATGCAGTAACTTATAATGGTAGCATCTACTATGCTAAAGTCGCAACTACTGCAGGACAAGCGCCTACAGATGCAACTAAATGGATGTTATTTGATAAGACATATGTCGGCTCAACTGCTCCATCAAATGCACAACAAGGCGTAACTTGGATTCAAGAAGTATAGGTGACAAAAGATGAGTGCTGAACTACAGAGAAAGCTAATAGAAACAATTGAGATTTTAGTAGATGAAGCTATCAAAAAGACACCTTACACATCATCTAACATTGGGCTAGTAAAAGAGATTAATGGCTTTGAGTGTACAGTTGAATTTCTTGGAAGTGAAACTAAGTGTACGATGGCTGAGCATCTTCACACTTTTATCAAGGTTGGAGATATTGTTGTGATACAAGACCTTTATAACAATAATATCAATAAGTTTATCGTGAATAAGCTAGGTGAGACTACGTGAGCAAGGAAATTCAGAGTAGTTTAATAGAAGCTATACAGACAATTGCAGGGGCTAAACTTGATAATGTAAACTTTACTAAATCATACACTGGAATTGTAAGAAGTACAGATGGCTTAAAAGCTATTGTTGAGGTTCTAGGTAGTGAATCTGAATGTATTATACCTCACAACCTAGCTTCCTTCATTGGCAAAGATGATATCGTAATTGTCCAAGATATTACTAATGGAAATCTTCGAAAGATTATTCAGGGTGTTATATCGTCTATAAATAAGGATATGTTTCATATCTATGATCCAGTTGAAGATAGAATCGTAAGTTCAGTTGAACAGTTATGGGATGAAGATTTGGGGATGGCAATCGATATCGTATTTGAAATGGAATAGAAGGGAGACTTTAAACCTTGACAGTTAAAAAAGGTAAATATAATTTTCATAATGGTACAGGTTTTGACACGTATCATTTAGAGACTCAGCCGAGTCAAGTTAAGGTATTAGATGCAAATGGCAATGTTACATCTAACCTTGAAGAGTTATTGCTCACAGGGAAGTCGGTAACAGGAGTTGCATTAAGCACTGTTAATACTACAGGATTATATATGGTTAAGGATTGTACAGATGCTCCAATTACAATGGCATCAGGTACAGCTTATCTAATGTCTGTAGAGACAACAGGAATGATTGTTAAACAGGTATTTTATGACCGCCAAAACAATAACACTTACACTAGACCAATCTATAATGGAACTGCTGGTTCTTGGATTGCTACAGGTAAAGCTACTAGTGATAGTATTGCAAACTTACAGACAATTGTAGGTAGCTTAACTTCACTAACTACAAGCAACAAGACTAGCATCGTCAATAGTATTAACGAGGTTCAATCAGAGGTAAATAGCGCTTCAAGTGCAATTGTGCAAATTCAAGCTGACATCGCTTCATTAGATGCAGATTCTACAAATCATAACCATGATAGTAGATACTTACAGCTTACTGGAGGATCGCTAACTGGCAAGACTTCAATGAAAAACAATACTTCATATGCTGGAAAGAATACTAGTGGTGCTGACTTAAATGTTGGTAAAGTAGATGGTTCTAACCAAGTAGTACTAGGTGATGTTGGTGCAAAAGCTGTTATTCAAGCAAGTGCAGGAGACCTGAAGGTTTCTAATGGAACAACTTCTTATAAAGTATTCCATGCAGGAAACATGGGCGCTGGGAGTGGATTGGACGCTGATAAACTAGATGGTTTAGATAGTGGAGCGTTTGCAAGGCAAGATGAGTATAACAACCACTTTAAAGGAGACCAATTCGTTGAGAATAGTAAGTCTATTGTAATAAAAGCAAGCAGTGGAAGTTCTCAAGCAGGGAATCTATTCTTCAGAGCAGGAGATGACACTCAAAAGGCTAAGATTACAGCTACCGCAAATGGAGATTTAACTATGACAGGTGGAACTGTAACAGGTCATACTTTTAAATCCGATGGTATCTTAGAATCAGTATACAGTCATCATCATGATGCAACTAGTAGAGAAGTTCACAAGCGCTTTGTTAAAGATGGAGACAATGGAATTGGATTCTTCATGAACACTAGTGGTCAATTTGGAATGCATGATTGGAAGAGTGGTCAACGAGTTATGAACGTTGATAGAGCAAGTGGTGAAGTTGAATTTGTAAAAGCTATTAAGATTAATGGTAAAAAGGTTACTGTTCAGTCAGTCGCTCCACCAAATCCTGAGAATGGCGATATTTGGTTCGATATTTAATTGAGCAAAAGTATTGACAATGTGAGGTGATATATGTGGGACTGATAAATAAGTTCGTTGATGGTGAGCCAGTTTCAATCAATCCAAAAGTATATAAGGATGGTCAATGGGTAGATGTTGATGCTTATAAGTATCAAGATGGAGAGTGGGTTAACATGACCTCTCAAACCTACACCAAAACATTCGAAGCTACTTGGACGCAGTCTTATCGTGATACAAACGAAAAGAGAAGTGATTGGAAGGCTGGAAAGCTATGTCAAGGTGAGTATGTTCAAGAGCCATGGGGAATTCAACGTTCTCTATGTGGATTTGGAGATATCAAATCTGAACTGGCTGGTGCTAAGATTCTAGACGTTGAACTTTATCTTAAGAACCAACACTGGTATTACTATGCAGGAGGGAAGGCAGTTATTGGTTATCACAACCATGCTTCTGAGCCTTCAATGTTTAGTTATTCTAAGTATGGTGCTGTAACAGAAGAGTTTAGTTCTAGAGGACAAGCTAAGTGGATTCAGATGCCTAAGTCGTTCGGTGAAGGCATTCGTGATGGAGATTACAAGGGTATTAGCTTATTCGCAAATACTACTAATCTAAGTTACTATGGTTACTTTTATGGAGTCGCAGATGGCTCTAGTAAACCAAAGTTAAAGATAACTTATTCAAAATAATAGAGTGGAGAGAATGAGACTTTCTCTCCACCAATAAAAACTAGGAGATGTTGTATAGTGGGAAAAATCGCAGACTTATCTTATTACCAAGGAACAATTGATTTCTCAAAGGCTAAAACAGAATTGGATTTAGCAATTATTCGAACTCAATATGGTTCAGGAAAAGAAGATTCAAAGCACAAAGAGTACGAAGCTGGATGTGACGCTAACGGAATTCCTTATGGAAATTATGCCTACGCACGTTTCGTTTCAGTAAATGATGCGATCCAAGAAGCTAAAGATTTCTTAGCACGTAAGGGCGCAAACTCTAAGTTCTTGGTTGTTGATGTAGAGGAAATGACCACTTACAATCAAGCAGACCTTATTCCTGCAACTCAAGCATTCATCGATTATCTTCACCAAAATGGAGTAGCTAAAGTAGGTTTATACACTGGTAACTCATTCTATAAAACTTATGGTATGGGCGCAGTAAAAGCTGACTTCGTGTGGATTCCAAGATATCGACTAAATGATGATGGAACGCTTCACACTGTTAAACCTGACTATGCTTGTGACCTATGGCAATTCACTCAAAATGGTAAACTTGCTGGTGTAGCTGGCGCTGTTGACCTAAACGTGTTGAATGGTGAAAAGCCACTTGAGTACTTCACTGGAATTGAACAAAACATTGTTGCTGATGTATCAGTTGTTGGTGACGTTAAAGTTTACCCATACGTTCAAGTAACTGGCGATGTATGGATGCATTCTACGCCTGATTTCAATGAATCTAGTCGTGTTCGTGTTCTTAAAGCTGGTGAAATCTTCAAGAATTATGGAACAGTTAACGGCATGATTGCGATCGGTGGAGGTTATGTATCTGAAAAGTACATGACAACTATTAATCAAGTAGCCAAAACTACTGGCGATGTTTGGACTCATAAAACTCCTGACTTCGATGAAGCTTCTCGTGGTCAAGTACTTCCTGCAGGAACTAGCTGGAAGATTTATGGTGAGACTTCGAATGGCATGTTCAAGGTTGGCGCTGAGTACGCTTCTAAATCTTACATGACAATCGTTTAATTAAAGAAAAAGTATTAACAAGGAGAGGGAAACCTCTCCTTTAATTATAAGAAGGTGAGTATCGTGAGAAGAGGGGACATTGTATTTGTTCAAGGCAAAGGGATTATATCCAGTTTTGTTAGATATTTTGACCGTGGTACTTTCAGTCATTGTGCCATAGCAGTTTCAGATTCAAGAGTAATAGAGGCTAATTATGATACAAAAGTTGCTGTAAGACCTATAGAGAAAGATAAGTGTAATATAATAGAAGTTATTGATTTGGGGTTAAAACCTGAGCAGAGAAGAAACATCTACAATGCATCTATGAAGTATATTGGTAAGAGATATGATTATACTCAGATATTATGGTATGTACTGCGAAAGGTATTTCATCTAAAAGGAAGAAACAAGTTTAACAATCCTAATCATATGATATGCTCAGAACTTGTATTTCTTGTATTAGATGAAATTGGCGCACTTAAAGACTTGGGAATTAAAGAAAGTATTGATCGTGGAATTGACCTTACTCCAAACGAACTCTACGACTTGGTAAAGTATGTATCCACGAAATAGACCTCTAAAAATTTCCGACACGATAAGCAAAAAAATAAGGACTAGTCTACGCAACTAGTCCCTTTCTTTCTTAAAGGAGAAAGATTATAAAGATTCGTTATGCTGATTAAAGCGATAACATAGAGTATCTTAATTGTAACAGAGGTAGTTACGCAAATCAATAAAAGATGTATATGAGATGCATGTAAAATGCAGAGAGTGGTACATAATTTATCCATACTTTCCTTTTCTAGTTTACATAACATATATTCTCGGAACTCTTTTAGATATATCAAAATAAAGAGTTGACTTAAGAAAGTGAGACAGAAAAAAAAGAGAAAAAGTCGATATGTTCAGCTATCGACTTTTCTCCATGCCATTATCTTATTCTCATATAAGCAATTGTCAAGGGTGTGACAATTTACATATATTGTACCACAAATTATGTTCGTTGAACATATGCTTTGTAAATAAATCTAACCAAAAGAGCCAAGCTTCCCCAAACAACAACTAAAGGTGTAATGTTCATTAAGAAATCCAATGAAATACCTCCTACGTTAAATTATGTTATTACATACTTAGTTATTCTCTATTACTAGTATAAAATCCTTTATTTCTTAATAAACGTCCTGTACAGGAAAATGACAGCAAGTATCACCACAATAGCGACTACAAAAATTGGAATTATGCTTGTAATTATATCCACACTAACATCCCCTTTAAATTTGAGTCTATTATACCATGAAATATATATTGGCTAAATGTGCCAAATGTTATATACTTATTCTTGTAATAACTTAATATTACATTGTTATTACATAGAACTCAATAGCACGAAGGAGGATTCGAATGAAAAAAGTTAAAAAGGCTATCGCAACCTCTGCAATCATATTGGCAGTAGGCGCTACATCTTTGATTCCAACACAATCCTTCGCTTCTGAGGCAAGTACACAAGTATCACAATCAGTTCCTAAAGGAATACAAAAAGCCCAAGCATTAAACAAGTCGCTTGAGCAAAAAGAGTTGAAGAAACATTTAGACCGCAATGGTAGAATGCGTATTCAACCACATGTGCCTATCGTTATTAAATTTGACGATGGTAGTAAGATTAAGTACGAAGTAGAGGCATACGACACGCCTAACTCTCCCAAAGTTAACACTAAGTCAGGCGTGTCTGCTGAATCTACCATGACAGCTTCTGCTGTAAGGTATAAGACGTATACCGTAAAGAAAACGTATTTTTATGGTGTAGCCAACTTCCAAGTTAAGTTGTATACAGATGTCAAGCACAGTGGTAGATATGTATACGTACAAAGGAAGTATGATGGCTTCAATGGAACGTATGCTAAATGGTGGGGCAATAAAACAAGAACTCTCGACAGCACAGGCTACAATAGTGACTATGCTACGACAGAAGCCTATGGTTATTATAGCTTAGACGCTCCGGGGGCTGGAAACTACTTTAATGGCTCTTATCGTATTCGTGCCGACATTGACCCTGCTGGCGCAGTATACCTAAGAGTGATCGACTGATATTATCAAAGGTCTCTCTCCCTTAGATAATTCTCAACTATCTCTTTTACCATCTCTCTAAAAGAGTCCTCTTTCTGAGGACTCTTTCTTATTGTTATCTCTTTTGAGATAGAATTAACTGTTAAATAGACAGTTTCCCCTGCTTCTACTTCTGCAATTTTCGCTACTTCTGCTGGAAGCGTAACTCCTAGAGAATTCCCTATCTTAGAAATCCTTCTCTCGATTTCAAGTTCCATTAATCCACCTCCTCGCTAGTATATAATACCATATAATATATAGAACATAAAAAAAGGAAGACAGCTTGGTAGACTGACTTCCTTTTTTCTCTATGCGTGTTGTAAACTGATTGCAAATGTAATCAGAAAAACATAATACTTATATATTATAGCATATTCTTCGTTAGATTCCTACTCTTTCTTTGCATCAAATTCAACGCCATCAATCCTATTCGACTTACTGTCATTAGTCATATTGACACCTCCATACATATTATAACCGTTCAAACAAGTATTATGTGTACTTAAGAAAATATTGAAATAGCAATATACTTTCATTAGTGTATACAGTTACACAAGTTGTAGACAAATAGATAATTATTCTACAACATATGTAAGTGATGAAACATTTTCGTATTTAATGCTCTAGTATTTACTCAACTAACAAGAAAACCATGACCTTTATTAGTCATGGTTCTTAATGTGTGTTTTGTGTGTTTGTCTGTTGTAAATGCATTAAATATATAGAGAACAATGGTTAATTAATTACTTACCAATAAACTGTTGCGTCCAATATGAACCATCAGCAACGTAGCCAATACCAATCTCTGTATAGCTACTGTTTAGGATGTTAGCTTTGTGACCACTGCTATTCATCCAAGCTTTCATTACTTCTGCAGGAGTCTTCTGTCCATAAGCAATGTTTTCACCTGCAGAGTTATAGCTGATACCAAATGACTTCATCATTTTAAATGGATCGCCATATGTAGGTGACGTATGGTCAAAGTAATGTTTGTCATGCATGTCAGCAGATTTAAATCTCGCTACACGAGATAGTTCTGCATTTATCTTAAGTGGTTTTAATCCTGCTTTTGCTCTTTCCTGATTAACAAGGTCGCCAACTTGTTTCTCATAAGCACTAATTGTCACGCTTCCTGTAGATACTGCATTAGAAGATGAATTAGATGTAGTTCCTGTGTTGCTAGTTGAAGCTGGTTTTAATCGAATGATTGAGCCAACTTGCATATTTTGTGGATTAACTGATGGATTTAACTCCATTAGTTTCTTATAATCTAAGCCATACCTTTTAGCGATGAAGTAGAAAGTGTCTCCACGATCAACTTTGTACGCCTCGAATGGAGGCTCTTTATACATACTGATTTCTGCTTCTGCTTTATGGTTTGCAAAGAATGGATAACTCCAGCAAGTTATCGAAGCCAATGCAGTAGCAATAATAAATTTCTTCAATGTTTTCCCTCCTCATGATTTATACTGACAGTTTATGAATTTGTCACTGTCACTTTAAATATTAAACCATGAGTGTAAAACAAAAGCGATGGTGAGTTACTACCATCGCTTGATTATACAGGTATTAGATGAATTTCTTTCCATTTGATTTCCAGTGTAAATACTCTATATATTGCTCAACATTAGCTAATTGATCCTCGGATAGACTGTTTGTTAAGACTTTGAGATGTGATGAGTTGTCACTTTCTACGCCTAGTAAATAGTCAGTTGAAACATTGTACAGCTTAGATATTCCAACCAAGGTTTCAAACGAAGGCTCTCTTACACCTTGCTCGTATGAATAGTATGTACTAGATGCTACTTTTAGACATCTAGCTATATCTTCAACCCTAAAGTCTCTTGATTCTCTAAGGTTCTTTAATGTTTTAGTAAAATGACTCAACCCATGAACACCATCCCATTATTCATAGCCCATTCATGAGCCTTTTGTTCTTTAGTTCTAAATGCAAAGAATAAAGATGGCTGATTATCATTTTTGGCTAAAACAGTTAGATATTCATCGAAATCAAGAAGTTTAAAGGATACATGGTCATACTCAGGCTCTTTATTTTCATCAAAGAAGCTTAGAGTATATAGCGTTGGGTCAATTGCCTCTCCCTTACTATTGACGATAAAGCAATGTCTTGCCATCATATTACTAGTGGCATGAACATATCCATATGCCACCTTCCAATCTCTCTCTCTAAAACATTCAGTGTACTCTTCAAAAACTTCCCAAACATTATTGTAGCAATGTTTGGGAAGGATATTGTCAGAGCATGTTTCGTAAACCTGTCTGCTCAGTTCTTTATTTAACTTGTGTTTCATTACTGTCATCGGACTACTTCTGCCTTCCTTTTATCGGAAATTGATGTAACTGTCGCTCTTCTACCTTGAGGTCTTTCACCTGTAGCTTTCTCCATTAGGATACTGTAGATTGCTCTGAATCCACCGCCTCCACCGCCTCCAAAGACAATGTTTCCTTTTTGACCTTTAACGCCACCATAGTTAGACCACTGGCTTAAGTTATAAGTCCAATCAACGCTGTGAATGATGTCGAATATCTCTTGGTCAGGCAACTGAAGGTCTATATAATTTCTAGCATGACAGATGAATCTACAGATAGCCTTGATTGCATAACTCTTATCTGTAATGTACTTGCCTCGTGTGTCGATATCAGGTGGCAAAGCATAGAACAATTTAGAGAATGTGTCGTTGACAACCATCTTAAGTCCATCATAGTTCTCATTAGTTAAGAATGCATAGTCCTGTTTTAACTCTGCTCCTAGAATCTCTCTTATTGATTCGTAGATAGTACTCAATAGGATTGTATTAGGGTTATTCTTCCCACTAATAGACATCTTGTCCATTTCGACTCCATAATGAACAAAATACTTGTTCTTTTCAGCAAGTTCTCTAGCCATTTTAGAGAATAGGTCAGTCTGATTAAGGCGAATATTAGCATTTCGTGAAGGACGCTGTGCCAAGTTGTTTAAGTCATGGAACAATTGCTTCTCTTCTGATTCGCTTAAATCATCAAAGATAATGATTGGGATAACCATTTCTCTTAACTCATATATCATCTGTTGAATTCTAGATGTCTTTAGCTTGTCCTTACTCTTGACAAACTCCTTCTCTAGATGTTCTAATGCAGTAATTACAGCCTCATATCTATGTTGACCATCGTTAATTGAAAGTTTTGAATCTTGTGTATCAATAGCTACTCGATTCTGACGCTCATCGTAAAACAATGTTCCCTTACAGGTAACTGTCATTGCTGAGAAAAATCTCATATTAACATCGTCTGAATTTAAGCCACTTAAGATGTAGCGTCTAATTGAAGCTACTTTTCGAGGGATAATATCACGTTGTACTGCAGGGAATATCTCTAAGAACTTCTTCAAGTCCTTGAATTTAATAACTGATGAATAAACATCCTTGCCAAATTGCGATCCTTTGATAGCAGATAACTGAGCCATTTGCTTCGTTTCTAGGTCTGCTTTTGTATCAAATACTGGAAGGTGTTGTTTTTGCTCTTTTGCCAATTAAACTTCCTCCTCTATGAGTTCATCCTCTTCTTCTTCACTCAACATAGTTGATTTGTACAACTCATTTAAACCTTTAAACTTCTTAGTTTTCAATAGTTCACTGTTCCCACTTTTGAGAATTTCTTGTAATGCTTCCTCTGCGGAGACAATAGTTCCATAATCTACACTGCCTTGCCATTGAGAGCCATGAATGATAACATATCTTCCATCTCTAAGCTTCGTAATCCCCTTGTGAAGCCCTTTACCACTGTTATATTCGTGTCCATCCCAACTATCAAGATTTTTGTTATATCGAACCCTCGCTACAACTTTTTCCCTATAATCATCTTCATAAACGTTAATTCTATATTCGCCCATAAATACCTTCCTCCTTTAAATTTTAACAAGTTCGTCTTATGGATTAACTTAAGTATATACTGATTTGGACAAAAGTAAACACTTTTGGGACAGATTTTACAAAAAAAAGAAGAAGGTAAATTTACCCCTTCTTCTTTTTACATATATTGCCTTCTACATCTTCTTGGATTCTACCTTCTCTAGCTTTTCTGAGAATAGTACATTTGTCTTGGTTTTTATTACATATAGAACAGTTGTGTACAATGAATTCTGCTTCTGCCTCTTTGTTGTTAAAAATACCTATATAGTCAACTGGTCTCAATACTGCATAGAACTTAGGATGCTTAGCGTCATAAAGTACTCGTTTGGTTTGCACTAGCACATTCTTATCATCCTCAATTACTATGCCAGTGAGTGAGTCACAGAGCACTTTGAAATAGTTGTTATTGTCTTGATTTGTTCTAGACTGAATGAACACACACTCTAATGTCCAATGTCCTTCTTTTGTTAATTCTATATCCCATTTCTGTCTAGTAACTTCACGCTTTAAATAAGCCTGAAATCTCTTCTTCCAATCTTTACTCTCTTTTGTCTCAAATAAATGAATCAATGCCTTGCCATTAACGATTCTCGCTGATGGACGAATGTAGTTATTAACTGAAATGGGTAGTTCATCGTAACTCATAACAAATTGAGTCAATGCTACCCATCCTTCCTTATTTACTGAATTCTGATGCTTTACCGCCAACCTTGGCTAGTAATGCCATTAGGTCTTCATCTGTAGCGCCTGTAGCAATATTTGCTTTAATCAGTGCGCTTAGAACCATCTTCATTTCATTCTTGTTTAAGCTTAGTAATACTAACTGCTCCTCCACTCAATCACCATCTTTCCAAAAGAAAAGTATCATAATTAACATCTCGATGAAGTCGCCCACTATATCCCAAATCATCCATTGTCTAAAGTACTCTTCTGATTCTGAACGCCTTCTTGGATAGTAATGTCTTCGTCTACGCTTTCTTCGCATAATTAAACGATTTGTTCAAAGAATTTGATTTTGTCCATTGGAATGAACGCTGTGCCTAGGAAGATACCTGATAATAGATGCCCTGTGTGCATATCAAATACTGTTTGAGCAATCCATGCACGATAATCTTCAGGTCGTAAGCTGTTAATAGTGAACTCTAACGGATCGCCTTCATTCATAATTAATCGTACTTCTAGTGGCTTTGTTTCTACCTCTTCCTTTACTTCTGTTGCTTCTGCTTCGATAATTTGATTTTGTTCCATATTAATTCTCCTTTGTTAATACTTTTGTTTTAATTTGTCTTAATAATAAATCCCATAATAATTAATGCCCATAATATAAGTGATAATCCAAACCCAATAAAACAACCCTTAATGAATTCCCTCATTGCTTTGTGAATCTTCTAATTTCGCCATCTACATGTTCAAAGAACATATCTACTGGTCTTGCATAAACTGTATTTTCACCTTGGCGTTGATACAACACTAAGTACTCATCACATTCAGTGTAGTAGATGTTGCCATCTGAGAAGTATCGAATATGCTTCTCATTTTCTGTGTGGAGAGCCTTGCCCGATCCTTCTGAACCTAGAACTCCAACAGCCACATTAAATGGTAATGCAATTGCGATAGTTTTGTACTTCTTTCTATTCCCCCAATGTTTATAAACATCATTTACTTTTACTGCCATGATTAGTATCCCCTTTTCGTTTATAGTTTGACTTACTCTACTACCATCCAATCTGTAGCAAACATATCTTCTTGATATGGAGATGCTACTGCAAAACCACCATTCTTAAGCTTTGCTACAATAAATCTACCATGCCATGCTGGTTCACCAGTTAGATTTCCAAGCGTCTGAACAGTCCAATATCCATCCCAAACTTTACGAGTAACCATTTTACCTTCAACTAGTAACTTTTCCATAGCTTGACCATAAGTTAAGCCTGATTCAATTACCTTGCTGTACTGCTTGTTGTTTAAGTCATGCGGTTCTGTTGAAAACTCTAGTGTCTCTTTGTCGATATAAAACACTACATCCTGACTGCTCACAAGATACATTTCATCGCTTTCCCTTGGGTCTAAAACAGACATTTTTCTTCCCTCTTCGAAGCGCATGTATCGGTGTGGCGTTACTAAAAATCCAAATTCACTTGTTACTACTAATTTATCGAATCTTGAATATTTCATGATGTTGCCTCCTGAGTTTTCATTAGTTCTTGAATCTTGTATTCGAGTTCTGTGATTCTGATGATATCTTCACGCCTACTTAATGTTTGTAGCCATGCGAATGTATCTTCGAAAGATTCAACTTTTGCTATAAGATATTTGATATCATCATAAACTTCATTGTTTAAAAATGAACTAAGAACCTTATCTTCATATTTGTCTATGATTTCTGCTAGTCGTGCCTCCAAGGTACTGCCTCCTAAAAGTTAATAATATATGGGTTTTATTAGTTACTCTTACGAGATAGTACTAGGTTCTCAGATGAGACTACTTCGTAGATTTCACCTTTAAGGCGCTTGGTCATTTCTACAACCAACTCTCCGATAGTTTCTCCTCTGACATTTGCCAGTACATTATTTACTTCTAAATTTAACAAGCAATATTCATTAGTCACCTTATCTTGAACTATTAGAAAATGAATAAAGTCTTTATAAATATCTCTTTTAAGGACAACCATATCTCCTTTATCAACTCTTACTGCCTTATCAGGTTTAGTAATATCTAATTTCATATCAATTGCCTCCCTGTTTTTCATCAAATCGAATGATTACACCACTTAAAGTTACATCTTCAATTACAAGGTCGAATAGCTTAAGAGCCTTTGCAACGTTATTAGTGTTTGCTATAAATGCGTCAAAGAAATACATTTTGTCTACTTCAAACTTAGAACCATGTGTAATTGGAACAGCATGAACTAAATTAGATTCTTTTAATTGTACAAATACTTTATCCTTCATAATTGCCTCCTACAGCCTATTCTAATTTGGTTTTCTTTAAGTCTTCTAGAATCTGATCGGCACGTTGTTTATACTCTTCGTCTCCGAATTCATTGTACATATCCATTACAATATTGTACTTATCTAGCAAGCCATCTACAGTATCTTTGAGTAACTCCTTGATAAGAGCCTTTTCAGCTTCCTGTCTGATTATCTCTTGCTCGATTTCGAAGTCCTCATCGTACTCATCTTCCCAATCTTCATCATCGTATTCATCAAACATAGCCATATCCTCATCGTCAATGAAATGTTCAATGCTTACATCGTGGAAGAGTTCAACGCTATCAATGCGCTCTACGTGTAATGTAGGAATCCCATCCTCTACGTATAGATAGAGGATAGTGTCCTTAAAAGCGATAGCTTGATTCTTTGATGGGTCAGGCTTAATATTGTTATCTTCTAGGAATCCTAGTAAATCATCTACCAACGCTATCACCTCTTATTGTTATTTGACTAAACTAAACCAGTTAGGGTCTTTCTCAAGGTAGTCATGAATTCTTGTCATTGGCTTTGCAATGAAGTCATCAAACTCCTTGTCTTGAGTGAGATTTAATACATAGTGCGCTCTGTAACCTCTCATGTCCTCTCCTTTGACAAGAAATCTTATAAAGAACTTATCTGATTCAATATATAAATTATGCTTTGATGAATGACCTCTAATGATGTCATTAGCAAGCATAAGTCTAAATAGCTTGAAGTAATGAATCTTGTCTTCTTCATTGTCAACAATTACTACGACTGAGACTCTATCGTACTTTGGATACCATACATCTCTTTCTTCCATGCTTAACCTCCTAGTAAACCATCGCTAATAGTGGGCTACGTTTATTCAATTCATTAAATGCCTTAACGTATAACTCTTTATATTTCAAAGCCTCAGCTTCATTTTCTTTAAATACTCTGTTGTATGAGTTTAGGAACTCAACAAGTTCTAATGTTGTCCATTGTTTAACTTCCATGTTAATTCTCCTTTATTTAGTGTCTCTTCACCTCACTCTCACCATGTCAATACTTTTGCTTAATGGTAAGATAAAAAGTTAGGTACTTCCTACCTCACCATTAATTATACTATTATTTAGAAAACTTGTCAACAAATTTTCGTAATTTTGAAACGATTCCAACTTCTGTGATTAAGTTAACTGAGTGTTTTACTACTGATTCATCGAATACAAATCCTGAAGCTTTTGCGTGACCACCGCCACCAAATCGCTTAGCAACTTCTGTGCCTAGGTTAATGTCATCGTGAATTGTGCGTAGAGACACTTTGTTACCACCCATATCAATAAGCATGATGTATTTTAAGTGTGGGTTGCGTTCAGATAACTCATTTCCTAATTCAGAGATATATTGCTCTGCGAACACTACTCCTACTTGATTGCCTAAGAATTCAGTTGTCTTCATTTGACGCTCTTTCATCTTAACGTATAGTTCTTTCTTGTGATTATCAATGTCTATGATTGCACGATCAACACTATCGAACATTTCTAGCCATGAACCTTCACTCACACTAAAGAATTGATTTGCCTTGAATTTACGAATCATCTTAGATGTAAACACGTTACGCCCTAGCAACCAAAACAGTTGATTTAACGCTCCTGCTTCTAGGTCATCGTATCTTGTCTTCCATTCCCAACAATCATATCTGCGAACCTTTTCAACAAATACTTGAATTGCATCTCGATAGATTTCTGTTTTGAAGAATCCTTCGTGACGAAGATATTCATAGAACATGTTTGTTCCTGAGTTTAATCCAATGACTCCATTTACTTCAACCTCTGCCCATACACGCTTGTTTAGGTCTCCTGCTGTTTTATGATGGTCTAGAAGATAGAACTTAAACATTTCATTTGCATCTAAGTCGTCAATCATATCAGCAACTCGCTCAGTAACTGAGATATCTGTGATAAAGATTGCGTCAAAACTCTTGTGTCGTCCAGCATTGATGAACGCTTCTACTTCATTGCTTGCATCTTGAGGATTACGTGTATTCTTAACTTCGATATTATCAAAGGCTAATTTCCCTACAATCTCGCATCCAATGCCATCTAAATCGTTGTGTGTGAAAAGCATTACTCGACTTTCGTTACTTAGGTTATTCATGTTTGTTTCCTCCAATTTTTTAACTATAATTAGTATATCACTCGTATATTATTACGTCAATACTTTTGTTTAAGGGTATTACTTTTTGTGGCTACCGCCTCTGCGAACCACATTGAAGTTCTTATCTTGTAGTAACTGAATTAGATTTTCAGTAGTAATAGCACCGTGGAACTGTTCATCAATTTCCTTAGCCAAAACAGAGATAGCTTTAGGAACTTCCGTGATCGGCTTGGCTGGCTCTGATACAAGTGTATAGATACAAACGCCCTTCTCAATATACTCAACATCTACTTTATATCCCATTTGATATAACTCAGCAAGTCTACCAGTGTAACGGATACATAGCTTTACTAAGTCTGTATTGAGAACGCCTTTATCTCCTGCTTCTCGCAAAGTATTCAGAACAAGTTCACGTTGAGTTGGAGCACGTTTAATTGCATCTTGATAAATAGCCACATCAGTTTTCGTTGGTTTAATAGCAGTTACATTCATTATAAGTTCCTCCAATTTGTATGTTATGTAGGGAGAGAAATCCTCTCCCATTGTATTTAGATTAATCCACGCTTAGCTAGTACACGTTTAACGCCTGTAGCGCCTACGCCTTTATGACGATCGATTTCAACGCCATTATCGTCTAGAAGTAATAGTACTGGAGTCTTCTCGATATTGTGCATTCCAGCCATCATTAAATGCTCATCTTTCTCAGGATTAGTAAGGTTAGCTACTTCGTCAACCTCAATCCCATTCTGCTTTAGCATCTCGTCTAGCATCTTGCATGGTGTACAATTCTCTTGCTTGAACTTGATTAATTTCATGATATCATTTATCTCCATTCTGTGTCAATACTTTTGTTTAATATAGTTTTAAATTAATCCCACTCTGTATCAATTACGAATTCAAAGTCGGCATCAGTTAACGCTCTGTGTTTAGCTAGGATGTATCCTGCGCCTTTAGTTGAGAAGAAATCGTGTGTTTTAGTCTCTGTAGACAGACCGTTCTCTACGATTGGGTTAATCTTCTTCTCTTCATAGATAGGAGTCTTCCCTAGGTTCATCATAGCTTTGTTAGCATTATAGATTAAGTAGTTCTTAACTTCATGGTCAAGACCAATAGGAGCATACAAGTCTTCTGTGTACTTGATTTCGTTCTCCATTAACTCTTTCATTAATGCTTCGACTTCATAGTCTACTTCCTTCTGCTCTTCAACAGTTAGCTTCTTATATTCTTCCTGTGCAAGAAGACCAACGTAAACTCCATGAATTGACTCATCAGCAATTATCTTGTTAATGATTTCACCTGAAGCTACCATCTTCGCCTTACCTTCTAAGCCTCCACCAGCTAACCATAAAGGCAAGAAGAATCCTGAATAGAATAAGAATGACTCAAGGAATACTGAAGCTACCATTGCTAGGTAAAGAGATTTAGAGTCAGTGATATTCTCATAGTAATGAGTGATATGTTCTGCTTTAAATTGAAGATAAGGGTTCTCTTCTACCCAATCAAACACTTCGTCTGTCTCAGTATCTGTTAAAAGTGTAGTAAAGATAGTAGAGTAACTAAGAGCGTGAATAGTCTCCATCATACCCATAAACGATAGAACTACCTTTTGATGAAGGTCTTCTACTACTTGGGAAATTAAAGGCATACCAATTGTTGCTTGCTTAGTATCTAATAGAGTTAATCCACCTAGTACCTTCTTATAAACCTCTTGAATTGCTGGGTCTAAGCGATCCCATACATTTCTATCCTTAGATGGAATATACTCAGTGTGAGTCCACATCTGCTCGATATTCTTATCATGGAATGTTTGGTTATAAGCGTTTGTAGGTCTATTCCAGTTGATCGCTTTATGAACTCGTGGAGATTTATCGAATGTTTTAGACATTAATCCACTTGCATAAGCTTGAGAAACTGTCGCTTGTACTGCGTCCATAGTAGCTTCTACGCCATTTTGTTCTATGCTTTGTGATAATTCTTCATAGTTGTTAATTGTCATGCTCTAGCAAATCTCCATTTCTTATGAGTCTTTTGTTCACCGTTAAGAACTGATTGTACTGCCTCCATATCCAAGCCATTTTCAGCTACAAATGATTCAAGGTTGTACACTTCGATGTCTTCACCTTTAGGGTTAGTAGCAATGTATTTAACAGCAAAATCATCTGTTTCAACTAATGCTTCAGACTCCTCTTCTTTAGGCTCTTCTGCAACTTCCTTAACCTCTACTTTGCCACTTAGGTCAATCTCTCCTGCTGGTTCTCCAACTGTTTCAGGAGATTCGTTGATTGTGTCAATAATATGCTTAGCTGTAATAGTTCCTGTAACGAGTGTACCGCCACCGTATGTTACATCATTCTCTGATGATTCCCATGTGTCTGCTAAACTTGAGTCTTCAAATTCACCTGTTGCGATTAATCCTGCACGAACAACTTGTTCTTTTCTTGTGTTGAAGAATCGAACTCGGCAGTATTCTACATAGCCTTCTTCTTCTAGGATGCGAAAGCGTCCAACGATATCAAATGGTTGTTTCTTGTTATTATATTTCAATGTAATTCCTCCATCAATACTTTTGTTTAGTAAGAGAGTTAGGTATTCCCGAACACTCTCTTACCATGATAACATATTTATATACTAATATCAATACTTTTGTTTAATTAAACTGTACAAGATAAACATTCGTCTAAAGTAGAAACCTTAGTTCGAGTGTAATAAAGTGTCTTAAGACCTTTCTTGTGAGCATAGATGTAGTATCTAGCTAGGTCTCCATCAGTAATATTTGCACTGTCTACAAATAACGTTGTTGAAATTGATTGGTCAACATGCTTCTGAATAACTGACATAAGGTCAATTAGCTTCATCATATCCATTTGGTATGCCTCTTTGTAGAACCAAAATGTTTGTGGACTCATGAAGGGCATTGGATAGTGAGTTGTAGAGTCTCCATATGTTCGTGTCTCAATTTTTTCAGTAATCGGCATAACGCTCGGTGTGCTATTCTGAACATAACTGATTGAGCCTGTCGGAGCGATCGCCATAAGGTACGCTGAGTAGATTCCATGCTCCATGATTAACTCATTCAATCTAGCCCAATCTTCTTGAGTAGGAATATAAATACCTTCGAATAACTTAGCTACCTTATCTGTTCTAGGGAAGTGTGATTGTTCAATGTAGCGAGTTAACGCTGTGCCTTTAGCGTATTCTGACTTCTCAAAGTCTTTGAATGCACCATGTAACTGAGCAATCTCCATAGAGCGATATAAAGCGTGATAACGCATGATTGAGAAGAATGTGTTAGCAAAGTCTTTAGCTTCTCGACTCTCATATGAAATGAAGTTCTTAGCCAAGTATCCATGTAAGTTCATTACACCTAATCCAATACTGTGGAACGCCTCATTAGCCTTCTTAACAGATGGTACTTCATCAATAGAAGTTAATTGTGTAACAGCAGTTAATGCATCAACAGCAGTTCTTACAGCTTCAGCGAACTCTTTGCTTTCCATTACATTAGCAATGTTTAAGCTTCCTAGATTACAAGAGATATCATATCCAAATGTGTTAACGCCTTTGTAACTTTGAACATCTGACTCTGTTTGAAGCTGAATGATTTCAACACAAAGGTTAGACATTTTGATTTGACCAATGTCTTTTAATAAGTGAACTCTGTTAGCTACATCTCTATTAAGAATGTAAGGATATCCACTTTCTAGCTGTGTACGACCAATCTCTTCAAGGAATACACGAGCAGAACCCATCGGCTTCTTACGAACGTTAGGGTTATTGATTAACTCTTCGTACATTTCATCCATGTGCATATCATCTAAGTGAACGCCATACTCTTTGTATACTGAGTTAGGATAGAATGAAAACCAGTTTTCATCTCTCTCTGCTAGTTCATATAGTTTGCTAGGAACAATCATACCAATAGAAAGTGATTTCAAGCGCTCTTTCTCATCTGCGTTAATCTTCTTAGTATTTAATAGAGCCTTAGAATCAGAATGGAATGCGTTAAGATATACTGCTACAGCGCCTTCTCGTTGTCCTAATTGGTTGAACTTAAGAGCGATGTCTTCTAGAATCTTAGCAATACCTACTACTGATGTAGATGCGCCTTCCATGCCTAGGATTGGTTCATCAGCACCACGTAAGATTGATAGGTTAACAGCTACTCCTCCACCAAAGCGAGATAATTGTGCTACAGCTTCGTTAATGTAGAAGATACCTTCTGTACTATCAGGCATTTGTAATAAGAAACAACTTACTAATCGTCCTGCACGAGCACGACCAGCGTTCAAAAATGTAGGCGTTGCTGGCTGAAAATTCTGCTTGATTAACTGACGAGCAATACGCTTAGCTAATTCATAATCTCCTCTTGCTAGATAAAGAGCATTAACTACAATGCGATCCTCGTAGCGTTCTAAGAAGTTACTACCATCATTTGTTTTCAGTGCATAGTTGTTATAGAATTTAAATGCAGACATGAATGATTTAAAGCGAAACTTCTCTCCATAAACCATCTTGTAAATCTCTTTAATTTGACGTTGCTTATAAGCGTCAAACACTGATTTGTCGTAGTAGTTATTCTCAAACATGTACTCTAGCATTTCATCTAAGTCATGGAAGAATTGCATGTTCTTGTTAACATAGTCTACGAAATAGGAACGAGTAGCTTCAATATCCTTATCATATTGAAATTGACCATTCTCATCTTTAATTTTTACTTCATTATTCAGTTCAATCCATTTTGCCAAACTTGCTTCATCCCTTCTATTTCTCTAATCTTAGTTGTTACGATTTCTACATCGCCGTCGTACCCACTCAACTCAAATGTGTGAAGTAAAGGTACATTATATTTGTTAGCTATGTTCTTAGCGCCTTTACAGAAGTTGTCTCCCCAATTTCTGTTGCCACTTCCAACTACACCAACTAAATGTCTGTGGTTGTAATCATACTGTAGAAACTGTTCTACTTCTTTTGGTGTCTCACCATTGCCTATTGTGTATGTGATAAGAACGAATGGCTTATTTACGCAAAGAAAAGACCCACTTATCTGAGCGCTCTCTGATAAGCCCATCTTATCTACAAAGCGTTTAACGTTACCTGTCATTGATGCGTATACTACTAACATCAAACACTCACCTCTGTTTTATATCAATACTTTTGCTTAGTGATATAATCGAAAATATTAAGACGACTATAAATTCAATTATATCACACACAAATTTAAATATCAATACTTTTGTTTAATATAATTTGTTAAGATGCTATTAATCGTTCTTGTAGATATTCTGCTAGATATGTCCGTTTATTAGATACATCATTTTTCTGAATGGCTGATACTATTGTCTTCTTGGTAGCAATTACCACACAATGAGTTCTTGTACGTGTAATAGCTGTATAGAAAAGCTGGCGAGTATTAAGAGTGTAATGGAATGGCAAAGCGATAATAACAATCTTGCTAGACGATCCCTGACTCTTGTGTACAGTGATACAATATGCAAGTTCAATTGAGCGATAGTTACCTTCATAAATCTTAACTCTACCAATACCTTCGAAGTTAATAACCATGTACTTATCGCCATCTTCATCATCGCAGTCAAATCTCTCTAGGATGCCTACGTTACCATTGAACACTGGACAAGACATATTATCTTCATCTACAGCATTATAGTTGTTCTTAACGTTGATTACCTTATCTCCTTCACGAAGATAGTAGCCAACCTTCTCTTCTACCTCTTCTCCAAACTCATTCTTCTTCTTAGTAACCTTACCTAAGAAATACTCTTCTTTATCCTCTCTAGCAGGATTGTAGATTTTCTGACAAGCGTTATTTAAAAGAAGGCATGATGCTTTACCCTTCTCACGTTGCTGAGTAAGGATTTGAATATCCATTATATCTTCTGTTTGGATGTACTTATAAAACTCTCTCATAACATGCAGGAAGATATCCTCGTCTGAATCAACTAAGTCATACTCTAAGTCCTGTAGTTCACCGTGAACAACACGACCTGTTTCTCTTCCAAGAATCTGCTTACCTTGACGAATGGCAATACTATCTGTAACAACAGCAGACTTTTGTGCTTGACGATGAATCTGAGTTAATGTCATGGTAGGAATTACGCCACTCTTAATCATAGGAATCATGATTGGGATACCAATAGCCTCTAACTGTTCACTATCTCCAAGCATGATAATCTTAGCGCCTGTTCTGACAGCTAGTAGTAAGTGACCAAATAGTCGAGCATCTACCATTGAAATCTCATCGATGATAATGATATCGTATGGCAATGGGTTCTTTTGATTGTAATAGAATCCACTTTCAATTGGAGAGAATCCTAATAAGCGACTGATCGTAGAGCCTTCCTTACCAGTAACTAAAGCCAAGTTGTTTGAGGCTTTACCACTCAATGCACACTGAGCATATAGATAGCCTTTCTCTTCTAGGATATCTGCTACTGCTTTAAGAGTTGTGGTTTTACCTGTACCACCATAACCTTGTAGAATTGACACGTTATTCTCTAACATCATAACCATAGCTTCATTACGCTGTTGGTCAGTGAATTTCCACCCCTGAGCCTCTTCTACTGCATCAACAAACTCTTCCCATCCTTCATAGTCAAAGTCATTCTCTGCTTTAAGAAGTCTCTCTAATTGGTCTGCTACTAGTAGTTCAAGTCTTTGGAATCCTAGAAGAGAGATTTTACCCTTGTCTTCTGTTAGATAAAACTCTTCATCTTCAAGAAGCATTCTGCCTAACAAAGCCTTATCCACATCAGGAATAAACTCTGCTGTAGCTTGAATCAAATCCATTGGAGTTGACCATGTGTTACCATTGTTAGCTTGCTCCTGTAGCATGAACATCAGAAATGATTTAACTCGCAAACTAGCGCTTGGGTCTTTACCTAGGCTTAAATATATCTTGTCGCATGACCTGAACGAATAGCCATCAATGCGCATTAACTCATATGGGTTCTCTTTAACCTTTGCTACAGCCAATTCAGGAGAACCATAGTAATCTGTAATCTTACGAATACTCTTAGGCGTTAAATCATATTTACTTAACTCGATGTATGCGAATGAGTAATCCTTTTGTGATTCATAGTGTTCAATGATGCGCTCTGCAGTCTTCATGCCAATACCACTTGCCTTAATAAGCGATTGAATATCCTTGTTCTCGATCGCTCCAATAGGATTTGATAATACTTCGAACAGCGCATTTACTTGTCGTTTGGTTAAGATGATTTCTAAGAAGTCTCTTACCGAAGCTTCATCTTGAGTATCTAAGTCAACGTTCTGTCTCATGAAAGCTAGGTCATAGCTTATTCCAAACGTAGGATGTCTATCTCCCTCTTCTGCAATGAAGTAATACTCTTGACCTTCTTTTAATGGAGGCATATCACCTTTAAGAGAGAATGTGCGGAAGTCTTTGTGAACTTCAACATCTCCTTCTTCCATTTCAATTGGTACGAAGGATGCGATAGCCCAACCTCCACCTGTTGAATAAACACCTTTTGGATACATGATTTTCTTTAACTTTGCTGTTCCTTTAACTGTAGCCAATATAATTCCTCCTATCGAATTCTAATTAATTTTGCTGAAAGGCTAATCCATCTGTCGTTAGGGTTATGAATATTGATTCTAGCGTATCTAGCCTTTGTAAATAGATGATTAGGAAATGATTCTGTTCCCATAACATTAACTCCATCCATAGACCATTCAATCTCTGAAACCACATGCTCTGACTGTAATTGTGCTAGTGCTAGTACTGGGATTGTTTCACTTGCATGCCAACCTATATCCATTAACGCTACCCTGTCGAACTCAGAGAGGTCTATCCAATGACTCTTGGCTGAAGAGTTAATAGGAATAAACTTGTCATTAAATACTTGAATTACACTGTACTTTTCATTTATTGGATATGAGAAACTCATCTTGTTACCTCCTATTGTCAATACTTTTGTTTTACTTAGTTAGTAAAGAAGAATCGAATGCGTAAATAAGCTGACGTAGAACTCCTGCAACTTTCTCATCTTGTTCTTCTTTTGATAAATGATCGTAGCTTACTTCACCAACAGCCTTAAGAACTTTTGCCATATGTTGAGGGTTTTTAAACGTGCGCTCAACAACGCCTACTTCTTGATGTTCAAGCATATCTGCTAATACCATTGTTAATAAGAATCCTGCTTGCTCTTTGTCCATTGCTACCATTTTCTTTGTGTAATTATTCATCTTTATTCCTCCATTTGTTAATACTTTTGTTTAAGACCGATATAGATAGTGTAGCACGAATGCCACACCAAAGTCAATTACTTTCTATTCTTTAATTCATCTAGAATTTCTGACAAAGGCTTAATCTCGCCTTCTCTAACCGTATTCCTTCTCTCCTCACGAACATGTTCTACAAAAAGCAATAACTCGTCCTGCGTTAGCATGTTTTGAGGCTTGATAGTAGTAGTGTAATAGTGGCGCAAGTCAGCTAGGAAATCATAGCCTTCAATATCTTGCTCTGCATCTAACATAGAATTAAGCGTGAATTTCACGATGTCAAGATAAGCTTCCCTTGGTAATTGTTGCATAGACCATTCCCCCTAATAATAATAAAATCAGACTTTTATTAATTATATCTGCCTATCAAAATGAACTTTTGTACTCTCTAATTTCCTCTATATCTTTGATGATTGTCTCTCCTAGACTGTCATAGTCATTAGGGTTGAGTTCCCCATAATCTGCATGTTCAAGTACACTAAATGTTTCAGTCCTGTACTCGTCTACATCTATGCCTTTAGAAGTCATCCAATCTTCAACTTCAGCCATTAATAACTTTTTCTTCTGAGCCATTTCATTTGCACGAATTATCTTATTAACAATGTGCTTTGGTATCTTATTCATGGTGACACCCTTTCTAGAAGCTAACACTGATCGTTGCGAACTCACACTTACCATAGTACTGCCTTATATAATTATAGGCATCTGTAGTGTTTTCAACCCTGTCGTACATAAGTTTCCCTGTTGTGTTATCAAGAAGAGCAAGCTTACCATCCTCAAGCTTAATGAGTCGAATAATACGCCTGTCCTCTTCTACAATAAATACATCGCCAACTTCAAAGTCAGAGAGCAACTCTTTCTTCTGAATGCTTATGTTAAACATACTTCAGCCACCACGCTTTCAAGAAGTAAACTGATATTTGCATTATCACCATCATCACTAATATAAGTGGAAACCCAATACCAGCAATAAGTCTCATTCTCTTTTTAAGAGGAGTGACATTGGCAGTCACTTTAGTCATGTATAAAATAGTGACTGCGCCAATCGCCATACCTCCTAAGAGATTCACATAGAAATCATGCATTACTCTTCGCCTTCTTTGTATTCTAAAAATTCGATTAGGTCAGCCTCAGTAATCCTAAGTCTCTCTAATTGACTCGTGTCAAGCTTGAGAGCGTAGTCTATAACCATGCGCTTAGAGCCTTTTACATCCCTCTTCATCTTTCCATGTTTCAACATAGCCTTAAAGATAGGATATAGTCCATCGTAAAACTTAAGATGTGATTCTACTTTTGGATACTCGTCCATTCTGATTCCACGTTTTAGATATTCGATAGGAGATAGCTTCTCTCCTGCAAATCTAGTCTCTATTTCGTCTGCTATACAGTGCAACATCCATTTCTCTGCTTCAAATTCAGAGTTTATGTAATACAAGATATGTGGATATTTCTTAAATATAGCTTGTACAAACTCTCTTACTTCTTTAATTTCATATAACTCATCTGATGTATCATCATACCCATTACACGTTATTATCAGTGACTCTTTGCACCCTTTTCCTACTGTGTGAAGAGTGTTCATTACCTTATCCAAGCTACGAAGGTCTTTGCTCTCTACCTCACTTCTTGGTATGTGATAGAACATCATTGCCTTCTCGCCATCATCTATTATCTTCTGTATTTCTTTTGCGGTTAAATTTTCTTGAAAACTAGCCATATTTGGTCGCCCCTATCTCAATGTCATACTAATATACTAACACACTAGTATAGTAAACGTCAATACTTATCCTTAAAATATTTGCCCTATAACGCATATTGGTTTATAATGGGAGTATAATAAAAAAGAAGCACTGATACGGACATATCAGCGCTTCCAGTAGTCACTCCGCAAGATGCGGTGGCTCAATGTATAAGGTATATTTCTCTAAAAGTAACCTACCCTATTTCACTCGCCAGTGCAGGGTTCGGTTACTTTTTGTCTCTTTTATCGATAATTACTACGACTAGTGTAGCAAATGCTATCATTAACATTAAAGACTCGTAAGTACTCATCTGAGAACACCTCCCTTCTATCGGGAAGTGCCACCGCACCCTGCTTTGCAACTTATTCCATTATATCATAATTATAGAATATCTACTACAATTTTTGACCAGTTCTCTAGGCGATCATAAACCTCTTTTGACTTAAGGTCATCTAGTGAAATCCAGCTTCCTGCTAGTTGTTCTGTCTCACGAACAGTAACAGTATCTCCTTCTGATAAATCAATAATCCCTAGGATACCAATATGCACTTTTGATACTGGCTCTGAATCATCATTGATTAATCCAATGACTTTCGGAAAAGCTTCGTTTCCAGTAATGATTTCAAGTTCCTCTTCCAACTCACGTTCTGTATTTTCGATAAGAACTCTATGGAAAGAGAACATATCGCTGTCTAGAGGGTTCATATGACCACCAGCACCTAAAGATAGCTTACCGTGTAAACGACCTTCTCCAGCGCCTTCTAAACGCTCAGTCACAAACAATTCATTGCCTCTACGAATAACAATGTATGGAATTGGTTGCTTGAAGTCTGTGTTGATTTCAGCATTGCGAGTTTTTGGTGTTGGGTCTTTCTCGTTACCTCTACGCATAGACTTGTAGTGCATATCAATGTTGTGCATGATTGCATCTACTAACTCTTGGTCTTTAGTAACTCCTTGAAATGCCAACTCTTCGTTATTGAATAACTTCTTGCGATTTACTACGATGATGATTTCTTCCCATTTTAAGTTTGTTTTTAGCATATTATTCTCCTTTATGTCTTCTATAGTATTTTGCGATTTCAAAATATACATTGTCTTCTACGCCTTCACAAGAATACAACATCCACTCATCCTCTTCAATGCGTGGAAAGAATGTATCTGCTTCGAATTCAGCGTCCATATGACTAATGATTAACTCATCTGCGTATGGCATTAGCAACTTGTAAATTGCTTCGCCTCCACAAATAAATACTTGATTCTCTGTCTTAGAGTACTTGCCATACCAAAGCACATCGTCTATGGTATCAAATCTCCAAACTGTAGGCATTCTAAATCCAATATTTCTAGTCATGACAATGTTCTGTCTGTTTGGTAATGGCTTCACTGGTAGCGAGTCCCATGTATTCTTTCCAAACAAAACCATGTGACCTTCTGTCGTGTTTTTAAAGTGCTCTAAATCTTTTGGAAGATGGACAAGGAGTTTATTATCCTTGCCGATCCCCATATTCTTATCTACACAAGCAATCAACGTAATCATATAGCTACTTCCATTCTGATTGATTTTTCAGGATTATAGTTTTTGATTGTAATGTCATCGATTGTGAAATCATAGAAACTCTTAATCTCAGGATTGATTTCTACAATTGGTGCTTCATGCATTGGTCTCTCAATCTGCTCTAATAATGCATCCATATGTCTATCATAGATATGAGCGTTATCGATGTTGAAACAGATAGTACCTACCTCGTGACCTGTTACCTGAGCGATCATGCGATGCAAAATGCTATATTGATAGATGTTGTAAGGATTCCCTAATCCCATATCATTAGAACGAATATTAACTGTCAAATGAAGCTTACCGCCCCATAGTTGCCAGTGAGTTTCATAGACACAAGGTTCTAAAGCCATGCGGTCTAAATCATCTACAGACCATAGAGTAGTTTTGATTCTGCGTGAATATGGATTAGTCTTTAATGTATAAATCAAGTAATCTACTTGGTCAAGCATCAGATATCCTTTTTGAATATGCTTTCCAAATGCACTATAACATAGCTTGTGGTCTCTAATTTCTCCATTCTCAATCATCTCAATTAGTTCAGGAGTAATCTTTACTCTGCGCTTCTTATTGCGTAGAACCCACCCATAGGCTCGACCTATAGTTCCATCTTCTTGTTCCCATTCATTCCATACTTTACAGCCTAATGAATCTCGTAGGAATCTAACATCGTTTGATTTATACTTCCAAATCCAAAACATCTCTTGAACAGGGTCTTTACGTGGCACTGCCTTTTGAGTTAACAGACAGATAACCTTTCCATTGTCGAACTTCATTTGAACATTGATAAGAGATTTGGTATACGCAGGAGAACCATCTTTCCATCTAGTTCTCACTGGCGCATCTGTATCCCATTCACCGAAGTCATTAATGTTACGAATTATATCTCCATAAACGATATCGCCAATTGCCATAAAGACCTCCTTAGCCCAACAGTGATGGGTCTTTCTTGATTTTCTCTAACTCTTCTAGAACCTCATCCCATTCATAGAATCCTTTACCATTCGTAAGGTCTAGGCATACTCCATAAACATATTGATTGATTCCTAGGCTTCTACGATCGCCCTCTTCATCTTTCCCTGCACCTTCAAAGCGTCTAACATCTTCGTAGTGAGGAAACACAACTTGATTATTGACTTTCTCTACGATATCTAAGATTGCGAATAGTGCCTTAAGAGCATCATCTTTGTGCTTTCCACTATCAACTAAATCAAGAATCATCTTGGCTAAATCTTTCATACCTTTGATTTGACCAAGTTCAACCATTGTTCCAAGAGCAAATGGCTGTGGCTCAATTACTACAATGTTGCTCTCAATAATTGCGTCTGTATCAGCCTTAACAATGCGCTCAGCCAAACCTTCGTTACTTACCTTGCTTTTATCATTAATATCTTTGTTGTCCATAGGATTGTAGAAATCCAACCCTATGGCTTTAATCTGTTCACGCTCTTGTGCTCGAAGTAATTGCGAAGCTTTTGGCAACATGTCTCCTGCTAAATAAACCTTTGCTGTCATGTAATCTCTCCTTATTATCAATACTTTTGCTTAATATAGTTATTAAAGAACTTCAGCAATCTCTAGTTCACGAACTACTTCAAATCGGTTATTCTCTGAAATCTTGCGATGTAAAGTTGTTAATGGGTCAAGTGAGTTAAAGTAGTTATCACCTGTTTGGAAACTAATTAGTGCATAACGCTTAGTCATTCTGTTAGTGTAAGATGAAGTAAGCGCTTGGCTAATTACATCAACTTCCTTGCGAGTTTCAATTTCTGCTACGATGAATAAGTCTCCACGTAACTTTAAAACTGTACCCTTGCCGATCGTTTCAATTGCTTGTTTATTTGCTAATTTGATTGTTTTTTGTGTCATGATATTTTCCTCCAATTGTGTTTGTGTTTTAGTTTAATCTTCTGCTATAGAGCCTCTACGAATGAACTTAATATCCTTCAGCCATGCTTCTTTCTCTGTAGGAGAAGGTTGCCATCTACCATCAATCTTCTTGCTCTTAGGTTTGATTTCAGCGCTCTTAATTTCGATTACATCCATCTCTTCAAATGGAACTTGTCTGTATAAAGTAGCACCCATTTTAAACTCTCTAATCTCCCCTGTGCAGAACTGATAAGCCCTTGCTCTAGTTAAAGTTTTCATTGCCTTAACTTCAGTTAGAATCATGTAGTTCGCTGGCGCTGAATCACTTACAGTTTCAATGTGACCTAGGAATTCAAGTTCTGCAGTACATTGGTCTACTAATGAAAGTGACTCATTCTCTTCCTCTTGTTCAAATATCAATACTTTTGCCCAACGTTCTCTTTTAGTTTTCAGCTTATGTTTAGGGCTATATGTCTTCTCAAAGTATTCGAATACTTCTAGAAGCTTCTTGTTATTCCCGAACTCGCTGAAGTAGTTAAGCATGATTAAGATTTTCATTTGTTTTGCGTTGATTGGTACACCGCCCAATCCAACAATTTCAATTTTACCATCCTTCTCTAACTGCGTCAATACTTTTGTTTTATATTCTTCTTCATTCTCAAGAAGTTCCTTCATAGTCATATTGTTTCCGTCCACGGATAGAACATGACCTTCTTTGATATCCAATAGCAACTCTACAAAGCTATTGTACTCCTTGTGACGCAAGTCATATAGCCCTTCTGCTACGTTAGCATTTAGGAATTTAATAGGCTGAATGCCTTGGTAAATAGAGTTTGTTTCCTTATCAAACATGTAGCCAGCACGAGAATATCTGAACTTAATGCTGTTCAATGAAACGCCCTTAGACTTAGCATATTCAACTAGTTTAGTTGTCTTCTCCTGCTTATTGATATTAACGTTTAAATTGGCTGTAAGGAACTCTAATGGATAGTAATAGCGTAGGTATGCACAAGTATAACCTAACCAGCTATAAGCATCAGAGTGATTGATAGAGAAGCCATAATCAGAACTATCAATGATTACCTTGATGAATGGTTCTGAGATTTCCTCAGCTAACACATTTCGAGTTTCATATTTAGATACCATTGTATCAATGAATCTCTCTTTGATTTCAGGTAAGACTTTCTCTAATACTTCCTTCTGCTTCTTCCCAATGGCTCGTCTAACAACGTCAGCCTCACCGCCTGAGTACCCACAGAACTTAGTTAAGAAGTTAATGATATCCTCTTGATATACTAGTCTACCTAAAGTTGGTGCAAGGAATTCATTCAGTGCCTTATGCCCATTATCATAAAACTCGCCCTGTACTACAGAGTCACGATATGATGCACCTGAAGGTCGAAGGATCGCATTACCTAGCGAGAATAAGTCCATGTATGAGAAGTTAGGATGCTTCTGTCTAATCTTCCAAATGGTCTCTCTACTGAATAAGTCCTTGTAGATTTGATGAGCAAAGTCAGATTCATATTGGAAGATGCCAATATTGCTTTCTAAGATACTCTCCCATACCTTTTCATCTTCTGAGTCTAGATTTTCAGGGAATACATCCTCCCACTTCAATCCAGCAAAGTCAACTGTCTGACTTAAAACTTCGACTGTGTCTAAGCCAAGTAGGTCAAGTTTAACAAAGTTTTGTGCGTCAATCTCTTTCATGTTAATCTGCGTTAATGTTACAGGTTCTTTAGTCTTATTATCAATTACAGTGATTAATCCCATATGTTCATCTAATGGAATAGGTGATACGGCTATACCGCATGCGTGTGCTCCTACAGAAACTACTACACCTTTAACTAGGTCAACATATTTGAATAACTCAGGATATCTATCTCTCCAGTATCCTTCATTCTCCTCTACGCCTTTAGCAATATCATCCACTTCATTTAATGGCATGTTAAGCCCTCGACCAATATCACGAATAGCACTTAGCTTCTCAAGCTTGTTATAAGTGATAATCTTAGCTGAACTCAGCTTAGGATGGTTAATTACATAGTCTTGGATAATGTGTCGCTTGCTAGGTTCATAGTCTGTATCGATGTCGGCAAGACTGATACGCTCTTTTGACATGAAACGTGCAAAGTTAAGGTTTCTATCAATACTGTTCATCTGAGTAATTCGCATCAGATATGCAATGATACTTCCTGAAGCTGAACCACGACCCCAGCCATATCGCACCTTCTCTTTACGAGCGTGTGATTTAACATCATCCTCAAGTAACATATAGTTAATAGCATCGTTTGCTTTGTATACTTCATACTCATGTGCAATTCTATCTGCGTACTTCTTCTTCTCTTCATCAGGTAGCTTGTCAATTCCACGATACTTAATTCCTTCAGAAATCTTCTCTTGGAATACACGCTCAGGATCATCGTATAATTGTGGATACTTCTTGCTATAATCAATTTCCCAAGGCTCAACCATATCTGCAATAACGTTGGTCATTTGCATTGCCTCGTGAATCTCTTCATCTGTGAAAATGTCTTGTCGCTGGAACATTTCAAACATCTTGTCGTATGAATGGAATGTTAAGTCGAAGCTATCTTCATCTGTGAACTTGATTTTCTTAGCCTTCTGAAGTACCTTACGTGCCTCGTCATACTCTTGATTTAAGGCATGAGTATCTGAACCAGCAACTAATCTAACGCCAGTTTCTTCGCTTATTTGCTTAAGAAGTTTGTTGTATTGAATTTGCTCGATGTGATAATGTGGCTGGATTTCTAAGAATGCACGATGTTGATTCTCAGCAAACCATTTAATAACTTCAATTAACTTGTTTGCAGAGTTTGCACTTTGCGCTCTATTCTTGTGTAGTTGCCAAATGATACCACCAAGACAAGCAGTAGAAATGATAACATTGTCAGATGTATTCTTGATATCTTCCCAGCTAATACGAGGGTTATAGTAATAGTTATTACCCTTTCGCTCAAATGCTGTTGATACCATCTTATTGATTTCTTTGAATCCCTCAAAGTTCTTAGCTAGAAGAACCATGTGGAAGTTGTCACGCTTCTTCTCTTCAAGTGTCATAGTTACATAAACTTCACAACCATGAATGTACTTAAGTCCTTTAGATTCAGCATATGTCTTCTTATTGTACCAACTTAGAATATTACCATGCTCAGTGAATGCAATAGCCTTCATGCCATATTCTACAGCTTGGTCAATGTACTGTTTATAAGTATTGACTACCTCAACCATGTTCTGATTTGACAGGTCTGTGTGTAGATGAATTGCTGTGTAATAATACTTAGAACTTAAAGTATTATATGGAATTGTTCTTACTACTGTTTTAGTCAAAGTTGATTTCCCCTCTTTCAGATAACTGATATTAATATAATACCAGTTATCCTATTATATTGTCAATACTTTTGTTTAATACTAAGAACTTGAAAGCTGATTGTATCAGGAATACCGATCAATCCAGTAGTAGGATTCTCTAATGCGTTCAGCAGGGTTTTGTATACGGAATGAGCATGGTCAATACGCATCTCGTCAGGGAATTGCATAACCAAAGTATCTCCTTCACGAACCACAATATGTTTCTCATCTACTACCTCGCCACTGATGTTCTTAAGTTGTACAGTAATTTCACTCACTACAATTCCTCCTAAATAGTTAAATGTGCTAGATTAAAGATTGCTAGATAGAACATCATCGCAAGGATAAGTGCTACCATGAATACAAAGAACTTTGTCATCATACTTCCTCTGTTTCGATTCTAGGGTATGTTGCACCAAAGATATACTCTTTATGTCTACACTCTCTATTAGTGCATGTATGCCCATAATAAGGTGGGTTAGAAGGCTTCATCATGCCATTAGCCTTTAACTCCCCTTCTCCACATTCAGGACATTTATAGCTTACTTGATAGGTCTTTACTTCTTTTCTGATTTCCATTAGAATTCTCCTTAAATACATTTTATGACCAGTACACATCCCATGTCTTAATATCATCTTCTCTTTCTTGTCCATACCCATGGCACTCATCATCATAATGATACTCTTCTACCTTAGCGATATGAACTACGAATCCATTATCTTTTGCATGCTTGTAATAGTCTCTAGCCTCTTCCTCGCTATGAAAATGATGTACGCTTGGATAATGTGGCTTTACTGCTACTACAATCCAAAGGTCTCTTGGAATCTCCTTGAATGTATTGACATCTGAATCTGAGTCGCAAACATTGTCTGATGAATGAGTTCTATATTCAAACTCATACTTCTTATTCTTGTATACAAATGTTGCTTTAGAGTAGTAATACCAGCCATCCTCGTTTAGAAAGTCAGTGCTCCATTCTGTTACTCCTGAGATATATTCAATGTCACGTAAGTCCATAATCTCTTCTGCCAATTCTTCACCAAATACTTCTACTACTAAATCCAAACCTGTTTTTGCACTCATGATAATTCCTCCTATATTGTCAATACTTTTGCTTTAGTTTGTTCTATCGATTTTCAATTGCCACTCTTTACTTGAGTAAATCTCTTTAACTCCTCTTAAGCATGCTTGAAGATATCTTAATGAACTATAGAATTTCATTTGACCCTTCTTACCTGTGAGACTCATTACAAAGAATCCATCTGCTTCTGATTCACATACCATATAGAATGGATGAGGTCTATGCGAAGACTTCTCATACTCAATGATATCTCCTACCTTAATCACATTGTTTCTTCCTACAACTTTTACGTTCACAATAATTCCTCCTTAGTATTATAAATTACCTCTCATTAAATGTTTCCAAAATGGTTTAAAAGGCTCTATAGCTTCATTGTTTACAAACTTATATTCATCTGTTATAAAAGAGTCAAACACAACATCTGATCCAGCCTTACTATAGTAGATGTCATAGATGAATGAATCATTTTGTTTTCCTCTAATCACTAAGCCATGACGTTTAACTAACTCATTTAACTCCTTTAGAAAAGCCTCTTCCCTCTCACGTTTAATCTCAGACATTCTGTCCCTCCTGCTAGATAATTGTATATCGCTTCGTTGATTTCCTTCATACAGTCATCTATAGTTCTTGTGTATGTGATAATCAATTTACCATCTACAATTGTATACTTATTAGATAATACATGTCTTGAAGTGAATGGCTTTACTCTTTCCACTTAGCTATCACTCCTTATCCAAATCCATTTGAAATAGCTGTCATTATAATTCCATCTGCCATATCATGGTCTTCCTCAGTACACTTGCCCATGTACTCTGCAGAATAAACTGATTCACCATGCCACCAATCATCGAATATCATGAAGACATTTTCATTCTCACTCTTTGCCATCTCTGAGTAGTATAGGTAGGCATTATTGAATGCTCTAGCGCCCCACTTATTCAGTGCATCCATAGTAGTTACTTCCATGATAAGTCTCCAATCTCAGCAAATTCTAATGATTTAAGGTAGCTTTTCATTCTCTCTCCAACAATATAATCAAGATACTCAAGCATGTGATATTGATTATAACGATAGATTTTAAGTGCTAGTTTCTTATCTAGAGACTTTAGCTTCTTCTTATTTTGATGAAGTCTGACACTCTTGCGAGTATGCCTGATGGCAAGTTGTACGTTAGCTATTTCCTTCTCTAGTTCAATTGCTGAAGGGAAGTTTCTCTCGATTTTCAGTTCCACATAATCACTCCTAATTGTTAATGAAATGTCGATTTTATTACTTGTCATCGATGTGACTAAGATGCTGGATATCCAGTTTACCCTCGTCAACTTCTTCGATAGTAATCTTGTAAACCTTCTTCTTATAGCCAATCACCATTTGACTATCGTTTCTCGAAGTGTATCCTGCACGAAAACCTTTTAACATATTAAGAACAGTGTGTAACTCATGAACTAAATCCATTGTATTACCTCCTAGTTTATTATGTAGGTTGCATCCACCTTAAAGATGGACGCAACCATGTTTGCTATATCAGTCCCAACGATCAATCTTGATAACTCGTGAAGAGTTTCCTGAAGTAACCTTGACTGTCAAGTTCCACTCTTGGTCTTTACTGTATCCTACACCGCAAGCAGTTGCTTCTTCAGCATCTTCAATTGGAGTGTTAGCAGTAAACAACTCTAGCGTCTTACGAATCTGTCTTAGTTCAGGCTTAAGCATTTCGTTGAAGAATCCTCGACCTTTACCTTCTGACAAGTCTTTAACACCATCTAGTAAGAAGAAGATATGAGTTCCTGCATGAGTTACAGGCTCTGCATTCCATAAGTTTGGAGATGTTGTAATACCATTTACTTTCACAAAGCTATTTGTTTGAACATTCCAAGCCTCGCTAGGAGATGATTGAGTTCCATTGATAACAGGTTGTTGACCTTTAACATAGTTGAATTCAAACACCGTAACCTTTCCTCGCTCTGTTAATGGCTGACCTTCGTAGTGATAAACTTGACCATCAATCTCTAATTCTACTTTGAATGGAGTACCTTCTAAATAATTAACCTTTTCATTGTAGTTGTGAACAAAGAACTTGTATCGACCTTCAGGTGCATTGCTAGTCCAACGTACATTCTCTACTGGTGTGTGGCTATGCTTATCAATTCCATTCATATCTAAGTCTAGGAAACCGCCACAACGACCTTTCTTATGATGATAGTAAAGTTCTTCTCCTCGTGGAGTTACGCAGTGTAAGTCAAGGTCAGTTAAGCCTTCCCACATTAGAGATACACGAATTTCATTATCTTCGTAACGACCTCCAGCTTCCTCTACTCTTCGTTTCATTTCAGCGTCAATACCACCGTGATAGTACCAAGACGTTGGGTTATCCCATTGAAGAATGTTCTCTGCAGTCTCATCTACTGCTGTAACAAGAGCCATAAACTTGTTAGGATTATCGACTAATACTTCAATTCCATCTGCTGTAGGAAGAACTGTTCGAGAGAACTTATCCCAAGTCATTACTGAAGTTGGTAAATTCATTGTTTCAGCAGTTTTGCTTTGTGCCAACAAGTGACCAAATACTCGACCATTCGGTTGTTTAGGTTCAACTTTTGCCACAGCTTTAGGATTCCAAAACGTAGAAACTTCTTCACGCTTAGCGTATCTACGCATTAATGAGTTCTCAATTCCTAAATCAGCAACTAGTTTCTCTGCTTGATAGATTGCATTCTCAGAAGGCGCTGATTGTGAACGCATATGAGTAGACATTCTATCTCCAAATCGACTAATGATTAAGCTAGTTGGCATACCTTCTGCAATATCTTTCAATAGAGCGCCACTAGTGTTTCCACGAATGTGAGCGAATCCATTTGGTGCTGAAGCGATCGCAGACCAAATTACATTTGCACGTAGAACAGAGTTGTTAACAGCTTCTACCTTCTCAATCAACCCTTTAAACCACTCAAGAGTTGGTTTAACTTTATCATCTCCACGGTATAGAGATTCTGAATTAACAAGAGCCAATGCTTTATCTACTGTATCCATTGAGAAGTCACGTAGAGCACGATTAACCATTCCAAACTCTTGTTGCTTATCAGCCATTGCTTGTCCTGCATTTTGGATGCGTGAACGATGTACTGATTCACGAGGTAGACAAACGTGAGGATGAGTCCATTCACCTGTCTTTGGAATACCTAAAGTCTTAACATCTGATAAGAACACGCCAGTTACTTTTGAAGTTAGAACTTCTCTTCGCATTGCCTTAACTGAGTTTACAAAGAATGCTGGTACTGCATACTCATCCCAAAGTACAGAGTTAACAATTCCTTCATCATCAATTGTTACTAGGCTACCAAATCGATTGAAGAAGTGTTCGCAAGCGTTACAAGTATAATGTTGTCGAGCGTAAGCTGGTAGGTAAGCAAGATATGTTTCATAGATATTAGTTGCATCTGTTCTGAATAACTTCACTCCTGCTTTAACCATTGATTCGAAACGAGCCTTAATTGCATTTTCAAATTGTGGGTATCCATCCATTTGGCTATCCTTGTCAGTGTATTCTGCTCCAAAAGTGATTGCGTTTAAGTTGAATTTAGTCATTGTAAATTGCTCCTATTCTCTGTTTGGTTTTAGTTTTATTGTCAATACTTTTGTTCTAATTGAAAATTTTCAAGGTTTCTACGTAAACGACTTGCATCGTTCCAGTGAACCTCTTTGCCATCTTGATATATATCAATGTCAGCAGTGTAGCCTTTGCCTCCATTAAGATTGTACTTTAGTTCGAATTCATCTCCTACTTTTAATCCCTTAAAGAATACAGCAGATGTCTTCTTTAACACTTTTACTACTTTGAATTTACCAGTTAGAATCAAACTCATTCCTCCTCTTTATATGTAATGCGATCATCTGCATCACGCAGTAATCTGATAACAGCATCTTCTAGTTCATTTGCTTTATCATTATATTCATCCCACTGAAGGTCTGTCATTCCAGCCTCATCAGAATTTTGGAAATAACTTGCTACTTGCTTAACTTGCTCTTGAATCTCCTTGAAACGATTGAAGAATTGCTCATCTGTTTTAACTGCGTACATTTCGTTTTCCTCCTCGTGTTCCCTTGCTTATGTACTAATATTATCATGGCTATTTCGTACCGTCAATACTTTTGTTTAAAAAAGAAGAAGTTTAAGTTTTCTGTTAACTTCCTCCCATCGCACCGATGATAAATCCACATACGTTTACAAAAGAAATGAATAGAATTTTAGTACGTAACTTAGCCATGATAATCCTCTCCTAAATACGGTTATTTTACTAAATTATAACACAAAAGGAGTAGAACAGTCTACTCCTTTGATGTTTAATAATCCCATTTAGGACGATGATGTTGTCCACGAATATATACGAATCCTTTAGCTTCTAGCATGTCGTTATAGCTTACTAACTCTTTACCTTGCTTAACATATACTTCAGCTAAGAAACGTCCATAAACGTCCTTAGAAACGACCTTAACGTCTATTACTCTACCTAGTAATGTTCTACGAGTTAACTGAGATAACTCCTTATAACGTGCTTGGTCTGATTCAGGTGTATCAACGCCAATAAGACGAATGGTAACAGTTTTACTTCTGCTACCATTGGGCTTGATGAACTGACCATCAAAGCTATCTCCATCGTCCACATGGCTTACAATAAACTTTTGTAACTCTTCCACAATATCACCTCCCTATAAGCCAAGCATAGCTAATAGTTCTTCTTCAGAAGGTGCATTGTTGTTTGTTAGGAACATGCCTTGGTGAGCCTTGTAGTCCTTATAGAACTCGCAGTGATCCTTCATATCACATAAATTGACACAGTAATATGATTCACCATTTTCAATATGTCCTCTAGTAAATGCTTCTTGCTTATTCTTCTCTGCTGATTTACGAGTGATAGTATTTAAAGTATCGATTAACTCTACCTTAAACTCTTCTAAAATCTCTTCTGTTAGTTCAATGTCAATATAGCAATCACTTAAGCTATACTTCTCCTGAACGAATGGAGGCATCTTAGCAAGGCTGTTTGTAGCAATTGCCTCTTCAATCATGTCGTTGATTTCAAATGGGTCAAATAAATATTGAGCCATGTTTCCATGAAGGTCTTCTAACTCTTCAATCTCTTTTCGAAGCACTACTCTTTCCTCTTCTGTTCTTACTTTAGCATTATGCTTACGTTCAAGCTTTCTAATCTCTTTCTCAATCTTCTCCATCTCTTTTGGAACATCTTCTAAGTCTTTTCGTAATGGAGAAGCAATCTTACCTACCCATGCTCTACGTTCAGCTTTTGTCGTTTTTGGCGTACCATTCTTCTGCAAATATGTTATATTAAGGTATTTCATCATATCGTAACGAATAACAATATCTTCTAGAGAGAATGTACGCTTAACTCCATTAACCTCTCTACCAAACGTAGAGATTCCTGTAGCGTAAATCATAAGCTGTCTAGCTTTCTCTAGTAGCTTCTTGCCAGTGAATCCACTGATAGATGATGTTTTATAATCGACAATAACAAACTTACCTGTTGTCGGGTCTAGGTACTCACTATCTACATATCCTTGGAATACATATCTCTCATCACCTTCAAACACTGCTAATACAGGTCTCTCATTGATTACTTTATATGGAATTTGTCTAACGTTAGCGAAGTAATGTCTAAGATTACCAACATAGTTCTTGAATTCATTTTCACTAGGGAACTGAAGCTTAGGATCGCCTAGAAGTTTGAACTCAATCACCTTCTTCTCAAACTTATCAATCATCTCACTGTAGGTATGTTCGCCATCATATAATCCTTGGATTAAATCATGCGATACTGTTCCCCACCATGTATAACAGTTATCACCTTTTACACGAATCTTTTCAATATATTTCAAGTAGAATAGCCAAGTACATTGAGTGTATGTTGATGCCTTAGAGAAAGACCATAACTGTTTTACTTCTAGCTTTTCTTTAATCATATTTAGTTGTTCATAACTTAATCTACCCAATGTTTAAGCATCTCCCTTTTGGCATTTTCTAAAGTCTTCATAGAAATGAACTGAGCACTTAGGAATGTAATAGTAAGCATCCTGTTCACTTGTTCTATCTGCGGTGTCGCCTACTACAACTGTCTCGCCATCAAATACAGGCAAGCCATTTTTGAAGCGACCATTATACATAGCCTTGTTCTTACAGCCCTTTTCTCTACAGATGGTCTTAACTTCTTCGACTCGATTAGCATTTTCAAACAATGCTCTACTTCCTTCGAATAACAATCCTCTGAAATCAGTTTTGAGACCATAGCACATTACTGGAATCTTGTATCCATCTGCTACGATACGAAGTTGAATAACTTGTGCCATCGTTAAGAATTGAGCCTCATCAATGAAGATACAGTCAGGAACATCTCCACTCTTGACGAGCATTGTTACTAATGCAGTTAGATTGTCTGTAGCTTCTACATCGATGCATGGCGCACTCAACCCTATTCGACTCTCAATGAATCCTGTTTTTGAGCGAGTATCTTGCACTGGCTTAAGGAGTAATGGATTCTCTCCTCGCTGAACATACTCGTTGGCATCCATAAGTAATCTTGCTGTCTTGCTGGAATCCATCGTTCCATATCTGAAGTAAATCTTCATTTTATCATTCCTTATCAATACTTTTGTTTTATATTATTCGAATACAACAGCGAATCCCTTAGCAAGCATTGTGTCATTTAGTAATTCATCTTCAAGGTACACATCTGCTAGAATTCTTCCGAAGCTATCAAGTGGATTATACTCACGAATCTTAATAATAACGATCGTGTCTTCTGTTAGTCTGTTTTCAAGATACTCTTTTGCTTCATTCGCTTCGAATCTTGTCTCCAAATCTTTCGCATGTAGTTCAGGTGCGTTAATGCCTAGCAAACGTGCATGCTTATTCTTAACCCACACATCTAACCCCATATCGATTTCTTTGAATACAATTGTGTCTCCATCGATTACACGACTCATAATAGCCTTGTAATGATAAAGATAATCTTTTACTGCCACTTTAATTAATCACCTTTCTATATTTCAATAAATATTGCCAAATCTTATATCCTTTATCAATTGGAGAATCCTTCTCGCCTATGATGTTGTACTTGTCAAAGATATAACTTACCTTTCTGAATTTAGATAACTTATTACAAGTATCAATCAAGTACTGTTCTCCAATGTCTTTGCCATCATCATCTTTCATCGTCATTACATCTTTATCGAACGCAATAACAATCTCTGTTTCAGGAGGAGTATTCTGTAGGATAATCTGTACCTGAACTTCACTTAACTCATGTCCTCCAACAGAGGCGCTAAAACCTTCGTTACGATGCATTGTATGATGTTTAAGTACTGACTTCTCAGCTTCAAACAATATAAGCATTCCATTTTTAATTATGAATGGTAAAGAATGACTGAACCCATAAAGGTTGTACATCTTTTTGTATCCTTTAATATAGTTCCAGTACTTAGGTATCTTGAATTCCTCGATGACCTCTTTAGACCTAGTTGTTCTTCCAGTTATACCAACTACAGCTTCTATATCATCGTAGTTAAAGTGAGGAAATAGTATTCTGTCTAAGATAGGGTCATAACATACTTTGAACAACTCGGCTGTTTGAGGCATGATCCCTTCATAGAATAAGTTGATATGTGGCAACATGATGAAGTCCTCTAAAGTCTCCATGCCAAACTTAGCAATCTCTACTTCGTTCACATCTGTAAAGACTTTATGTTGCTTTCTAATCTGCTTAAACATACTTAAGGGGTCTACCTTATTCTCTTTGACGAACTTTCCTGATAAACCGAAGAGAGCCTTTACGAATCGAAACGTGGCTGGAAAATCTTCGTTACGAAGCAAGCTTGTTAAACTCAAGATGTCTCCTCTAAATGTCTCCCCTTCACGATAATATCTACAGTAAAGAGTATCTACGTTTACTGATATAGCTGTGTGGTTATTTGACTCAGGAGGTGCGCAACGAACTTCATCCCCTGTTCTCCATGGGCGATGACACCCTATCTCTTCAAGAAGCTTTTCGATTCTCTCTATATCTTCACTTAACCAATCCTTAAATTGTTGTGCGTTCATATTTTCCACCTACAATAATGGTGCTGATAACGTAACGCCACCAGCACTACATCAATACTTTTGCTTTATAATAATCTTCCGAACATCGTTTCTTTAAACATTGTATTGCAGTCAGGACAGTATAAATTTCTGCCAAACTCATACTCAATCATGTTCTCGTGCTTACATGGTTCTTGCTTTTCTTCTTTCTTTTCCAACCAATCATCCCTCCTGCAAACAGGTGATAAATACCTCCAACGATAAAGGATAGTAATATAAGACCTATAAATCCTGCGCCAATTACCATTTCAATTACTTTGATTTCTATCCAAAGTTCAATTAACTTTTCCATTACCATTCTCCTTTTGCATCGAAGTAAGCAATTGCGTTTAGGAATAATGGATATAAGAAAATGTATTCGCCATTAAGCGCCTTATTTACTTTATCCCAAGTCCACTCTTGATGGTGTTCAGGTCTGACTTCATTCATGTATTTGACAATGGTCTCTTTGAATTGGACATCATCTTTTTGATTCAACTTTTCTTCAAAGTATTCACGCCCTGCTTCTGTTAGCCAACCTTTTGGTTTCTCGAAGTCTACATCTGCATCAACACTCATAGTAAACTCGCCTTTTCTTAGAAAATCAGGTTGAGGCTCATATGAAAGAGAAGCACTTGTTGTACTTACTTCCACCTTCTCACCTGTCTTCTTATTGACAAGCATTACATTTGCTACATCTTTAATTCCATATCCCACAATAAGACACTCCTTTGTTAATACTTTTGTTTAAATATCTTGTTCAATTAGGCATGTACCATAATCTTTAACAATGTTTCTACCCATATCTACCTCGAATACAAGCTGTCTATGAGTAGCACCCATTCGGTTCTTACCTAGGAACATAATAAAGTACTCTTTACCCTTTTCCATCTTAATCTCTTTGCCATCAGCAGACATGACAGTAACTTCGTTCTTCCCTCCAGCCTTTTCGCTTTCTAAAGCCCTTCTAACGAGCATTAGAGTACTTACAGTATCTACAACGTTCTTAGACATACCCAAGCTATTTTGGCTCAAGTATCTTGTTAACATAGCAGATTTACCTAGCTGGTAAGTTACGAATACATGAAGATTACGATTCGAAGGCTTGATTAAATCATATAGATGTACCATGTTTACTTGCAATTGTAACCATGCTTGTACATTCTCATTGATCGCATCTGAGTCCAACTTAAGCGTATCTAGAATAAAGTACTTCACATCGTTGAATGTAGACTCTTTCTTAATCATCTTAATAGCCTTTTTCATGCTAAATGAGTTGAAGTTGATGAATCGAATCTTACCCTCTTCCATCATATCATCTAACCAATCTACGCCAGCTTTAAGAGTATCTAACTCATCTTGAGTAAAGTTACCTTGGTTGAATCTTTTCTTCTCGAAACTTCCATCTGTCATATTATTAACAGACCAAGTAATGATTTCACGCTTCCATTTAACGATATCTTCCTCATTGGCAAGTATCATAAGACTCTCACCAAATTCAATCATGTTAGGAAGGATTTGAGCAAGTGCGAGGAAGGTTTTTCCCATTCCACTATTCGCTGATAACATCGTTAGGTTTCCTAACGCCTGACCATTAACATACTCGTTAAGTAATGCTGATTGATATGGGAATCCACGCATTTTCCCTTCGTGAGCATCCGTAACTACATCCCATAGTCCCTTGCTCATATCTTCAACTTTCTCTACTATATCAACATCTGCAAATACAGATGCCAATGTTTCCTCAAGTTTCTGTTGAAGAGATTCTACAGTTTGTAGCTTGTAGTTTTCGAAGTTCTGCATGATAGGGAAATCTAAGTCATGTAACTTAATAAGAGCATTTGCTTTCTTGAGGTCTCTTACATAGCCATCAAAGTTGTCTTCTTTTACAAACGACATACCTTGGCGAAGAGTATCCCAGCCACCATATTCATCATACATCTTCTGTAGGTTTTCATTCTCTGCTACACGTAGACCTACTACAATGTCATCAAGAACCTTCTTCTCTGAGTTAATAAGAGATTTAGCTACCGAGAAGAAAAACTTCCATTCAGGGATATCAAAATCATCTACTGTTAAGTTTGTATCACCCATTAACTCTGAGGCTTTATAGATGCTAAGGACAACATATGACTCTGACATAGCTTTAGCATTTATCAGAGTTTTTCTAAAGTCCTCTTTCATTTTCTGTAAATCTGTTGCTTCACTCACTTAAATCCTCCTCAATCATCTAACCCATTTCTAATCTTCTTCTTACCTTCTTTACGCTTGAGACCTTGAGTATAGTCAAACAATGGCTTAACTTCATCGTTACGAAGCTTCTCATTTGCCTTCTTCTGCATATCCACTCTCTTTTGAACATCGTTAATCTCCGATGTGATAAATCTCATAATCCCATCAATTCTATGTTTGTTGTTTGCAAAATTGGTAGTAGATACATACTGCAACACCTTAGCCTTAACAACTTTCAACGTAAGAAGTATAACAGGAAAGGAATACCCTCTCGGAAGAATTCTTGTATTTGTAGATTGTGGATAGTATGTTCCAACACGAAGACCAAGCAACCTTTTAATGGTATGCTGGTCTAATGGCGTTGTTTCTTGAAGACCTAGGATTTCTCTTCTGAAATACTTATAGACGTTATCCCAATCTGAATTCTCTTCGCTAAGTAACTCCCTATCCTCTAATCCTTCGATATACTTCGGTAAGCAATCCAAGTGAAATTGGCGATTGTAATTTCTAACACCAGCCTTAGTAGACATGGGTATCTTTTTACTAACAAGTTCGCTAAATTTTTCGACTACATTCCCACAAAAATAACATTTAATAACCTTCTCTTTCGCCATTCAAGACACTCCTTTAGTGATGCCAAGGTATTTCTCTTTGAATCTACTTAATGTTGTTTGAGGATTCCCTTCTCTGTATGATATTTCAAAATATCTATAACCTAGAGATTCCGCAAATTCACGCTTCATCTTATCAACTCTTCTTCTCTCATCAAACGCCTCTTCGCTTCTATGAAAGTGCTTGTGAAATTCATAGTGCTGTTTACCATGAACCTCCACAATTAGATTGTCCATCGGTAACATAAAATCATATCTATGGACTGCTCTTCTATCCAAAGATGGGAATTTATACTGAGTCACAAAGACAATACCTTGCTCCTCCAAGTATTCACGAATAACTCTTTCTCCTTTTGATTCTCCACAGGATGGACATCCGTGACCTTGCTTATAGGAGTAAGGTCGAGTCCAATTGGGGCTATGTCCACACTTAAAGTCGATTAAAATCTTAGTGTTACTATCGACATATTCACTTAGTAACTCATGTCCATTTTCTACAATTAATTTCGTGAGACCCTCTATCGCCTTTTGTCTCTGCCTGATATTCCCTATGTTATTTTCATCAGCGCATTTTGGACACCTTCTACCATCCTTGTATTTATAAGGCTGTATCAGATGAGGATCGTGTCCACACTTGAAATCAATTAAAATCTTTTTGTGAGAACCTTCGTAAGCGCCAAGAATCTCATGCCCATTTTCCTTTGCTAGTGATTTCAAGTTCTCCTCTGCCTGTTCAGTACTTCTTCCACTACATCTCTTGCATCCAAATCCTTTTTTATAGGACTTAGGAGTAAGTAGACTTGGCTCATGATCGCATCCAAAATCTATCATGATTTTAGTCAAGTTACCCTTATACTCTCCTATAGCCTTGTGACCTTCCTTTTCCATTCTATCTAGCATCTTATCTAGACCTTCTTTAACCACCTTGTTAAAAGTTCCATCTACCTTGCGAAGCTTAGCGCTTTCTGATATCTCAATCCCTCTGTGCTTCATAGACTTTACTCCTTATATGTATGTAGTTGTTATGACTTATCTATTACATCATTAATCATAACAAATATAAGGTTTCATGTCAATACTTTTGTTTAAGGGGAAGTAAAATAAATTACTTCCCCTCGGATTAGCTATTAGATAGCCGATACTAATTTAATGATTTCTTCTAACTTTTTCAATTCATTTGCTTTAGGTGAAAGAGGATTTTCAATTCCAGCCTTTTGTACTAATCCGATTAGCTTCGTTTTGTGCTCTTCTGATTTAGCAACAAGTTCACGGAATTTATCTGTTAAAGTCTTTTCAAGTTCTGCGTCTTCTTCTTTTAAAGCTTTCTGAGATTTGTTCAAGTCTTTAGAAAGAGTAGATTGAATCTTGTCTGCGCCATCACGAGACTCTAAGAACAATCTCCATGTGTCGTATGAAGGATCGGAAACTACTTGTCCTACTTTCGTTACACCAGTACGATCCTTAAGGATAAGACCTTTGTAACTAACATTCTTGTTAGCGTCCATCTCAGTATATAACTTTAGTACAATATCATAATCATATTCTGAGCCTTTCTGCATCACAGGCTTCTCACCAATCTTAACGAAGTTGTCACCAACTTTTTGTTTAACATCATCAATTTGTGATACAGAGATAACGTTAACACCTTTTGCAGACAAGTCGATTTTCAAATTCTGAAGGCGCTGTGCTACTGATTTAATACGACCCCATCCACGCATTGATACTGCAGAGTCATCAACATTCTTACCATTGTTACGAGCCTTAGCTTCTTCTACTTTTAAGCTTGCATCAGTTAAGTTTTGGTAGAACTTAGTTTCAGAATCGATAACCAAAGTACCCTCTTCTAAGTCCATCATCTCTTCGATAGCCTCTTGTAATTCATTGAAATCTTGAGTGTTTGCGATGGCTTCTAAGTTCTTTCCAAACACTGGATGACTTTCATAAAATGCCATACCAGTTTCTGCATCCATAGCGTATACTTTAGGGAATGATAGTGTGAATACTGATTTACCTACACCTTTTTCTCCCATTACTAATACTTTAAGTCCTAATTTTTTAGCTGAAGGTTTACGAAATAATCCCATATTATATATACCTCTTTCGTTATTTTAGTTTTGGTGAAGGGAGATTGAGCGCTCCCTTATCGCTTTACTTGTCAATACTTTTGTTTAACGTTAATACTTTTGCTTAAGGTAATTATTAAATACCTAGGGCATTCATCCAAGAAGTGTCGCCTGCACCAGCGCCACCACTAGTTGTTTCATCTACAGCGCCTGTTAAGCTGTCGCCAGTTTCTTCTTCTTCAATGTTTACGAATAAATCTTCAGGTTTGTATTTGTCATCGTTAATATCAGTAACAAGCTTTCCTTGGTCATTCTTAGTTAAGAATGGACGAGAGAATACTAATTTGCTAACTTTGCTTCCACGTACAGTTAATTTCTTTTTAGCCTCATCTTCATCATATAAGCCCATATCGATTAACTCTTGAATCTCAGGAGAGATTTCGATATCCTTACTAGATGTTTCTGATTGCTCGTAACCTTCGATAATGTCACCTTCAATAGTGATTTCACGAACTTTACCTTTCTTAACATCGAAGAATGCGCTAAGAATTTTGTCAGTGATTTCAGGCTTATCTTGGTTGATTTTAACCACGATTGGTAATGGGAATGTTAAATTCTTTTTAACTTGCTTACCATTACGCTTGCTCACGTAATCTACTACTCTAGCTTGGATGATAACTTCACCACTGTCTTTATCAGCCTTAGCAATACGTTTGAATGAATCCTCTGTTAATAGGATTGTTTGAGTGAAACGTGCTTCGTATTTAACTGGAAGTAAGTTTCCTGTCTCATTACCTTTTTCATCTTTTTCCTTTTCTTGATAAGGCAAGAAGATATTTTGGATTTTCATTTTACGTTGAGTATCATTGTTATACTCACTGAATTCGAATTGACCACGAACAGTAACTTCCATTCCATCTTTAAGGTGTTGTTTTAAATATTGTTCTACATCGATTGGAGATAAGAAACTCTTAACAATTAATTTTCCATTCTCATCACGTTCAAGACCAACTTTGTGTAACTTGAAATCTGCAATTGTAGAAACGATATTCTCGTTTAAGCGATCATTCCAGTTTACTGTGAATGGTGAATTATCTTCTTTGCTCATTGCATAGATAATTGGATTTGAAGGAGCATATCCACCCATCATTTCGCACCAAACTGTATTTCCTTCTGCTGTTTCAACTCCAAATTGAAAACGTGTGTATTTATAACCTGTAGTGTCAGATGTCTTTTCCCCTGTAAAACTATTTTCTGTGATTTTAGCCTTACCTGTTAATGTGTTAAAACCTTTACCACGTTGTAATTCTGCCATAATTTAATTACCTCTTTCTGTTATATGAATTATTTTTTATTGATAACTTCGTTAAGTCAACAACACCTTATCAATACTTTTGCTTAATAAGTTATTGACTTAATTACGGTATCAATAGTGAGCCGAGAGAGGCAAAAGCCTCGTCTCACTCTATCTATTTTACTCTCATTCATACTACTTGTCAATACTTTTGTTTAATTATTTTTTTCGTTGATAATGAACGGTCATAAAGTATTGAACTAGGATTAATGCGATATTTACGAACTCTGTAATGATAATCTCTACAGACGTTCCTGTAATAATCATGTTCCCTGTCACACATAGAAGACCTAAGCCTAATACGATGAACAGCCAGCGAGAAATTCCTGTAGCATCCTTCACTTGGAATAAGTAAATGATTTGAGGAATATAAGCTGTCAGCAATGCTACAGTACCGATTCCTTGGAACATGTACCCAATATCTTTTGTTGGCGCACTAACAATCTGAGGAATCATTAAAGCAATGATAACTATCGCTACAATTACTACGAAAATATTTGGAGTAATTTTTTCTTCACGCTTAACTCGACAGTAGATTACTAGGAATAGTGTATACCAAGCACCTAAAGCATTTAAGCCTTGTGTAATCATTACTTCAATTGCTGTTCCTTGGATAACCATGTTAGTCAAGATTGATGTACACCCTACTGCAATCATCGTCCAAAACAGAAGTGAAATCCCTGTAGGAATTTTTGTTTTGTGAAGCTTAATGATTTGAGGAGCGTACCCTCCAAGTAATAGGACTGAGCCTAATGTCTGAGCAATTAGCCCGATCAATATCCAATTTTCATGTGTCATAAATTATTTTTTCTCTCTTTCTTATTTCAATACTTTTGCTTAGTAAAAGCAAGACTTTTTATGAAGTTCTTGTTTTAACTTCGCCACTGACGTAATCTTTGTACTCAATGATGAATAGGTCTTCCATGCCTTCAACTCTTATTGGAAAGCCTTTATACGTCTTTAGAATACTATTCTCTGTGTCTGCGTTCTTAAGGTAATCTACATGAGTTCCAAGCGCAACGCTCATAACGTCATTGATCGTGATTAGAGTAGGCATTCCTGCAATCATAGAAGTATTTTCTATCGCCTCATCAAGCATTTCTACATACTTATTATTTGATTCTTTTTCTGACTCATTCTGAACTTCATTAGCTGTGTCAGACATAGCTGTATGAGCATCCTGTAACTCTTTTAGAGTCATTGTTGGCGCTTCAATATCAGCTATATATTCTCCCCAAGTCTTGTTCTGTTCAGGACTGACAAAGCTACCTTCAACTTCATATTTAACATAAGGCATGTCTCTGAATAACTCAGCGATTCTTTCTCCCAGCATATCCATATGAAGCTTAGATAACTCGTCAAAAGTTTTTTTGCCTGTGAAAGCATGTAACGCTTCTAATCTATCATCTACAATCATTTCATTATAGTTGATTTCAGCATGCAATTTAATAACACCCTTCATAGCAACTCTCCTTTCTTAAACTGTATTAACAGTATAACTATTATATTGTTTATTGTCAATACTTTTGCTTAATTATTTTTTTGAGAATCAATGTAATGAAGTCGCTTGTAGCGTAACCGTACATACATAGCATGTAATAAAGAGTCTTTAGCTAGTAGAATATTATCTCTGCTCACCCATTTACAATATGCTCCTTCTTCACACGGAGTTCCATCTCCAATCGCTTCGAACTCATCGAATCCTTTATCTAAGTTCACAGCAAATAAATGCGTTTTAGTATCTGACGCTTTGCTTGGTCTAACAGTCCCTAGGGGAATAATATTTTCTAGAGGCACTCTATATCCACCCTCTTCGATCAACTCTCTCCAAGCTGTTATCATTGGATTCTCGCCCTGTTTATCCATTCCACCAGTGATAGAACATAACTCAAAATCGTTTGAATGGGCTGGACATACTTCGAATCTACCAAGGAACTCATAATCAATAGCATCCAATCTAGTAAATGATGATGCAGTGCGTCTGAATGGTAAAATAGCTACTCCCTCACCATTACACCATGGGGAATGAAGGTATTCATATACTGAACCATTGTCCATTGTTTTCTTGATAATAGATGACCATTTCGTCTCAAATAAAGTTTTTTCGCTAGGCATAACATTTCTCCTTTAAATATCTTTATATACTCTATGTGTTAATTCATGTTTATCTAAAAATTTTTCTGTGGGCATGTAGAAGCATCTGTCAGCATAATCAATGAATGCTACAGTCTCTTCTCCTGTCTCTGTATGCAATCCCACAGACGATACAGCATAGTCATTGCCTGTACTCTTGCTTGTCCAAATATCATGAGCCTTGACCTCGAACATGAAATCCCTCCTAACTCATTTCTTCTTTAAGCCCATAAACGTGTGGAAACCACGCTACAATAATTATCCATAGTGACAGGATTAAAGCATCCATAATATCACCTTTGACCAAACATTCTATCATGTCTTCAGATATACCTACAGCTAGTCCATAGAAGCAGAATCTAGCCTCATATAAAACTCTTCTAATAAGTCTTTTCAACCTATCACCACCTTTTCCCTTTTTTCAGAAACTGATTAATTCCTTGACGATAACTTTTTTTCTTTGGCTCAGGCTCTTCCATTACCATTTCTGCCATTTCTTTAAAGCTATCAATTTCAATACAGCGATCAAAAAGTCTGTCTACAGTTACGATAGTGCCTAGGTCACAAGAAATATCGATGCCAATCATGTCAATGTCAGGAGGATGCATTTCTTGGTACACTGGCATAGGAACTGGAATGTTATTTAATCGACTTGTGATTAAGGCTTCTCTTCGCTCGTCAATCTCTGCTCCAGTAACGCTACCTGAACCAACGCTCATCATGAAGTCTGCGTGTACTCGCTCATCTTTAACGATGTAGGCGATCCCTTTCTTTTCTTCGTACTCTTTCATAACATTCTCAACTAATTCTTTTGATGGAGTAAATCCAAGCATTTCAATCGTAGTAATGACATCAAGTGCTCTGATGTAGTACTCTTTTTCTTCCTGAGATAAATCTCCCCAAGTCTCCTGATTCTCTTCTAGGCTTGGCTCAGTTTCTTCCTTAGACCAAAGATTGCGATACTGTTCATACATGTACATTGTCTTCCAAGAATTTTTCACCATCATATTTCCTCCATTAACCTTCAAGTAGCTGTTCTAAGAATTCGTGTAATGCTTTCATGTGTTCAACATTCAAATTGCCTATGAAGCTAACGAACCACCATTCTTTCGTTTGGCGATTGACCTCAATACAAATCGCTGTTCTACCAAAAGGATTTGTAGAATAGTCATACAGGCTGTACATTGTTGTGGTTGCGTTGCCTCCAATGTTCTCAAACTTCACTTTAATTCCTCCTAATATGTTAATGAAAGATGCATTTTATTACTTGTTTGTTGGTGTTACAAAGTTGAACTTCACTCGACCTACAGCAACTGACTTAGTAGTTGTGTTTGGAAGAACCATCTTGTCGAACCCAATGCGATATTCTTTACCTTTACTGCTAGTCCATGTCTTACCGTGGTTTAACCAAGTGTAGCTTACTAAGAATTTGAATTGCTTCTTAACATATACCATCAAGCCTTTTGTGAAGTAGTTTACTTGTGAGTTTTTGTATGCTTTTATCATGATTAATTCCCCATTTTCTTATAAGTTTTATGTTATAGCTAAGCCTAACTCTCTATTATGTATTTCGAACATCTGTTCTGTTTTTCTATTACTATAGTAACAGAACGTCTGTTCGAATTCAAGCATTTTATTTTAATAATTTTGTTTAACCAACTTTTGGAAAAGAAGATTCTTCTAGAAAACGAACGTAAGCATCGATTTCCTTTTTAACTTCTTCAAAATCAATATCGTTTTCTATAACCTTCATACTATCCTTTAGAGGTCGTAATTGGTTCTCTAATGGACTATTCATAACCTTTTCGACATCTACCTTGCCATCACGATTTTTAAGGCGCTCTATGGCGATTTCAGGGTCAACGTATACCATAACATTTTCCCAGCCAGCTTCTTTCAAATAAGCGTACTCTAGTAACTTTCGAGTGTCCGTAATAACTACTCGATCATGACCATCTTCTTGAATTCGCTTCATAGTATGATTAATCCAAAGCATAATGTCATATTCTCTTAATTTTTCTCCAATGTGCCACAGGAGGTCTCGGTCTTTGATTTGCATCCCAAAATACTTTTCCGCAATTTCATAGATTCCATCGGCTAATGCGTAAGCTTTAAAGCCATGTTCCTCTACAAGATATTGGGCTACAGTGTCTTTTCCTGCTCCTGCAATGTAGTTACATAAGCTAAGTTTTATCACTCGTTTTCCCTCTCTTTCTTATACTCTTATGTTAATACTTTTGCTTAACATAATCAATGAGTAAGTTTTACCAAATGCATTGGAAAACTCTTGTAATCTGTAGACTATAGTACTACTGTTTAACATAAATTTCTATCGTCTGTCTCCCGAACTGTCTAGCCACATCTCCATGCGACATATAGATGTCAATTCGGTTTCCATTGATTGCTCCGCCAGTGTCTTCAGCTACATAGATTCCTCCACCAAGGGAAGGTATTTTTATCTGTGAGCCATAAGGGATGACACTAGGATCGACTGCAATAGTTCTTCCAGCGCTAGGCATTGTTCCTGTTGCTGTTTGAGGCGTTCCATCACTTCCAGTTGCATCTCCATACAAGCTGTATCCTGTCGCTACAACGGTAATCTTTCTCCATCCATCTGTAGAACTAGACTCAGCTTTAGGCGCTGTATTAGAGACTTCTGCTGGCTGTGGTTGCACTGGTTTAGCTTTAGGAACAGGTGCAACTTCTTTCTTTTCGACCACCTTAGTCTCGACTTTCTTCTGTTCAATTTGCTTAGGCTTAGATTCTGTTTTTATTTTTGGTGTTATTTTTACTGATTGTTGCTTTACTTTTTCTTGCTGAATTTGTTGCTGTTTTTTCGCTTGGGCTTCTCTTAGTTGCTTTTGCCTAAGACGCACCTCAAGGTCTTTGTTCTTAGCCTCTAGACTCTTTTTACTGTCCTCTAAAGACTCTTTCTCTTTGTTTAATTCTTTTACTTGAGACATTAATTCCTCTTGTCTCTTAGATAGCTTGTGGCTTTCTGATTCAACGCTTAAGAACTTCTGCTCTAGTTTTTTATAGTCAGATTGATTTTGTTCTATTAGTATCTGCGCTTTGCCTAGCTGTGCTTCTCTCTCCTTCCCTTCTGCAATGCTATCACACAATAATCCTCCAAAGATTATTGTTGTTGCAGAGGTAACAGCTAGGGCTACCCTTCCAACACTCTCCTTCGATTTAAAAATATTCACAATATCATTTCCTTTCTCGATGCTTACACATTCATTGTAACATATCCGTCAATACTTTTGCTTTACAGTAAGATTACAATTTGTGGTCAGAATATTACAATCCCACAAAGCTTTTAATAGTAGCTTGGTTCTGTCTTATCATCTCGAACGGTCTTAAATGTTGCAAAACGTAAGTCTAATTCTCCAGTATCCTTATCATAAAATTCTTCGAAATACTGAATCTCTACAATTTTACCAATGATTTTAGATGTGTCTTCCCAATACTCAATACGCTGTTCCTGTGAGAATCCTCCACCAACGTTAACTTTATTTCCTTTGAAGTCTAATACTACTCCACCTAGCTTACCGATGGTTGATTCAGCTTTGCCTTCGTAAACATCCAAGCAAAGGATATCGGCAGATTCAAATGTTTTTACTTTTATTATATCGAACGTTCGCTTACATTGATATGGAGCATCTGCAAGTTGAACCATGACACCTTCTTCTCCATTTGCTTTCGCTTCTTCTGCAAGGCGATCAATGATTTCTTTATCAAACAGTCCAGCAAATAGAATTGGAACATAATGAATTAATGGGTGATTCTTGAGGGAGATTAATTTTTCCAGCCCTTCTTTACGCTTCTCGCATGTTTCTTCCCAAATACCTTTTTCAAAATCTGTAATAGGAACTACATCGAATGCATGGAACAGCAACCCTTTTTTCTCGCCTTTCTTTTTCACCATTTTAGAAGTTTTCTTGAACAAGTCTTGTGAATTCAATCCTTCTTCGTTTGTAGCAAGAATTTCTCCATCGTAAACAAATCCTCTTGGAAATGTCGCAAACGCCTCTTCTAACTCGATATAACCTTCCATAACATGTCCTTCACGAGTATATAGTGTCACCTGTCCATTATCTCGAACGAATACAGCGCAACGATTACCATCAAGCTTTTTTGTAGCAATGACACGTTTACCAATATATCTTGTCCAGTGTTCATACAACTTTTTCGTAGAAACGCCTTTGACTTTTACTGTTTTAATCTCGACATACTTCTCAGCCAACATCACATCGAACGTAGGAATAAAACCATCTCCAAATGCTTTGTTAATCGTAGAAGCTGTTGCGCCAATCTTTAAATCTTTTGTAGCCATGGCTTCTAATAGCCAGCGAACATCTTCTGATTGGGATGCAATATAGCTTTGTACAAACGCTATATCCTCATCTTTTCCAGTACTTTTTGACAGTCTATCCATGTAACCATTCACTGTTAAGGTCGCTGGAAAGATTGCGCTTGTCTTTACTTGCTTAGAAAGCTTTTTCTTGGCTATATTTGTTTTTATATAAGGATTAAAAATGTGGTTTAAGACCTCTCCAAGCAGGGTGTTATCTTTATGAAGAGATAGGATGTGCTCCTTATCCTTCTTCCCTGAAGTCTCTTTTACCTGTTTAATGATGTCTGCTACTACTGCTAAATTTTTCATATATTACCTCCATTTGATGGTTTAATTACTACTTGCAATGTAGTAATATAATTTACATAAGTTTCGACACACTTCGACAAATATTCGACACGCAAAAAAAGATTATTTCTTAATTTGCATATTTAGTTTGGCTTCAAGGTCAAATTTAGTCACTTGAATCTTTCCTTGGGCTACCAGTTTAGCTGATTCATTTCCAACTTCATTAGCTAAACTTTCCAAAGTATTTATTAGTCTGAAAACTTCAGAAAAAAATGTTTCACTTTGAGAAGGGTTCAAACGTGACAAAGCCAATGCTTTTTGTGTTTCAATATGAATATCTTCAATGATATCATCCATTTGTTCTAATACATTAATATCGCTTTCGTTAACCGATTTCTGTTCTTGGGACATCGTATATTATCGCTCCTTTCTCTAGTTCTAGTTCTGCTTCTCGTTCTACTAGTGCAACTGGTACTACTTCTCCTTGCGTGAAATATTTTTCTATAGTGTTACAAGCCTTATGTATGTCTCCGCAAAGTTGGATTCTGTTCACTGCGGAGTTTCCAAAAACTACTGCTTGGTCATATGATACTTGGTGTCGAAAAACTTTTTCCCAAAGGTCTTTAGCGATCCCTTTCAGCATTTTATCTTTTTCGATGGATATTCCCTTTCGCTTAGCTTCTAAGAACATTTTCGAAACTTGCTCAAGCGCTTTTCTATTGAATTCATTATGAAGTAAGTATTTTCGAGTGGCATTGAATCCACGTATTTCACCATCAAGCTTATTGATATTCTCTACTAACATCTGTTCAACTCGCTCTTCTCCTTGAGTAAGCGCCTTGAATCCTCTTATTGTTTTTGCTTCTTCTAAAGTTATTTTCTTCATGTAATATTTCCACCTTTTGTCTCTATTATTGTTTTGTATGTTGTTTTGTGCTGTATAAATGACCTTAAACAATAATCGCCTATTATAGTCAACTTGCCTTTATCTGTATCTCACGACACTGAATCAGACGCTAAAAACCAAGTTATTTCTCTATTATTTTTAACTTGGCTGTAGCATCACTTCTCCTGTTACATTTTCGTAACAATAATATTACAGCCAAATTAAAAATTTCAATACATATGTTTAAGGATTTTAATTCATTTGCTTAATGTTGTTTTTTCTAACGGTTATTTACGACTATCTTAGTATAATGTAGCCATCCGTATTTTTCAACTGAAAGTTTATGAATTTTGTAATCAAAGTGCAAAAATTTTAAACTTCTATTACAAGGATTAAACTTCCACTATAATTTTTAAACTAATACTATAATTTCTCCTCTATAAGTGGTATGATTATTGCGTATGTCGGTATACTGTAGTAATATGATGAATTCAGTAAATATGTTGAACTAAAGATATTTGTATGCCGTATCATATCATTGTTACTTACACTTAATAGGTGGTGAAAGAGTTATATGCCCATGAAAAAAATTGCTGGAGATTTCATACGCTTGAAAAGACTTGAATTAAGACATTCACTAGATAGTCTTGCGAAAGAAGTAGGTGTGTCTCATAGCTACATCTCTAAGCTAGAAAAAGGAGAAGTTTCCAATCCAAGTGAGGAAATTCTTGTAAAACTAGCTAAAACCCTTGACGTAGATGAGGATTCCCTGTTTAATATGTTTGGGAAAGTCCCTCGTCCAGCTAAGGATACTCTTATGAATAATCCTGTTTTCGCAAAAGCTTTTGCTGAGATTGATAGCGACAAACAGCTATCAGAAGAACAACAGGAGGAACTTAAGAAAAAATTCATCCACTGGCATAAAATTTTATCTAGGGACAATAAATAATACTTTATAAAGGATTGTTGCTTTTTGTTAACGTTTTTAACTTTAGGACTTGCAGGGCGTGTAGACCACACAAAAGACCCTCTTGTAGTAGATGCAGAATTTTGGGAACATCTTAACGAGCATATATGGCTTGCTATTGTAAGCTGGTTCATAGGAGGAATTGTTTTCTTGCTTATCACTAAGAGCCTCCATAATAGAAAGTATAGAATAGATTATACTTTGCAATCAGGCATGGTTATGAGATTATTTACAGACTGCGAGAAAAAACCCAGAAAATGGCTTATAGTCAACCCTACTACCATCATGCAATGGCTTGATGTCTACTATCTATGTATTTTTGATAGAGGTAGAGATAAAGTGATTGATAGAAACAGTAAGATTAGAATAAGAGTACTTTCAGTGATAACTGTTATTTGGGTTATCGTCTGTGGACTTAGTTCGATCACACTTATCCTGTCTGCCTTTGAAAAGAGTATGGACATATTTGATTATATCGGCAAATAATAATTAATATTAAATAATTATATCAATACTTTAGTTTAATATCCCAAAATTCTAGACTGCGTTGTTTTCAGCGCAGTCTTTATTTAATTAATTTAATTTAATTAACTTGTCTAGATTTTAAAACTTCATTATATCTCTCTACACGTTCTTTTAAATAGAACTTAGATGTCTCATTAACAGAAATTGCGAATTGCACCAAGGTTTGCTCTACTGCTTTATCAATGCTATATCCTTCTGTAATTAATTCATTTACACGATGAACTTGACCACTATATGAGATAGTTGTTGCATTGAAATATTGATTATCATCTTTGTTACTAAGATTCTCTCTTAGGCGCATTAGTCTCTGATGAATAATTTGAGCCTTAACTTTTGCTTTTCCTCTTAATCCACGAAGAATATTAATACCATCTGCAATTTTATATTTACGAGAACTTTCTCCATCTTCACTGAAACTAATATACTTTTCTTGTCTATAAGCATCTCTAATTAAGATTGAAGTCTCATGACTAATTGGAACTTTTCTATCAGGGAAGTTAATTACACCATTAGTTCTATCAACATCATCAATAGTTAGTTCAATTAATTCTTCAAACTCATTCTTATGAGAAACTCCATCAGTTAACAATGCAATGATAACTCCATCTTGAGGATTGTCAGCACTCATTGCTCGTTCTAATAACTCTTCTTTAGGGATAATCATGCTATGCTCTTTTTCTTTATCAATAAGCTTTTCAAGTTTATCTTTAGTATCAAATGCTGTAGCATAGTTAACTTTCAAAGACGTTTTACCGTCTCTGTTCTCAGGACGTTGCGCCCATTCGACATATTTCTCAACTGTAGAAGTTGAATTTTGAAGACTTCTAATTGTTGTAGCATGTAGTGATTTAAAGAATTCAGTAAGTTCTTTAATATTGAAGTTACATAAGTCTTTACCAAACTTCTCTTCCTTGGCTTTAGACTTTCTAAACAAAGACATGATAACTCGTTTAGTCTCTGCAGGGTATTCATTGGCAAATTCTAATTTAAAATTATAATCATAGTACAACTCAGGAATTTCATGATATTTAGGTTTATCTTCTTCATTATCTGTTGCACTTGTAGATTTTTTAGATTTAGTACCTTTCTTAGTACCAGTATTAGTACTATCATCAACAATCATTTTCTTAGGATTAAGTGTTTCATCTCCCCTGCTATAGTTATACATTACTTTTAGAAACCTGAATTTTTCTTTAGCATTTAAAATATCAATAGTTTCTTCTTTATTTAATATAGATTCAACTTTATCTTCTGAAATATCTTTAGAAAGTAATTCTGATTTAATATAATCCCTAACTGACTCCAATGCATTAATACTATCAATTACCGATGGAATTTTCGCCTTCGCTTCTTTGCTAACCTTAATCTTCATTTATAAAACTCTCCTTTAAATGTGCTTCGACCAATTATCATTTATATTTTCTCTATATAGTTCTATCTCTATGTATTCGCTATCTGCGATATATATTCATTGTAATACATTAGCTTAACAATTTCAATACTTTTAGTTAATGTTTGCTGTATATATTTTAAGGAGATTTTCCTAGATGACTTATATGTATGTTCATCCTATTTTACTACGTTATGTATATTTATGGTGCTGAGAGCAGGACTATCTGCTCTCATTTACTAACTGCTGGATATCATCGGTATTTCTTGAACGAATGCCCAATGAATAATCATCGTGACTGATGATACTTGCAAATATAAACTCTATATCGTAAAAAACGTCTTGGACATGATATTTCTCTTTAGTTCTACCTTTTTCCAGTAACAATCCTTTGTGATAAAGAGTGAAGAATCTAATCTCATCTCTAATCAACCAAGTATCTTTTTTGCTCTTTACTAGTATATCCCCACCAATTAAAACTTGAACATTTAATTGAGGAAATCTATTTGCAACTTCCATAATCTCTTTTTCGCTTAACTCTACTGTCTCCCAGCCCTTCTGCATGATCCGATGGGCTTTTTCATAAATAGTGTTATGCTTTTTAACCTTGCTACGTTTTAAAGCCTGTAAATTCAAAATATCTCTCATCTTTGTACGCTCCCCTGATTTTCAATATGTATTGCCTCCTTGTAATTAACATTGAGTTCCCCAACTCCTAACCAACATTTATGTCAATACTTTTGATTTAAATTACTATATTTTGTTAATACTTTTGTTCTACCTGATATTTATTATTATAAAGGGATATAATCCCAAAGTCAACATATTTTTTAAATTTATCTAACAATTTTCTAAGGTTGTCGTCACGACTAGGCTTTATTGACCTAGTCGTAATAGCATCATATTCTTAATATCTTCATTTTGATTTAAGAACTCTATGAAATCCTCTTTGCTCATATCGTCTAGAATAGAATCATCAATCGTTCTAGACATGTGGTAACTTAATTGATTGACAAGACTTTCTTCTTCACGAATATAAATTTGCGTTGTGCTGATGGAACTATGCCCGCCTAACTGACGACACAACTCGATATCCCTGCACATTTTGTACGAAAGTGTTATTGAGGTACTTTTAAGCGAATGCATAGTTATCTTTTTACCAAGAGCCTTAGAAAATCTCTCTAATGCTCTTTCCATAGTCCTGTCGCTGAGTTCAAAGACATGTTTTTGACCTTTATTTAACTGCTGTAATTCTTCATAATACTCGTCTGATATAGGCTTCTCAATCCACTTACCACCTTTATCTCGAACACGAATGATATTTATATCTACATTTGTATCAATATCTTTTCTAATGATAAAGTTATCATTCCAAGTCATATTCAAAGTTGCAGTTCTACGATTCGCTGTGGTAAAGAGAGTTTTTGCAAGGAGATATTTCTCAACCCCTAGATACTTTTCTCCTTTGAGAAATTCGAATAACTGTTGTAATTCATCTGCTGTAAGAGCATTATGATGATTCACATCTATATCAATCTTCATTTTGAATATCATTGGATTAACTTTGAAATCATTAGACTGCAATTCATTGTAGAAGCTTCTAACGCTATTTAATTTAGTTTGAATTGTATTACCAACATTCCCTTTAGCCACAAGCATTGCTACATATTCATTTTTAACATCAGCCTTTTTAATGCTTCTGATTTCTTCGTATGTGACATGTTCAATATCTTTATCTAAAACTAATCTAAAGAATTCTCTTACTCTCATGTCGTAATCACGAGATGTTTTCTCAGAACGCTGAGACTCGATAAAAGATTTATACACTCCCTGTACACGATAGTCACGAAGAGTAGAAACATTATCTCTTTCTCTTCTCAGACCTTTGATTCTTATTTTAGCTTCAACTGCTGACATTCCCTCATCTCCCTCTTATGTATCTGTGTATTACTATATCACCAGTTTAGTTATACAGTCAAGCAAAAGTATTAATATTCTTCATCTTCTTGTTTTGTGAACAATCCCTTAGCCATTTTATATAACTGTAAGGCATCTAATTTCTTCATAGAGCCACCATCACTGGCTTCTGAATCCCAAGTTAATACATAGACCTCAGAGTCCTCTAAATACTCTTCCTCGTGCCTTACAAGAACCATGTGATATTCTCCCATTAGATGTGACTTAACAAGCGCTACGGCATCCGTGGTCTTTACGTGGTCAAATTCTATAGACTCGTTAACAAGACCATTTACTAGGTCTTGAACTGCCTTGATGTTATCTAATGCTTCTGTTGTATCCTCTGTGCTGTCTTTGTCCCAAACAATAATTTTCATTTCCTTCATTTTTATCTTCTCCTTTTATGTATACTACTATATTACCTATACAGTAAAATGCTCATAAGAAAAGGCAGATACGCCTTTACCATCTCAGAAATCTACAGATACAATTAAACAAGATATAAATAAGACAACACACGAAGAATGGAATAACTGTTTCTTTTGTTGCTAAGAACAGAAATGGAATGCATAACACGATTATAATCCCTGTCATCATTCTTACATACTGTGTGAAAATTCTTTGGTTATGAACTCTCCAATCCCATGGTGCTTTCTTATAGTCTGTACCTAGTATCATTCTAAGGATAAGCTTTACTGTATCCATAATATGACACCCTTTTATTTTTGTATTAGGAGTGGGATTATATACCCACTCCTCTATTATATATTAAGATGCTTTAGCTTTTAAGCCTTCATCTAATACTTTTGATGCAAATTTCTCTAAATCTATTCTAGCTTGTATGCTCTTAAGGTCTCTCGCACACCTTGTAAATGCGTTTACTACGCCAAAAAGACTTTTATCTGCTTCTATATCATAGTTCTCTCTAACAGCCTTCAGCATCTTCTCAGATAGTCTAGCCTTCTTACCATATCGAGTTATTTCTTCATATGGATTCTGAACTGTTATCTGACGAGCCTGTCCAAACTTACCTAAGATATCTTTTCCCATCTCTATACCATGCACAATTGATTTCTTTAAATCCATGTTTACTTGTAATGGGTCTATGTGGATGTGACGCTGTTTGTACCAGCCATACTCAGCTTCCTTAGCTACCATTCCATTTGTACAAATTAATCGATAGATTGAAGGGTTAGCCATGATAGAAGTTAATCCTACTTCACTATTGATTAAATCAAGTGCTACAAAGTTTCTGTCGTCTTGACCATCGTAAGAGCGACCAAAATTCTTTTCTGTGGCAGGAAACATAAATCGTAAAAACATTCTATTGTCATTGATATCACCAATCTTTAAATCGAATTCAGGAATTCTTCCTGACCTAGCAACATCTTCAAACACGCTTAATGTATCTAAGTTATCGTATGGTATGAAGTTCTTTGAAACAACACCTCGAACCAGTGAATCATGATTACCCTCACCGATATTCCCTATTGTACGGAACTTTCTATCAAGTCCCTTTCCTTTTTCAAGGTGACGATTCATTTGAACTGCAAACCATTCGGGATCGTCTTCAAAAAGATTTTTAAAGTATTCAGGTGGTAATGGATATTTGTAAACAGTGTTACAAAGTTGACCAAATGCATGGTCAGTGAATTTCGCCTTTCCAAAATCTGCGCCTTCAAATGTAAAGTCAGGGTTTACACGAATCGAATTTATTGGAGCAACAACATCTTTCTTACGCTTCTCTTCTGCTTCTAATTTAGCCAAAATTTCCTTGAATCTTTCTCCTGCATTACTCATGTGTAATGACCTCCTACTTAATTCATTTATTAGTAAATTAGTAACTCATGGTTACAGTATATATCTTTCACCAAAAGTTGTCAACTTATTCACAGAATATTATTTATTTTCTGTCTTTATCAACTTATTACTTATTGTCAATACTTTAGTTCAGTCTTGGATTTTGAAAGTTACACGAGAACTTTTAATTAACTCATATTCTCCATAATGTTTTTTCACATGGTTAACTGCATGAATTTCACAATTGATTGATGCTGAAGTTATAGATGATGTTGACAGGTCAAGTAATGCAAATTTATCTCCTAGTTCTATTAGTTGAAGGTAAGTTTCAGTTCCTTCTACATAGAAAATATCTCCTGCTTCTACTAGTACTGCTGTTGGGTATGAACGCTCGATTTTAATCATTATTGATTCCTCCGATATGTATTATGTATTGGTTTATTACTATATCACTAATAAAGTATAATTCTTTTTTTAAAGGCTGTCAACGATTAAATTAACAGCCTCTTAGTTTTAATTATGCAATGATACCTTTATTTTTTAGAATGTTTGTATCTACGTCACTTGCTGGTTTGTAGCCTTTTTCCATGTGGTGTATTATAGTTTTTTTATTCGCTGTCCAGCATTGGCATATTCCCCAAATTCCTACTGTACAAGGATTTAAGAATACCCATTTAGCGAACTCTGACCATTGACCACGGAACATTGCAACCCAGCCTCCCCAAAAGAATACTGTCCATGAAAATCCTACCTTAAATTCTTTTGCTACGCCTGTTTCGTTCTTTAGTGTAACTTGTGCCATGATTATTTCCTCCGATGAATTATATAGTTTTATTTTTTTATATGATTTGAATTACTCTACAGGGATTAGTTTTACTGCTCCTGCAGTCTTGATTAAAGTATTTTCTGTTGCAAAGAATACATAATCTCCTCGCCCAATATCGCCATTACCAAGGATAGTATTAACCACTGTTGAACCACTTGAATCAAATACTTGGAAGTTAGTTCCTCTACCAATGTTAGTAACTTTATATCGACCAGTAGGTACATCTTTATCAATAATATATTCTCCAGCATCTAATGTAATTGGTGCGCCTTCTGCTTCTTTAATTCCAGTGTCAAGACTTGCTAACTTATCTTCTTTTTCTTTTACATCAGATTCTAATGAAGCTAACTTAGACTCTAATTCTCGCTTATGGTCTGCGACCTCTGCATCGACCTTAGATTTTTTCTCTTCGATTTTTTTATCTAGAGAAGCATTCTCCTCTTCAAGCTTTTTCTTTTTATCTGCGTTCTTTTGCTCTAATTCTTTTTCATACTTAGCAACTTCTTCTTCTACCTTGGCTTTCTTTTCATCGATTGTTGAATCAACTTTATCAACCTGAGTAGACTTTTCTTTTAATTCTTTTTCTTTGGATTGAATATCTTTTTCAATCTCATCTTGCTTATCCATCAAAGCCATTACTTCTTTGGCATCTTCTTTAGTCTCTTTAAGGTTAGCTTCTTCTTCTTTTACATCCTCTTGAGTACTCTTTAGTTTAGTTTCTGTATTGTCAACTTTAATTAACAAATCTCCATATGTAGCCTTCTCGCCATCAATTGATGTTTCTGCTCCATTTAATCCTCCACCATAAGAAATTAATCCTACAACCACGATTACTCCACCAATTAAAAACCTTTTAAGCAATGTTTTCTTTGTAGCTTTCTTTTTCTCTCTCATCATTTTTCTCCCCTTTTAATTTATTCGTAACCTAGTAACCTACTAAACCATGTGTTAAGTATACATGGGAAAAAAGAGGGATGTCAACATAAAGTTTCCATCCTTATGCCTATTTACACAAAAATATTTTAGATAATTTCTACTAAACCTTTTAAGTAAATATCTCCAACTTCCAAAGAGGTAAACTTCTTTACAATTCTATCTACATGTATTCCATCAGCAATCATTTTTCTGCTATAAATGCCATCTCCAGTAACAATAGCTTCTTTATTATCTTTTAAAAGAACAATGTCGCCTACGTGCAATTCTTCGCCTATTCTTGAGCGAGAGACAAGTTCTCCAAAATTATCTACTATCTTATCTGAAATTGTTGAGTAACCCTGCGCTAAAAGATTTAATCTAATCTTCATAATATACTCTCCTATCCTAATAAAAGGTTGATTTTATTACTTAAAACATGCTTTCTTCCTTTTCTTTTCGCTGTTCTTCCTCGATATACTCTATCAAGGTATCAACTAGTTTTCTTTGAGTGTCTATATTGAATCCTGCTGTTCCTGACCAGTTAAGTTCTTTAGACATATCTTTTAATTCATCTAATGTGAACATTATTTCACCCACTCTGTAGCTTCTGTGCCATCTTCAACTTTATATAAATGCATTTCATATTCTACTAACTCATCATGAGTTAATGGTCTTCTATATGCTGTTGCACCAAATTTGCAAACACTCTCATCATGTCTTATAAAACCTTTTGGCTGGCATCCTAAGCTAAAACCACGATGTCTATATGTATACCAGTAAATTTTATTTTCGCCACAATCTATAGCCTGTTTTTTTACAGGAAAATTCTTTTCAATTAATTTTTGCGAATCCTTAAGACCATCTAATACTTCCATCATAGCCTGTAGTTCTTGAATTTTTTCTATGTGTAACTTGATGATACCTAGATATAAATAATCCTGCTCATTTCTTTCTGCCATTGCATGTGTGCTTAATTCTATTTCTGCTACACTTTCGATTAATTCTTTTACCACTTCATCTCTTCTATGCTTGTAACCTCTGCGCATATTATTGATTGAACCAGTTATTTTTTCATAGTGTACATTTGACATTTATTTCAGCCTCCAGCATTTATATATTTTATGTAAGAGATAGATTAGACATTGTCCCAATCTATCTCTTCTGTTTCTTGCCATGCGTACCACCCAAGTTTATTTTTAGCCTGTACTGGATTATCGTACAAACCCTTCACTGCAAGCCAATTGCCTGTACAGTAATGATATTTATTTTCTTCGATGTAAGTATCTTCACGGAAGAAATCAAGCTTCTCATGATCCCTTAATTCATTCTTAACCTCTATTGCTAATTCACTTGTGTAATCATCTTTAAGTTTTTGCTTCAAGAACTCTGATACTTCATCTATATGCACGAATTTGTGTTTAGATTTTTTTATCAGGTGTTCATATACGAAATCTACTAAACTAGTTGCTTCTAATATCACGATTTTATTTTTCTCCATTTCTCTTCAGATACCATGATTATAACATCATCCTTGTAAGACATTTCTATTTGGTCTTCAACTGGTATCAAACATTTGTAGTAATCAGATGTTTCTTTCATGACTTCGAGATTCCAATTCTCTTTTATCTTCATTTCTTTCTCATTTGTTTTTCTAACCATAAATGTTATTGGCTTTCTAAATGCTCCATGTACAGTCCTTAAGAATGTACTCCAATAAAAACTTTTTCTGATGTATGATACTCCAACTACTTCATCGTAGTCTGCAAACTCAACGCCACCAGCTACATACACTTGAACCTCTTTTTCCATCTCTTCTAATTCATTTAATATTTTTCCTGCCTCTTCTAATAGTTCAAAGAGTTCATCTTTTTTATATTTTTGGTAAACAGTTTTTTTATCACCAATGTTCCATAGAGTGTCTAATACTTCACTTTCTCTTATCTCATTAACTCTTTCAGAATGTTTTTCTGAAAACTCTAATTTGTAAATCAATCTCCATATACTTTCAACTTTCATCCAAATTTGGGTTTTTATCGTGCTCTTCTTAAACATTAAAACCACTCCATCCCTCAGTTAGTATGTATTACCAATTATATATGAATATTTCTTATTGTCAATACTTTTGCCTTGTTCTATATATTATACTCACCTTAGAACTTGTCCAAGGTGAGTATTTATTTTATCAAGCTGTTGTAGTTTTTTCTTTACTTGATTCTTTCTTTACTTGTTGCGCTTTACCTGTTGGCTTTGCTGGAGTTTTTTTCTCAGTTGTTTTTCTTTTGTCTTCAACCTTAACTTCTGCCTGTGTTTTAGGCGCTTCTTTTTTAGCCTCTACAGGTTTTTTCTCAGTCTTAGATGCTTGGGTATTAGCAGAAGGTTTTTTCTCTCCTACAGGCTTTGCAGGGCTTGTAGTAGCAACCTTAGCAACATTTTTATTTACATACTTCTCAAGGTGTTCTTTCATGGCGTTTACACGACCAAGAGTTTTATCTTTCTTAACTGAACCAGCGCCACCAAAATTCTTATAGTCAGTTGCAATAATATCATCTGAAAGAAGGTCTTCAGGAGTTGCTTTAAGAGATTTTTTAAACTCTGTTCTCCAATCTCCAAACTTGATGTTGTCAAGCTTTCTTTCCTTCGCCATCATTGCAGTTAGTATAGTCATTGGGAAGTGAACCTTCTTAAGCAACATAGGTTCTTTTGTTTCGAATGAATTGTCTAGGTAATCCATTACATCTACAAGTTTTTTTACAATCTCTTCTTTATTTTTTGCATCTTCCTTGAATGTTTGTGAGTATGCAAATACATCATTAGATGAAATACTTTTTAACTCATGATTTGGGTCAATCAACATCATAGTTTGTAACAATGCTGTTTCGTGGTCAGCCTTACGAATTTGCAATGGTGTGAATGAAGCTTTCTTTGTAATAAGGTCATGTTTAACAAGGTCTTGAATTTTAGTTGCCCACTCACTACCCATTTTAGCTTTTGCTTTTTGTTGCTTACTTAATGGAGTACCATTATTTAATCGGAAGAACATATCTTCAATTTCTTCATCTGTCGCCTCTTCAATCTTGCAGATGTCTAGAGAGAAATCAAGGATTGCATCCTGTGCATTTTTGCTAAGTTCATCAAATGTTAGTCCTGCAAGAATTTCTTTTTTTCCACGAATAACTACTGGAGGAGTATCTACTTCATGTAAGTAGAATTCTCCATCAATAAAGTCACGAATGTTTGTTAATCGTTGTTTACCATCTAGTACTTGCAAAACTAATTTGCCATCTATTTTTTCATTAAGTGCATATAGTGAAGGTACTGGATAATTAGCTAGGATTGAATGGATCAGTAAAGATTTTTGTGTCTTATCCCACTGTCCACCTTCACGTTGAATAGGGTATGTGAAGCTAATAAGATTATCTTCTACATCCTTCATAAAGTTTTTAATTGTGTATTGCATGCTTGATTTTTGCATTTTCGCCAAACTCCTTTAAAGGTTAATTTTTTTAATCCCTTGCTCAGTGATATTACGATATACTGTATCACACTATCAATGTTACACTACACCATACATACAGTCAATAATTTATTTTAACGATTTGTCAATTAATTTTGAAAATTCCTGTGTAGAACACGCCTTGAGGCACTTCAAATCCCTCTTTATCGAACTTATTTGCTGTCACTTTATATCTGTATTCACCTTTTTTATTTTTGTACTCAGCCTTGATACTGTGCTGTGTGGCTATCTTTTGTTCAGGTTTATAGAAGTCATAATCATACCAATCTAAATCAACCCATTTGCCATTGATTTTTTTCTGTGGTTGTAACTCTACTCCCATCTCATAATTGTTATCATTTTTTACTTTAATACTTATGCTTAAGTCTTTTTTGATATAGTGATTTATTTTAGTTGTATTAGCCGAAATGCCAGCTTTTGAAGTTGCAAATGCTCCAGTTGTTCCAGTGAACAAAATCCCGATTGTAAGCAGTAAAGTTATTATTTTTTTCATTTTTATCAATTCCTTTATCAATTTTTATGTTTTATATCGTTCAAATACTGTGTAATTAACTAATTATTTATTGAAGTCTTTATCTACAAAAGTTCCATCCTCAGCCATAATTAAGTCTTTTGTTTACTCTCCATTCTTCATGATTTCTTTCATTACTTTCATATAAGCATCTATACCCATTAATGCAAATCTTACATCATCAGACACTTCATGATACTCAATAACATCACCTGTATTATCATTGTATGTTACGCTTACGATATCGCCCAATGACATATTTTTTTCTACCTTGAATGTTGCTTCACCTGTGAAGTAATCAGAAACTATTTTTGCTGTAGCCCATCCATCTTTATCAATATTTTGAATCATATAATTATCTGTTGCTACACTGCCTTCTTGCGTTATTTTTTCACCTTCATCCATTAATGCATCAATGTTGCCTTCAAATTTTTTCTCAACCTTTTCAAGTTCTTTACCAGTTAATTTATGCTCTTCGATAATATCATCATTGTTGTATGTAACTTCTACGATGTCACCTAATTCATATTTATTATCTAATAGATAACCACCATCATGTTTTGGATTAACAGGCTTAGCTTCAAGCATGCCATCTTCATTTAGATACTGAACCATGAATACATCAGTCGTGTAATTTTTTTCTTGCGCTTGTGCCTGTGTAACTCCTGCCATTAAACCTACAGATACCATTGCTATTGTTAAAACCTTTTTAAACTTTTTCATTTTAAGTCATCTCCAATATATTTTATTTTTGCTTTACTTAATACATTTATTACTATACTACCAATAAAGTAAATAGTCAATAATTAATTATTGTAGAACTTATCCATAACTATCTTGTACTGTGTAGAATATTTTTCTTTAAGTTTTTTTACTGAGTTTTCACTAGTTGGATATGTTGTATCAATGTTACCATCTCTATCAAATGCCACTGTTAATATTCTTCCTTCTACATGGCTATTCTCAGCCTTTATTTCCATGTCAGGCTTGCCTAAATCCTCAATGAATGTAATGTGTGTAGAGCCATTGACAGACGTTGTTACAACAGCATGTAACACATTAGGGTAAGTTTTTTCTTGCGCCTCTTGATAATCCTTTCCATCAGATGCAAAAGTTCCAAACGCTTCATAAACCTGAGTTACAACTACCACTGTTAATGCTGTTACCATTAGACCAAACGTAACCTTTACCCATGGTCTCCATCTAATTTTTTTCTTTGCCTTTGCCATTTATACCATCTCCCATACATTTGTTTAAATACTGACTGCCTCGTCAGATAGAGCGCATCACCACTCCATGACGCTAGAAAGTTTTTTCCAGCGTTTCGGCATTTCATTTATCATCAAAGCTAAGACTTATAGAAGGTCTATATCTATTGATACGATAACCTTTTTCTTTTATGAGTGTTATATAGTCATATAGATATTCAGCCTCTATAAAACAATCAGCAATCACTTTGTAAGGTGCATCTGTCACATACATTTTTTCTTGTCCATTATCCGTTATTGGAAATATAGTTCCTTCGTTAATTCTTTCAGTCATTTGTAAACATCTCCTATATAATTTATTTTCCGTGCTTAACAATCTAATGTTGAATGCTGTACGTATACGATTCTTTCTTTGAATTCATATATCTTGGCTGGATCAGAAAACCATAGTCCAGTTGGTGAGTAGTCATAATAATTTCTGTCACCTTCTACATTCAAGTTAGCGTGTATGCCTTCCATTACACCTTTTTTATTTTCGAATATTATTACTGTTGTAGAATTTTCTCCATGCTCATCTGAAAAGTGAAATTGATTTACAAAGTGCTTAGGATATCTTTTTATTCTGCTTGGAAACTCTCTCTTGTAAGCTTGCTTTATTTTCTTTTTAAACTCTTTGAATTCCTCACGATTATTTATATCTAATTTTTCACCTAATGCATTTGAAATAAATTTAACCATTGAATTAGTATTGATTATTTTTTGTTTAAACATTTTTAACAACTCCCTTATTATTTTTTTCTCGCCTCTTCACATGATTCACATGTACAAGGTCTTATAGTTCTAATCACTTTCATTAACTCTACTTGCGTGTATTCATGCGCTGTGTGGCATTCCATAGCCTCAAAGAAGTAACCTGTCTTTGTATAAGCCCACCATCCATCAGAATCTTTGTAAACTTCATCTAATACAGCTTGATATTTTTTAGGTATAAAGTTTAAGTTCATCATAACACCTCCATTAATTCATGCATTGCCATGTCTATTATATTTTTTCTTTTCTGTATTATTGCTTTACGCTTTATTTCTAGTTCGTGTATAGCTAATACTATTGAACCTTGAATCTCTATTAATTCAAGCGCTGTTATCCATTCAACAATATTTATTTCTGCCACTGTCATATACTTTAAATCTTTCATTTCTACTGTCATTTCTACGTTGTTAAAAATCATTTTGTTCACGCTCCTAATTTCTTTGTGATTTTATTTAATGCTGTTGCTGGTGTTTTAAATGCTCCACACTCTTCACATTCACCAGCGCTGTAGAATTCAACGCTAAAAGGTTTTTCATCGTCCATATATGTAATACAGCAATAGAGGGAATTTATTTCTTCCTGCGTCTTGTATACAGCCATAGAGAAGTAACCTTTCTCAAGTATTTCTCCATTCATTAATAACCCTTTATCTTGAATCTTTTTTACCACTGCTTCATATTGCTTTTTTGTTTTTGCATCTGCTTTCTTAGCCATTATTTAACGCCTCCTTCTCTATTTGCTAACACTATTGAATACTCTTTGAATTTATTTTCTGCTCTTTCCTCTTCAGTTAATTTATAAGACAGTGTAAACATTCCCACGCCTCCAATGTTTCCCCATACTGTAAGGCAATTACCTCTGCCTATCATCATGCAACCTTCGTTCTTACTAAGCTTTACAAATCCTTTTGAATTTCTTTCTTCTTTCAATACTGTTGTAGTTCCTGACATTTAAAACACTCTCCTATATAGTTTATTTTTTATTTGTAAAATACTTTTCTATCTTTTAAGATGACTATTTCAGCACCAGTTAATTTTTCGCCTGTCTCTTTATCTGTGAAACAATCTTGTTTAAATGGATTGTAATAAGCTTCACGCATGCCAGCGCCAATACTTAATTCTTGTAAGAAATCTGCCTCGCCTACAAATTCACCTTTCACGAATGCATGAATGTTTTTTTGTCGCTCTTTCAATACTCTTTCACGCCCAGCCTTACGAACTACAAATTTAACATCCTTAAGTATTACTCCATTGCAATGTGATATTACTAAGGTTTTTCTTTTCCCCTCTTCAGTTACATTGCTTTGTAAGCTAAATACATGGTGATGTAAATTCCAAAATGCAGATACCTTTTGACCTTCTTTGACTGTTCTACCTTTATAACTTGTTATCATTTATTTTTTCCACCTTCATAATTTATTTGATAATTAAATAGAGCCAAGAAATTTTCTTGGCTCTTAAACTACTTGCATATCCATATCGCTTTTAGCTACTTCTCTAATCGATTCACTTGGGCAGTATTCACAAGTTATTGTTTTATCTTCGTGCATTTCGTTACACTCATTACAGATGTATACAGACTGTTCTTCGAAGTTCATTTCCATGTATTCCTCGCAATGATTTGGCACATCTTCATGCTCTGCAATCCAACTTTCAATGTCTGCACGAAGTTTTTCTATATCGAATAGATGCGTAACCTCTTCCATTACATCGTAGTCCTCACTATAAGCTGAATAGACAGTAACTACATTTTTTTCTTTGCATATATCCATGCGGAACAATGATTGTGTACTGCCAGTTTCTTCTATGAAAATTTCTTTTCCTTCGAACTCGTAGCCAGTGAAGCATAATTTTTCATGGTCAAGAATGAAATTTAATGATTCAAATTCTCCTTCCTCGTCCTTTTCCTCCTCTTCTTCAGAATTAATTATTTTTGATAGTCCTCCATTTTCTTCGATAATCGCATTCACTTCTGCACGAATGACAGTGCGTTGCGCTTCAAAGATTTCGTTAACTTCTTCAAATGTTTTTGGCATCTCCATTGTATAGACCTGCGCCTCTTCTGCTTCGCCTCTTCTTACTGTTACTCGTAAAGTTTTTTCTTCAATCTGACGTACTTCCACACCATAACCCATGATGAAATTTTGCTCGATGCTTATTGGTAACTCTTCGTATTCATCCTCGATTACATTCCCATCTTTATCTAGTACATAGAATGAATAATCAATTCCTGCCAGTCTTTCAAACAATTCGTCAGCATCTGATGCCCAAATTTCATCAGTTAAGTTGTTTCGCTCTTCTTCGCTCATATCGTCATCAGGGTTATTTTCCCAAAAATCAGCAAGCCATAATTTCATTTGGTCTAATGTTTCAATTTCAAAATCACTCTCATCCTGTAAATCGTAACGCTTGTATAATTTTTCTTTTTGCTCTTCCATTTCTTTTTCCTCCTCTTTCTCTTCTTTCACTGGCTCAGATTTTTTTCCATCCACTGGCACATACATGTCATATGATAGATTTGAGTGAAAGCTGATAGATATTTCATAACATTGAATTCCATTTATTTCGTGCAGTTTAGGGTCAACCCAGCAACTAGGCGTTAGAATTGAATATTCTTTCATCATGTATTCTTTTGTTACATTTTTATCATGACCAAAATTATTTACTGCGTCCCATGCATAGTCATCAGTTAAATGATAAGCACATTTAATTAATTCAAATTCTTCTCGCTCGATGGCTCTGCGTACAACATCCTGACGAACTGTAGCCACGCTTGCTACGCCTCTTTTTTCTTCTGCCTTAGTTAATGCGTTAGTGATTGATTTTAAAATTTTCATGTGTGAACATCTCCAATATAATTTATTTTTTTCTTGCAACCTCCCCATATGGGGAACGCTCAGAGCCTAATGCACTATTTTTTCTCGCTCTGACGAGAATTTATTTTTATTGTCAATACTTTTGTTTAAGCTACCAAGATTAATGAATCTCGATAGCTACGTTAGTTTCTGCAAGGTAACATACTTTACATTGACCACAGTCTTTTTCTTTTTCTGTGCCTTTGAAAGCCTCAGAAGATGGACAAGCGAAATAATTTTTTTCTTCCATCGTTCCTTTATCTACTGCAGTAAATACGCTCATGCCTAGTTCATCAGTCATTTTAATGAATTTTTCTTTTGTGTCGTCCCAAATTGATGACTTGAATGTGATGTTAACATTTTCTTTTCCCACGTTTTTGTAAAGTGTTTTTACGAATGGTAAAGATTTTGTGTAAGCCATGAAAACTATATTTCTATTACCTTTGAAGTGTTTAGCAATTTCGTGCCATTTTGCAAGGTATTCATAGCTGTAGAAGTCGCCAGCCTCATGTATACGATAGAAAATTGTTTTGCCTTTGTTCTTTTTACGAGCCAATTCAAATTCGATTTGGTCAATCATAGTGTTTACAAATCGATCAGATTTTGAGAACTCTAAGTTTGAAATTCTACGAGCGTTAACCGTTGGATACATACGCTCAGCCTTTAGAGCGTAACAAGCTTTCTCACACATTTCAGTGCGGAATGGACATGATATAACAGATGTTATATTCCATTGATAGAATGCAACTACTTTATTATCTTGTAGCTTCTTATTACCTTCACTTAAACCCATTTTAACTTGACTCATTTTGATTTTAGTTTTGTATAATTTCTCGAATTTTTGCTTCATGTTTTCGTTATCGAATTTTAGTTCGTCAACGTGGAATTTGTAGATATCAGAGCCAGCCAAGATGTAAACGTTTGGAAGTTCAACACGCTCAACGATTCCTACTATTGTTGCATTTTTCATTTCTACAGTTACTTGTACATTTTTCATTATAAATCTCTCCAATTCATTGTTTAGTATTTAGTGATTAATTCCAATATCTATACTAGTTAGATGCTCGAATTAAGCACCAAATGGTACTTAATTTCTTGCCAGTGCTACAAGCTTAAAGCTTGCACAGTCAGTGGCTTTCAAGGTTTCTGCATGGTATAGTGACGCTATTCACTCCATGGAACTCATGTTCCATAGTTGCCTAGTCACCTGTCGCACTTTACGTGGCAGTTTCACATCAGTCAAACCTGTACTCGCTGGAGGCATCTTACACTCCTAAACACTGCATTCTAGAGAGCCTTCTCTCATCGTAGAACCAGTGAGCCATGATGTTTCACAACATCTTTTTATAGTTGAGGCTTGTCAACTTGTTAACCCTATGGAATTTTCGAAGAACAAAACTACTTTACTACTTTATTACCTATTGAGTAACTACTGTAAAAAAATATGTATGGTAGTTACTGCCAGCGTACCGTGTTGCTTGGTACTCTCTTAGTATAAACCAGCATTTTTCAGCTTGTCAATACTTTTGTTTGAGAAGTTTTCAACCTCCTAAAATCCTCTCAGTTTGGTGTAGAGACTTGTTAAATCAGCCAAGTCAGGCATCTGCTAGTTACTCCCTCAGCAGTCGAGGTCGAGAAATCCTAAAGGTGTAAACCGTTGGAAACTTCTTCCAAGTCCCTGTCTTGCTGTGTGGGACTCTTTTAGATTAAACGATGTTCAGCAGTTTGTCAATACTTTTGTTAAAGTTTGTTTTCCAGCAATCCCTCACACACATATATGATAGAGAGTCGATGTTCAATCGCTCGTGTGTATCATGTGTTATATTGTTCATGTTCGTTTGTTGCCGTGTCTCGTTTGCCTGAGATAAATGTATAATGTATTTGAAAAATGTACAACCTCAAAACGCTAATTTCGAGAACAAATTTTGAAGCTAGTTTTCAGGCTAGATTTTCACGTAACACGCATACACGTAATTTAGTAGGAGAAACACGATCAAATTTCTCCATTCGAAAAGCCTTCACACTTAGAGCCACAAGGGATTTCAGCGATTCGATAAGAATATCAAAAAATAGCTAGAAAAAGGCGTAAAAACCCTGTGGATAACTACTAAAATTCAACGACTCGATAAAAATAAAATAAAAAAAATTTGGAGGTAAAAAATGTGGCTAAAAGCCTTGGGGCTGTAGGTTGAACAAAAGTATTGACAATGTCAAGTTAATCACGAATTTAAAAAAATTTTAAAATTACTGTTTTGGAGGGTGTGGATAAGTGCTTTCTCCCCTACTCTCCCAAGGGATACAGAATTCGAAAAAAAATGTTAAAAAAATGAGTGTCGAAAAATGGCGAAAAATAAAGTTGAAAAAGTGTGTTCACAATTGAAAAGTGGGCTGAGCCTTAGAGCGCCAAGGATGAAAGCGTAGTTTACAATTATCAGACTATTCAGTTTGTGTTCACAATTAGACACCATAGAAACTACCATATTCTAGGATACTAATTGTAGATTCACATACTTTGTAAGTGCTTACAATACGCATGGTATAAGGGTTTATGATTGATTAAAATAAAGATTGTGAAAAAAGGCGTTATGTAAACTAGAAAAAGAAAAGAGAAAATAAAAATTAAGGGATTAGAAAGCGCTTTCTTTATTGATTTAATGGGATTGTAAATGTTTTCATATACCTTTTCTATATAAAGCTTTTCTATATGGGCTTATATACCCTCCCTATATAGGGCGTTATACAAGGGTACTATGCAGGGTATTGAAAAGCCTTATGGGAGTAGGCTTGAGAGGGTGTACAAGTGGGTACTAGGTAGCTTAATAGATGGGTGCTAACATACCCTATGAAGGCTTGCTATTAAAGGGTTTAGTATACCCTTAATAGTATCCTGCATAATAGCACTATATCTAAAAATATAAAATCCATAATCTGTATGACACTGGTAATATATGGTAGTAGTACTAGATAGATAGTGCTAAGCATACATGATAGTGTATATACATACATGTGTATAGTACATAATGTATAGTATACATACATAGTGTTAAGCATTGATGTATCAACGTTAATGAGTGATTGATGATAGTTAATGAGTAAGCATTGATGATGCATAAAGGACAAGAGACAAGAGACCAAGAGAAGACACATGACTAATGATGAATGAATGCTGATGTATCAACGTTTATTGTGATTCTAAAGATTCTTGTATAACCTTTGTTGAGCATGCATAGACAGTGCATAAAGGATGAGTGATGAAAGAAAGATGAACAAGTGATGTAAATAAGTGTTGACATTTGTTGTTTGTTGTGGTATTTACGTGTGCGTGTGTATGCGTGGGTGTATTGGAGAATGTAAGAATGAATAGGATAGTGCATAAATGTATGGTGATGAATAATGGTGTATAGTGGCGTGAAGTGTTTGTACTGTAGGGATTGACTAGGTTTGCAGCTTAATAATACAACGTGATGTTGAGTGAATAAGTATGTGGAATTGTGTATAAGCACCTGCACACACGCCATACTGTTTGATATACCGACAAGCCTTGTAGCTGTAGCACTGGTGACGTTTGGTCAGTCTAAAAAATACAACCTCGTGAGTATGCATGCGTACATGTAAATGTGTAAGTATATGCATGGTCATACAATTGTCAGACTATTCTGTAATGGGTGGGTACGTCCCTGTTTTGCGCTGGTGTCGTGCTTGCTCGTGTGGGTGTCGGACTAATGCATATTATTAGGACAGGGTACGGGGCTACATTCCCACAAAATGCCAGTACTTTTCTAGCCAAAAGCACCTATGTACCCTCACTCACACACCACGAGATTTCCGATTCCTTGCCATTCGATCCGCACTTACCCTGACGAATCTCCCATTTTCTCTTATCGACAGGCTTATCGAAACCTCACAGCAAAATCCTATCCTATCTCCCCTCTTATGGGGGTCTATTTGACACACAAATTGGGGGTATAGGATAGAGGATCGCCATGTGTAATAAGGCTTTGGGTAACAAGAATGTCCATGCCTCAATGAATCACCTATTATACCAGCAAAGCCCTATTGAATCCAATATCACCATTACATAGCTAATTTATACCCTTTTAAGCCTTAAAATAGCCATTTTTCACGTTTTTGGGCTTTTTTCGGCTTTTTTGAGCAAATTTAAGGCTTTTTTGCCCTTTTTTAGCCTATTTTCACCTATTTTTCACGTTTTTTTGCCTTTTTTGAGCGAATTTGAAACGTCTTATTCACGAAAACAGCCATTTTCGGCATTAAAACAGGCTATTTCACCCTTATTATCGAGGAAAGTAGCCCATTTTTACATCAATATAGCCCTATTTCAATCATCAGACTTCTTCAAAAGCTTCCCTAATGTCTCAACTTTAGCGTCCAGTTCCTTAGTTAGAGCCTTGAATTCTCTAAATTCTTTCACCGTCATATTATCGATATCTCTAACATCAATACTCTTTAAGTAGTTAGTTGCCTCTTCAATTAATTGCTGAGGAGTTTTAGTTGTCACGATCATCCCAACCCTTCTTCTTTTTTAATTCTATGAAAAGTAAATTCATCAACTTCTATCTCGTTGTATGTAAATTCAAAGCCATTTTCTTCAAGTATACCCTTTAATTGCTCGAAAGTCATCCCTTTGCTAATCAATGTATTGCAGAATCCTCTCAAAGCCATTAACCCTGCTTCTCTATCTTCTGTGTCTAAACTCATACACCAATCATGCTTTATCTGACCAATCACAATACTGGCAGACCTCAACTCTATGTCGCTCATCATATCTAACAGTCTCTCCTTTAGATGTAGTACTAATAGAATTGACAAAAAGCTAAAGGCGCAAACCCTTAGCTTAGTCTTCTATCTTTATATTCTTCTCTACTCTCTCACGAATATTGAAGTATAAATTGTCCATATCTGTCCTGTCAACTTTATCGCCTGTCTCCTTGAGCATTGCATCCATCTCATCGCTAATCATCATTCTAATTGTATCCCATTCTTCTCTCTTCATATTATCACCATCCTCTAGCTAGTTATCTTCACTTCTAAAGATAACATCATCATGTTTTCCAGCCAACACATCTTCATCCTTCATCTTGTACAGAGTTTGCACTTTTACAAAGTTATCAGTGTTGTTATGGATAACGTTGTACTTAGGCTTAAGTACTTCTATTAATGCTCTCTCATATTCTTTCCTTGCATCTTTATCTTCCAAGATACCCATGATATGTAGGTCAATCCTTACTACCTCATTCTTGAACTCAGATTTCCTTAGATGCTCTTTGATTCTTCTTTTAAGGTTATTGCTCTCCCCTATCCATAATGGGCGATAATCCTTTTTGTCATTCCCATAGAGTACATAAACTCCATGGGTGTCTTTTTCTATAGCTTCTATTAGAAAGCCATTAAGCATACATCGTTCAACAGTAATTCTCCTAACTACTTTGCTCATTACCTACCATCTTCCATACAGCTATTGTATATTGCCTTGGCTTGCTCTAACAGCATTTCATCTTGTTCTTCAGGAGTTATGCAATCAGAACAAATCCCTTCGTACTTCTTCTTGAGAAAATAATCACCAGTAATAGGCTTAACTATTGTGTAGACCTCTTTATTACATCTTGGACAATTAACCTTTTTAATATTGCTCATGATAACAAATCCCCTTCCCTACCTATGCTGAATCCTAATAGAAATAAATCATTACCATACTTCTCTTTCAGTTCTTGCATTTTGAAATTGACCATCATGACATCTGTTGCATCTATATCTTCTATGTAAATCTCTCTGTCAAAGGTATGAGTGAACTCTTCTGTGAATTCACCCATACTACCTACCAACTCTAGTTCGTAGAAAACCTTAATCTCTTCTCTTACCATTCACCATCGTCATCCTCATCATCAATAGTGTTTAATGATTTACCTGTCATGGTTACTTCGTCAATCCAGTCTAGGTCATCTGCGTCCAATGTAATCTTATTATTCGCATTATCTTCTTCGACAGAATCATTACTATCGTTGCTTGGAGAGACAACTGCTACTGTCTCTCCTCTAGTTACCATTAACAACTCGATACCCTCTTTATGCGCTGATACTAAAGTTGTCAAGAATGCACTAAGATTACCACCGTGTACCTTCTCAGCCATTGTTTCAGCATATTCCATTATGTCTTCTCTAAAGCTAATTGATTTAACTACACTCTTAAGTTTCTTAGTTTTCCTCGCCAAACTTAGCATCTCCTATTGCGTAAAACGCCTTTGCATTAGTGTAAACTTCGTCAATCTTAACTCCCTTATCTTTCTTGATATAAGGCTTGAATCGAAGCGACCCTCCACCCATCCAAGTTTTCTTGAATACAGAATCATAAGGGAAATCCACTCGAACTTCTTCGATGATTTGATTTAACCAGTACTCGAATCGCTGATCGAAATCGAAGTCAATCTTCTCTTCGTCATAAATGATACCATCATCTATAGCATCTTCAATTGTTGCAACTGTATAGTCGATAGATAATTCTTCTGCAACTTGCTGTACTAAGTAACTATAGAATTTCAACACTCCTAATGGGTAACTCTTATAGCTAACAAGTACACCTTTCTCAAAGTAACTCACATCGACAGTCAATCCACCAATGTCAATTACCAATTGAGTTTTTTCACTTATATCTTTCTTATGTAGTAACTTGATGCCAGCAGATTGCGGGAACACGATACAGTCGTTTATCTTAATCTTTCTCTCTCGCTTCTTATACATTATTACTTCTTCTCTTCCTTTTAGAGCCTCGATAAGCTTCTCTCTCTGACCATTGTAATAGCTAATTGGAAGACCTGTTACTAAGTTTACATTAATCTCATCTCTATCTTCGAACGCCTTTACGATCGCTGATAACACACACACATCAAACACTTCTGTATGAATCTTATTTCTCTTTGTTGTTCCAGTTCCATTTGATGCTCCTACTGTATAAGTCTTACCATCAAACCCAATTACAATATCATCTCTATTTACATCTATTGAACCTTTTTTAATAGTACTTCTAAATGAAAATGCATCATCCTTAGTACATACCTTTGTCATTGCATAGCCTACATCTAATCCTAATACCTCTACGTCAGTTGCTTTCGCTTTAGTCTTTCTAACCATAATCTTATTCCTCCTAAAGAATCTATGTTTTTCTCTATCTATTATTAAATTATCATAAACTTTAATAAAAGTCTAGCACTTTTAGCATATTTTTCATAGTTTTATAGAATTTATTATTAAAGTTTATTAAATTTTAATAATAAGTGTGTGAGTTAGCATGTAGCGCAGACACGTTTTATGCCTCTTGGTAGCTTATATGCTAACTCAAATTGACACATACCATGTAACGCAGACGGTTTGATAGGATGATAGGAGGTGTTATACAGGCGCAAATACGTATATTCCATGTAACGCAGAAGAAGTGCTAAGGAGATGGGAGGTTTCATAGAAGCGCAACTATTGAATTGCTATGAATCGCTACTATACATAGAGGTCAAATTGTGCCATAATATAGGCATAATATACTAATTAGGGGAGGTTCTTCATATGCCAGTAGAGGTAGACTTTGTACTTGCAAGTGATGCTTCTGAGAAGTTGGATGTAGCAGGGGGAACTCTTAGAAATTGGGCAGACCAGCTTGAAGAATTTGGTGTCCATTATACAAAGAGAAATAGCAGAAATGAAAGAATTTACTATGATAATGATTTAGAGATATTTGCCTTCATTAGAGACCTAAGAGCAGAGCACGGTAGAAGGACTACTAATAAAGAACTTGCTAGATTACTATTGGAAGATGGTAGGTTTAAATTGAGAAGCGAAGATGACTTAGGTGCTTTCAGAAAGCAAGCCACAAATAGAACAGCAGAACTTCTAGGTCAAGAAGATATCCAAAGACTTATGGAGAGTGAGAGAGTAAAGCAGTTCATGCAAATCATAGTAAAGGAAACAACTAAGAATATTCGTGATGAGATAATAAAAGAATTTGCAAGTGCTAAAGAAGAATTAGCTGTTGCCAGCGCAGAGATTGATAAGAAGATTTCAGAGTTAGACAAGAAGCTTGAACAAAGGGAAGAACAAAATACAAAGTTTATGGAACAAATGATGATAGAGATGAAAGAGAAGAAGAAAGAGGAGAGTCAACCTAAAGGATTCTTCGCCAAGTTATTTGGAAATTAAAAAAGAGTGGGGGAGTAATCCCCACTCAAAATCTGTTTACTACAATTGGAGTTCCTTCTACAGTAATGTAGATATAATGGATTCCATCCTCAAGAGAAGTCTCCATTGGCTTCGTAAACCACTCATAAGTCTTCGTTAATATTAATCGATCATCGTTAACTTCAACTTCAGTCAGGTAACGATACTTGCACACCTTGTTAGTATAGTCAGGTGTAACCAATACTTTCTTCTGATTAAACAATGTACCCACCATTACAAATTCACTTTTTCTCACTTTGCTCATCCTCATCATTTGTTAGTCCTAAAGCATCCATCCATGTCATATTGGGAGGGGTTGTGTATGCATGGTAATCCACCATGATTTCTCCTAACCCATCAATGCACATAATCGAATCATTAATAGCCTTAATCATATGCTTTCTCTTGACGCTCATTCTCTTGGATGCCCATACATCAGGGTCTAGGTCTATAGTAATTTCATAGATTGCTTGTTGTAATGCTCTATAACGTTTTTCTAATACTTCATATTCCAATGGTTCGTATTCCATAATTTCCTCCTATCAATACTTTTGCTTAACGTAACCTAATTCTAACAGGCTCAATATTTCCATCGCTATCCACAAAGATAGCTAGTTGAGAAGGGGCAGAACCAACACCTAATGTCTCTGAATAATCATCAGAACCCTTAATACTTCCACATCTCATTTCGAATCTATCCATACCAACTTCTAGAGACATGTAGTGATGGAAGTGACCATAGATAATTGCATCATAGTGAATCTTGTCATAAGAACCACGTTTATCTAATTTATGCTTATCATCTTTCTTCAATAAATCCCCATGCTCAAATCTAAAGTTTCTTCCATTAATATTAACCAATCGTGCATGGTAGGGGTGTGTATCTACATACATAAGGTTCTCGATGTTTGCATTCTCAATAAACACCTTAACTATTTCATTTACAACAACCATACCTGTATCGCCTGAAATGTTTGCATTCTTATCCTTGTTCAATCGATCGTGATTTCCTGCAAAGCCACGATAAGTTGTGAAGAAATTTCTAGATAACTGATAGAGTACCTCAATGATTAAACGACCACCTAAAGTCATTTGTGTGGTGACAGGGAATTCAGCATCATACGCCTGTGCCTCACGCATGTACGCATGCTCAAGCATGTCTCCACAGAATACAACGTCTACCCGATAAACTCTGCGTTCTCGTGCCATTTGAATAGCCTGACGAACAGTATTATCGATTCTACGCTTAGCAATTTCATAGTTATACTTATTGTCCTCAGTATCTACCATTGCGCCAATATGCCAATCTGACAATACCAAAATCATTCGTGATTTACTATGTTTAAAGATAGGCTCGAACGTATGATTTAAAACCTCGTCCCACTTAACATTGCTCAGGGTATTGTGTACAGCCTGACGCATTTCTTCTATAAATAATGAGCCATCGACAATGTCACGTTTACCTTTGTTAATTTCTCGTAGATACTTCTGAGCCTCACGTTTATGGAAGATAGATTCTCCAACAAGTTCCTTGTATGAATCAAGCTTACTTGTTACAACCTTATCTGCAAAAGTTTCAGAAGAGGGTAGTTCGCCAATAGAGCGCTGGTATCTAATGATTAGCTGGCGATAACTCTCATTAACATCGCTATCGTCAAAGCCTTCCTTAATCATCATCTTGCGGTGTTTCGCCCAAGAACAACGATAACTATTACTGTCTTTTTGCAACAAAACCTTGAGGTCTACAGCAGTTCTAAGGTGCTGTTCATCAACCTCTATTAATTCACCTTTACGATTTGTATATGTGTACATAATGTTTTAAATTTAAACTCCTTTATTTTGTTTTGTATTAAAGTCACTTACAGCTTGCTTAATCTTTCCTGCTAAATCCATGCCATCGTCAACTCTCAAATTCTCTTCGAACATAGTCCAAGCTTCAATTTGCTTGATATACCATTGGAGTCTTTTAAAGTCAGCCTTTTGAATAAGAGTGCTAATAAGTTCAGAATTTGAAGTTTCTCTAATCTTGTCAAGGTTAAAAGGGGTGATAGGGATGATGTATTCAATATCATCTTCATCGGGCTTTGATATAACGAAGAGGGTAAATGTCTTGTTATGTTGAGCCTCACGGATCGCCTTGACAAGCTGGGCGAATGCCTTGTTTATATCTTCAAGACCATTCTTGAATTCTAAGTTAATAAGATATCCTCCAGTTTCAGCAACTGCATCGATATCTGTAAATCGCTTTTTACCTCCAAGTAGACCTCTGTATTTTGCAAGGTCTCTTGCTCCTCTAAAGAAGTTCTCAAAGTCTTGGATTTGCGTCAGGTTATCGATATGAAAGTCCTGTCGCTTATTTAAATTCGTATCCAAGATAATGCAGTGCATATGACCATCCTTTGTAAAGATAGGGGAGGTAGATACTACGTTTCCGTTATCATCCTTAATTTCAACCGTATATCCCATTCTATGATTCTCCTTGTTAATACTTTTGTTTAAGGCTACGAAAACTAGTTTCTTCTATTATATAGAACCAGTGTATCATAGCCTTATTTTTATATCAATACTTTTGCTTAATAAGTTATTTTGTAGGATAGAAGTGATTCGCTTCAGTAGCGCCTCTAAACAATTCCTTCTTCATTTCGTCAGTAACTTTCTTGCCTAACAACTCTTGTACAAACAATCCTTCTTTTTGGATTTCAAAATCAGAATCGTAGAAGTACCAAGAAACAAATAACTTCTTACGTGGGCGAGAGCATGCAACATAGAATAATCTGCGTTCCTCTTCTTCATCGTTATTCATATTGTGAGGCATTAATTCCTCATTTGTATTGATAACAAATACATTATCCCATTCCAATCCTTTACTTGAATGCATTGTCACAACCTGTACAGCATCTTTGCCTTTTGACTTAGCTTGCTTGTCTTTGATAGTTCCAACGTGTGCAAGGAATGCTTTGATAGTAGGGAACTTAGATGCCATCTCACACAACTTCTCAACAGACTCAAGTTTCTCAGTAATTTGTGATGCACTTGTAGTTGTCTCATTAATGTAGTGTAAGTAGCGAGTGTTCTTAACCACATTTCGAAGGAAGCGACCAGCGTTCACGCCTGACTCTACTTGATATTTAAGGTCTGCGATGATTGCAATAAGAGGGTCAATGTTTCGCTTGTATTTCCACTCATTCATATGAGGTGTAATTCTGATTGCTCTTACTAAAGGAATATCACGATCAGAAGCGAATGTCTCTAACTCTTGTACAAAAGCTTTACTTAAGTATCTATTAGGTGTGTTGTAGATTCTGCGGAAACTAGCATCGTCATTTTCATCAACTGAAAGTCGAGCATAACTTAAGATATCTAGAATTTCCTTGCGGTCAAAGAATGACATCGCCTTAGACACATCGTAAGGAATATCTAACTCAGAAAAGACATCTTCAATTTGTGCTGTCATTGCATTTGTTCTAACTAGGATTGCAATCTCAGAAAGGGGAGAACCTTGTTCTTGAAGGTCTAACACCTTATTAGCAATGCTGTTAATTTGACCATACTCATCATTGTATAAAGTAAACTGAACTTTATCGCCTTCTTCGGCAACACTTTCAGATGGTTTGTACTGCTTATATTTTTCAATGGGGGAGTTTGCAATAATCTCATTCGAAAGCTTTACAATGTTCTGTGTGCTTCGGAAGTTCTTATTCAACTCAATCAATTTAGTATTAGGGAACTCATCTTTAAAGTTAAGGATATTCTCAACTCGTGCGTTGATAAACTTGTAGATAGACTGTCTGAAATCACCAACAACAAATACATTCTCCATGTTAATCATCTTGATAATTCCCAAAACTACAAGTGAAGTATCTTGAAACTCATCAATCATTACATATCGATATTGCTGTTGTAATCGTGTTCTGAAAGCCTCGTCACTATTTAACTTTTCATACATCATGAGCAACATATCGTCAAAGTCAATTTGCTTAGAAAGAGCCTTTTGTTCCTCATACTTTACATAAGCTTCTTGTAATGCGCTTCGTGTAACCATATCTACGTAGGCAGTGTCCTCGTTGATAATCACATCGTCTGTTGGTTTAACAAAGTTGGATTTTTGATAAGAGATGAAAGAAGCTAACTCACCAGCTTTGCATCCTAGGTTTAAACCATTTGGATTCTTCTTGCTGTCGTGCTCTTTACACATATCATTGTATAAGCCAAACTTCCACCAATCAGGCATAATCTTTAGCTTAGCAAAGCTAGGGTCTAACGCCTTTAGCAGTCGATAAAAGATAGAGTGAGTAGTTCCCATTGCAATCTTGTTTGTATTGTCTTTACCAATCATCTTCGCTAAACGCTTCTTCATTTCCTCAGAAGCTTTCTTAGTGAAAGTGATCGCTAGTATATTATAAGGATTGATATTCTTTTCTTGTACCATGTATGCGATGCGTGTAGTAAAGGCACTTGTCTTACCTGAGCCAGCACTGGCAATACAAGACACATTCCCTTCAACTGTTTTCACTGCATCTAGTTGTTCTTGTGTTAATTTCATAATAAATTTGCCTCCTATTTTCCCTCGTTGAATTCAATACTAAAGCAAAAGTATTAACATGTCAACAACATTTATTCGGGAATATAGAAAGTTTTTAAAAAATGCGTATTATTTCCTTGCGCATGTGCATATTAGTTAGGGAAGGGGAGTGGACGTTTTACTGACAAGCTTCCGTCCATATCTCCACACCTAACCAAAAGGTTCAGATTATCCTGTAACCAACTCTTTAGCTTTTTAATGTATTTGCTCGACCACGTAAATTAAGTTTCACAGCTAGGCTCGTGAGAGGCGAGAGGGGTATGTTTGCATCCATACTTACTCTCAATCCTCCAGCCAGTTGTAAAATGGAATTGTCTGTTTAAATTCATGCGTAGATAACTGGTTCTCGATTTGCGCTTTAGTACGTCTTGCTTTTTCTTCTTTGATTGCAGATTTAGCCTCTTCTTTAATTCTACGTTTTTCTAGGTCATCAATCTTGTTCGTTAGAGATGTAACTAAATAGTCTCGGAACTTACCTTCGCCAATCTTACCTTGCTTATACTTGTCCATTACTTTCCGAAGAACAGATTTAAAGCTTCTGTCTGTTAGTTCGTCCTTAGTAGCTTCTCGTAAACAATTAATAATTTCATTCAACTCTTCTTCGTTATGTACTGCCGAACTCTCAGTTCGCTTATCATCATCTATATCTTTATTATTAT